GGAAGATACATCAAAGAATGTTGAAGATTGTAGAGGATGTGAAGAAATATAGTAGCATGCTCTCAACCGTCGAACCTTACTTTGAGAGTGAAGAGGTCCAACGACAACGAATTCTAGAATTGGTTCAAGAGGGATTCGACCTCTTGTTGGAAGCTATTAACATCCGCGCGGACATCGACTATACAAACTCGATTACCTGGGTTTCGGTTAATGGACAGCATTTCCGAGTCGCAGCATTATTAGGCATTCGGAAAACGCTAAAACGAAAACGTTTTAAACAGGAGGAGGGTAAAACAAATTGTCAATTACCTCGATCAGGAGGTACAAAAACTCAGAAAATATTCGGAGCCGCTCATCTGTATGAGATGATAATTGAGGCAATGTGTGTTGATGATTCACTTGCTTCAGTTGCAGGAAACGGCGCTGAAATCGTGAAGTTCTACGATGAAAGAAAGAAAAGATCTCTGTTAGATGAGTGGTCTGATTTGATCAATCAGATCGACGATATATTGTTCGACATCAATTCCACCACGGAATTGCTCACCCCTCCAATCCCCGAAGAACTCTAGCAACATGCTGGTAATATGGTAGAATCTGGATTTGAGATCCGCCTATATATTACCCTAAGTTTTTGGCAACCCAGCAACGGTAAACTGTGAAAACAATGCGACCAGGGCGGTAACTGTCAAGTTACTGTTAAGTATCTAATCATATCACATGGTTCAAGTGCTTGGTTTTGTCGCAAACCGCCACAACACTTCCGGACGTTGCTGGGTTACCAAATTTCCGCCTAGTCCAAGTCGCTTAATGCGGCTTGGGTATCCCACCTTTTAATGAAGATTTTTTGTAAGGAGGAATTTTGTGATTAAGTTTGAGAAAAGCACTACAAAAGAGTGGTTAGTTTCTTTAGGAGATAAAGAGATTCTGCGACTCAATTTAACCTCTTCATCTATCACAAACAAATTTCATATTGTTTCTAGTTTTATTGAGAGGGTTTCTGGTTCTTGCGGAAAAGAATTTGACAAATGGTTTGTTTCTTTAATTCGTGATTATGTGGAGAATAAAGAACATAGATATCCAACCCTTCTTAAAAACGTGAGACAATTAAAGGAATTTGTTGATAGTTATGTTGACAATTCTGGAATTGATTTTAGCCAATTTGTTGATGAAAGTAAAGCTAAAAAGAATTCCATTTTATTTACAGCTGACGAAATTGAGATGATCACAAGATTATCAGGATATCTCAAAGTCTATGCAATTTTCTCCAACTCGGATAACTTAAAATTGAGTCAGAGATTACACAAAAAAGTGTATAATAAAATTGCAAAAGAAATTATGGAAACAGATATCATATTTAAGATCTTCAATGTTATCAAGACGAAGACCTTTAAGTATAATATTACGGACAAATATATGTGGGATTACATTAAGATGATTCAATGTAAAACCATTGATGTTCACGTTATCGAGATATTCAACTTTATTATGAACTCTATTCTGATTCTTTGTGAAGAAGACAAGAATCCTATTACATACTTTGTTGGTGTGGTTGAGGAAAGTGTTAAATGGTTCTTGAGGTCAGTTTACAAAGGGTCAATTATTTACGACGACTCAATTTCAACCGAAGATATACATGGACTCAATATAAATAATCTAAAAACATATTCGTACAATGACACACTTGGTAGGTTAAAGGGAATAGCATACGAGCAAATATATGAACAATTAGAACGAGCTTCAATTTTGACTTTCGATCAGGAGCCTGATGACAAACTCATTATCTCCTTTCAAAGTCGGGTAAGCACAATTGAATATGTTTCACCTTTGTGTGAATGCTTTGTGTTTCCCATATTATCTAGAATTACGGCAATACCCTATACACATTTCAGAACTTTGTCGCCTGAACATGCGGCAGTTTTATCTGTTTATACAATGGGTCTGTTGAAGAGAATTTTTCGGGGAGATTATAAACATTTGATTTCTCTTCTTGGATATTACCCAACGTCACAACCTGCTATTGCAACTAGTTACACAGTCAAGAAAGTCCATGAGTATATCAGTGTGAGCAATAAACAAAAGAACTTTTTTGGGTTCAATACAAAAATTCTGCCTCATAAAATTTTGAGTTATTTTGTTGGTAGAATATCCAGAATAAACTTTTGTCATGTTGTTGATGGTTCAAAATTGTCAGGTATACCATTGTCAAAAGTTGAGCTTGATATGATCAGATTTTACTCTCTTTTCTTTGCTGGAAAACTGGATAGCGAGATCAGAAACATAGCTAGACAGATGGATGCTGACTTCTGAAAGGACGTCCACTCTCGAAAGGGGGTGGACGTTTTCCGTCATTTTTTGTTCGGAGATTAGAACAAATAATAAATACATTACGTTTACAGGGAGAAAATTGCTATGACAACTAAGCTAGAAGAAAGCTTTCAAATCCTGGACGAGTTACTCAGAAAGGCTTATAAACTCATAAGTCCTCTTGATATGCACTCAGATCTCAAATGGTATCTTGATCGAGATATGAGAAAGGCTCAACAAGAAAAACATCCAAAATGCTTTATCAATATGACAAATCCTATTGGTCGTGATATTCCTTTTCCAATTTGTAACGTGTCGGGGATTGCCGATCCACAAATGGTTGACTTTTCATTGAAACTCGCTCAGAGATTGAAAAATGAACCTGAAATTGATGCCGATAAAATTGATCTCACGTTAGGGCAGTTGAGACGTATCAAGGCTCGTTTGGTTAAGAGTATACCAACCCCAGCTCCAGAAGCAGCAAGAAAAGCTAACGTCACAAAAGATTTTAATGCTATGTCTAGTTATTTAAAAGGTCTTAAATAATGATTCGATTCCTGAATATGGATGAGTTTACGAAGAAACTCAAACCTGTTACAACAACTGAATATTTTACTAGAGCAGGCGAGTTCCATGTTGGTGGTCTGTTTTCTGAATCAATTTTCGGAATCACAGATAAAGAAAGAAGAAGCACATTTTCGTATATTGATTTGCATGCGAAAATCATCCATCCGGAGGCATTAAAAATTCTGATACGCCTCAATGGTAAAATAGTCAAGTTTATTTCAACAGAGAAGAATTTTAGTCTAGATGCTAGTGGCGCGCTAGTAGAGGATGAAAATGGTGTAACAGGTATTGCAGCATTTATTAAAATGTTTCCAAAAATCAAATTCAGGGAAGAAACAACAGACCGCACAAAACTAAATAAAGTCATTCAAAATGCATATAAAACAGGAACACTCTTTTTAAGTAGATTGCCTGTCATACCACCAGAGCATAGACCAGCATATAAAGATGAAGATGACCAATGGACTATTGATACCATGAATGATGTCTATATGGACATTATGAGAAAAGCTCTACAAGTGAGAAGTGCATCTGGTTCTGGTCCACTTTTTGATATTTTAAACTATTCTTTACAAACCGCAATTGTTGAACACCATAAGTATATTCATACTAAGGTTGCTAAAAAACAAGGTATTATTAGGAGTCAACTCCTTTCTAAACGTGTAGACTTTAGCGGTAGAGCGGTTATTACACCAGGTCCTGACCTCAAGGTTAATGAAATTGGTGTTCCGTTTAGAATGGCTGTGGGACTGTTTGAGCCGTTTATTTTACACCAGTTATTATATGCTGGTCGAATTGATAAGGAAATGTTATCTAATGAGATTAAAGCATTTAACGAGCTTGAACTATCTGTGGACAGTGTTCGTAAAGTATTAAAAGCAATTAAATCTGGTGATAAAATACCAGACACACTGTATAAGATATTTTATGAAGCTACAGAAGTAGCTATGATGGATAGAGTTGTTTTAGCTAAACGTGACCCGGCATTACAAGCTGAATCTGTGCGAGCATATAAACCTGTCTTGATTACAGGCAATACAATTCAAATGTGTACAATGCAGGTTGGCGGACATAATGCAGACTTTGATGGTGATGCAATGGCGTTATATCATCCATTAACAGATGAAGCACAAGAGGAAGCCAAGGCAAAAATGCTCAGAGCAGAATCCGGTTCATCATCAACTGCAATCACATTTTCTTTGTCTAAAGAAATGATGGTTGGATTATATTCAATCACAAAAGATGTTAAACCAAAAAATTCTCCAAAAGAGGTTTCTCCAGAAGATTTGGAAAAAGCAACCGACCCATATATCGCTGTCAAATTTCGTGGTGTTAATACGACCATGGGAAAAGCATTGTTTAATAGTTGTCTTCCAAGGAATTACCCGTTTGTGAATCAGAGAGCAACAAAAAAGGTTGCAAATAGTATCATTTCCAAAATGGTTGATACATATGGGGGAGAGATTGCAAGAGAGAGTATATCTCGTATGGAGAAACTCGGATTTAAATTTGCAACAATTATGGGGTCGAGTATTACGCTGGATGATTTTGAAGTACCTGCAAAGGTCTACCAACTAAAGAAACAATTAAAAGGCAAAGATACAGATGAGGCTATGGCGATATTAGAACAAATGTATACTATTGTCAAGAAAAAGCTTGAAGATTCTGGTTTATACGATCTTACAGAATCAGGATCAACAAAAGGTTGGGGTCAGCCTATGCAGATTCTGGTTGCAAAAGGTATCATTGCAGACTCAGAAGGAAATATCCTCCCTGTTATTTCCGCATCGTTTGCAGATGGTTTAAGTCCAACCGAGTATTTTAACTCCTCAACAGGAGCTAGAAAAGGAATTATTGACCGAGTTATCAATACTGCGACTACAGGTTATATGTCCAGAAAACTAGCATTTGTATTGAATAATTTAGAAGCCCATACACATCTCAGAGACTGTGGAACAAAGAAAACCGTTTCATTAAAATTGACAAAAGATATCATTAGTAGATTGAGCGGTCGATTTCATATTTATAGAGGTAAAGTAACAGAATTTGACCCAGAGAAATTCAAGCCTGGTGATGTGATTCAATTAAGAAGTCCAATCTATTGTCGTAGCAGAAAATTATGTCTTACTTGCTATGGTAGACTCTTACAACGACATCGGACACCATATGTAGGAGTACTGGCCGCGCAGGTCATTGGTGAGAAGGGCACACAGTTAATCATGCGCACCTTCCACACAGGCGGAGCTGTCACAATCAAACAAAAGGATATGCTCCAAGACATTATTAATAATGATCCAATTGCTGATTTAGATATGTCCACTCTTAAGAAATATATTGTACAAGAGGGTGGATCTCTTGTCTGTAAAAAAGGTTGTGAATTACTAATTGATCTAATGGATTATACTGAAAGCAAAAATATTGAAATAAAAGAGGATAGTATTTGGTTGAGTGGTCTATCCTCAAGAATCGAATTTGAAGACAAAATGTTCAATATGGTTCTGGACTATCCTGTTGATATCAAAAAACAAGAATTCGAGCTTATAAAGAAAAAGTCAATTAATTGCCGTTATATTCCCGGAAGTGTTATTTTAGAAATTCCTCTTGAAGCTTTGGAATTAAAAGAGCAAGCATTATACGTGGAACGTTTGCTTGCAGGCAAAGAAGTATTCAAAAGTGTTGACCATCTCATTTTGAAACTTGTCCGTGTTTATGCTGAAATTGGAGCAGATATGGATATGGTTCATTTGGAATGCTTGCTAAGTAATTGTATTCGAGATAAAAATAACTTGAGTATACCAGCTAGATTAGGAAATACTTGGGATCCTGTTCTTGTCAATATTAAAAAGGTCGTATTTTCTAGCGGTTTCCTACAAGGTCTTGCTTTTGAAAATATTGGAGAGGCAATCCGTAATGGTTTAATTTCCGAGGAAGAGGTAGAACCAAGCATTCTAGAGAAAGTTCTTACAGGAACATTGGTTGAGGAAAAGAAATAATGATTCAATTTAAAGGGTTACGACAATACACACATCTAGTCAAAGGGATACGTTTCCCGCAAAAGGCAGCAGAACCATTTGTCATTGTCTATTTTTCTGAGAATTCTTTGTTGGTTGATGATTATCCACATCTCGGAATTAGATCTATTGATGCTCGTTATGTTGTTGTACCCAGAACGAAGGTTCCAAGGACATGGTTAGCTCCAGATACAAAAAAGCTATATCGAACATACGGGTTATACGCCTATAATGAAAACCAGAAAGTCCCGATTGGACAAAATATCTTCTACGATGTGACAAAATATATGTCCGCTATTGATACTACATATAAAGTCTCAAATTATAGACAAAGAGCTGGTTTTCTTTTAATGAATATGCTCCAAAGAGCATTTGATAGATATCCCCCTCATTACCAAAAAGTATTGATGTATTCTGTTAATATCTCAAAGGAAATGCCGTCTCTACTTAATCGTAAAATATTCCCCGTTTTGAGAAAACTCAAAGATATGGAATTTTCTTTTGATCATATGATTTTGACCTTAGTTGGAGAGAATGGGTCACGTCATAGACTTCTTATCAAAGACAGAGAATTTCAATTCACAAGAGTGTATCAAATTCTCAAATCCATTAAGCTCCGTCACGTTGAGGCAGAAGTAGAAATGGAAGTTGGTGAGACAACAAAAGAAGTAATGGATGAAATTGGTGACCAGGTTACTCCTGCTAATAAGGCGGCGATTCGAGGTGCGATAGCCGATTACATGGAGGTTTCACCCAAAAAACGGGATGAAATCGCGTCGAAGGCGGCTAGTAGTGATGATATTAAAAGAGTTGCAATTGCTGCTATCCTTACAAAAGGGAATGGTGATCCTCAAAAATCCACAGCAATGGCAAGAGCAATTGCACCAAAAAATTTAGGTAAAGCTCTCATTGCAGTTGACAAAAACTATGCTGATGAAATGTTAAAACCAGAGGAACCGGTTTCATCAACTGACGAAGTTTTTGTTGCTACAAGTAACCCATCTAAAGCTGTCGATAAAAAGACGCCAGAACACCTTTTTCAGAAAAGACAAGTTGACTTCCAAAAGAATCTTAAAAAGGATTTGAAAAATTCATTCAAGGTTTTGGAATCAAAAGAACAGCCGTTATTTGTTAAGAAAGTTGAAGTTATTAAGAAAGCTCATGCAAAGGGAGAGCTTAATAAATCTGACATTGAAACAGCTCAAATAACTCTAAATGATAAAGACGGAAAGCCTCACGTAGTCCAAATTGACATACCGAAAATTGATCCAAATACAGGCACGTTTAGAGTTTATGGTAAAAAGAAGTGTCTTATTAATCAACTTGTGTTATGTCCGATTACATTTCCAGCTCCCTATGAGTCTCGTTTTGAGAGTTCATATTCCAAGTTCAGAATTCATAGTAAGCGGACAAAACGTTTAAAGTATCTTGAAGCCTACTTTGGTTCATATAAGTTGCCTCTATCGATTATCTCATTTTACAGTTTTGGTTTTGAGCAAATATTGAAAGATTATGGATTGGGTTATGAAATTACAGACACCAAACCAAAGAAAGGTGAAAAATTCATCTTCAATATTGGACAATCATATATCAGATTTACCAAGGTAGATACTGAACTAAAAGAGGAGTTTTGCGACTCCTTTGGTAAAGCCAAAGTTCACACATATGATATAAAAGAGAAATTTGGTACGAAAGAATATTTTGACAGTCTGCTTGTTGCCATGACAGGCAGAGTAAACACTACTTGGTTAATTAATAATATGTTGGAAAATATGGTTGATCCTGTTGCAAAGCAAGTATTAGTCAATAAACAATTACCCTCAAACTTGAAAGATATTATGTATTATATGGCAACAAAGGTAATTGAGGGATTTGTCCAAGATAGAAATGATTTAACCAACCAAAGAATCAGAGGTTCTGAAACTATTGTCCATTTGGTTCAAAAGCAAGTACAGGCAGCACATACAGATTATAGAGAACAAAGATTAGCTGGTAATGAGGATGCTGAATTTAAAATTAACCAAAAGAAAGTTCTTCTTGACTTTAACCAATTAGAAATTGTTCAAGATATGGAATATTCCAACCCAATAGAAGAGATGTCTACGATGACAAGGACATCGCCCGTTGGAAAGAATGTTGGAGGCATTCCAGATAAGAGAGCAATCCAAACTAATGCTCGAAGTGTTCATAATAGTTATTTTGGAAATATTGACCCTCTTGATACACCAGAAGGTGGAAATATTGGTATTGTACAACACTTGACTGTAAACGCTTTTGTGACTTCTGCGAGGGGATTATTTCTACCAAAAGAATTTTCAGATAAAGAGGGATCAGGAGTATTGTCCACAACTACAACCCTCACTCCATTTGTTGAGAATAATGATGGAGCAAGGGTTATCATGCTTTCAGCACAACAAAAACAGGTTGTTCCTTTAAAGGATCCAGAACCTCCTGTAGTTCAATCTGGTTATGAATCATTACTGACAAATGTGTTATCGGAGAATTTCGTTAAAAAGAGTCCGTGTGCGGGCAAAGTGACCGCTGTTACTGGAGATAATATTACAATTCAGTGTTCAAAAGGTGGAAAACAAAACATTTCAATAATTCCTGTCCATTTAAGATCTGGATCTGGTAAAGATACGTTAAGTGTTTTTCAATCCAAAGTAAAAGTTGGTCAAACAGTTAAAACCAATCAAATCTTGGCTGAGGGTAGTTGTGTGGCTGATGGCAGTATTGCTCTTGGGCGAACATTATTAGTAGCCGTTATGCCTTACAAAGGTTATAACTTTGAGGATAGTATTGCTATTAGTGATCGTTTAGTGCGTGACGACACCCTGACTTCTTTGCATGGGATTTTTGAAGAAGTATTAATTTCTGAAAAAGATCGACTGCTGTTTATCAGTCAAATTGGTGAGAAGGTTGAAAAAGGTCAACCAATTTTACGTAAGACAATGGGCGAACTGGAGGAATTACTTGGTATAGATGAGGATGAAGAAGGTGTTGATTATGCTGGCGGACAAATGATCAAAAAGAGTCCAGGTGGCACAATTGTTGATATTGAGGTCTTCTCAAATACTGCAGATGATAAATTTCCAGAGCTGACAAAACTAATTCGAAGAACCAGACGTATTCATGGTTTATCAGCTAAAGATAAAGTTACTGTTCGAGGAACACCAATAAAAGGTGTGTTGGTCAGATTTAAAATTGAGCAAGAATTGAGAATTGGTATTGGAGACAAGCTTACTAATAGATTTGGAGCAAAGGGCACTATTGGTCTAATTGAAAAAGAAGAATTGATGCCAAGAACTCCGTGGGGCGACCGAGTTGATATTGTAGTAAATCCTATTGGTATTATTGGTCGTATGAATGTTGGACAGTTGCTTGAACTATATACAGGTTTGATTTCTAAAGAATTGGGCAACAAAGTTTTAAAAATGAAAACAAAAGCTCAAGTACTTACTCTTTTTAGAAAAGTATTTCCAAGATTAGATGGAAGCCCAAAACAAGATTTTAGTGGAACATTTCTGACAAATTTTGCAAAATTGTCTGATGCCAAATTTAAGGCTTTTATGAAGCAGGTTCAGGCTTCTGGTTTTGTTCCTGTTATGGTGCCACCATTTAAATCACCTTCACACCAAAATATATATGAAGTGATAAAATTTCTTGGATTAAAAACGGGATACAAACTTACATTACCAGAATATAATACAAAAACAAAGAAACCTGTTCCTGTTGGATATATGTATATCAATAAACTTGAACATATCAGTGAAGAGAAAACTCATGCTCGATCCACAGGACCTGTTACTGGTAAAACAAAACAACCAACATCAGGTAAAAGGCGAGAAGGTGGTCAGAGATTGGGTGAAATGGACACATACGCATTTATATCTTATAACTGCCCAACCCTGCTATCGGAGTTAATGGGTCCATTGTCAGATGATCATGTGACAAAAAATGAGATTATTGCTGATATTGTCCAAAAGGGCAATGCTGAATTTCGTATTGCTAAAGGATCACCAGCTAGAGATTTGCTCTCAAGTTATATGACAGCATTAATTCTTTCAAAGTAAGGAGATATCATGTCTGAAGAAAGTTTGAAAGCTTTATTAGGAACTGTCGAAGAGCCAGAAAGCGAAGAATACGATGAAATATATCCAGACGAAATAGCTTTTAAACGATATGATTTTATTGATTTGATTAACTCAGTAGGTACTCCTGACTTCAAAGCTCATTATCAAAATATCTTAAATAATGATTATAATATTGACGACAGAAGAGAACTTGCTCGTGATCTGGTAGACAAAGTTGAAGAAGTATACGAGATTGAGTTACATCTTCCTGAGGTTCCGACACCGAATGAAATCGCATCTATTTTTAAATTTGTAAAATTCATAGAGTATGAATATGTTGATTTCATTGCCGATGTTTGGAAATTTATGAATATCGACTTGCGGTCTGATATCCGAGATTTTTGCTTGTCAAATGCAGATAGAATCTTGTTGGTAATTGATGAACAGATTGAATCCCACTTTTTACCTCAGATAATTTCAGATTTTTTGAGAACATATAATAAAGACAATATGATTAGTTTGTTTGTAAATCTTACGGAAAAGTCGAAAATGATGATCGAAGCGAAGATCAGAGAGGGGGAATTAAAGAATGGATCTTTCAGTGACTAGAGTATCAAAAAAGAATGACAAGAAGTTACCAAAGAAGGAACAGGTCCCAGATAAAACAATTACGATCAAAAAACACACAATTTTACTTACAATAAACAGGTCAGATTTGGTTGAAGTCAAAGAGACAGGAGATGGAATGGTTTTTAATCTGCAAGGAAATCTTCACATGACTTTGACAGATCCGAGAATGCCTTTGGAAGCAAAAAGATCGATTGCAGTAGCATTGAATACTTTTAAGACAACAGATTTGGTCGTTGACCTATTGAATTATGTCAAACCGGTTCGGGCTATTGCTGAATAATTTTTATTTTTAATAAACAAAACTATATATATAATTTACTAGAGAAGTGATTTGTCAAGTTTTATTCAAGTAAAAAACAAGTAATAATCAATTAACACTCAATTTTTTCTTCATCAGGAAAAGAGTGTCTTTCTTTTCCTCCGTCAAAATTGAGTTATAAGTATCCTACGTTATCATACAATATTATCCGACTCGAGATTTATTAGTATCAAAGTTATTGTTAGCAAAGCACTGAAAAATGTGCGCTGACATTCTTGTTACTAATAAATCTTGGGTCGGATTTGGGATGATAGGGTTTTTGTTTGTTTTGTTGAATTTTTAGTGAAGGAGGTGGGTTGATGAAACTGACTAGTGTTGAGATGTTTGTCGAACGATTAGAGTGCGACGTTTATCCAATAACAATTATGAAATACCTGCTTAATCGAAGAAGAATTTTATCATACTTCTCCAAAGTTGCGAATCCTAAATTTAAAGCAGGTGGAACGAAATACTCGATAAGCGCTGATGGTTGTAAAGTTTGTGAAGCTAAGAAAGGCAAGTTTCAATTCTGTCGTCAACATACGTCAATTACAAGAGTTATGAACGCAGATAATGTGGCTTTCGATCTTGACACACAAACTTACATGTACAAGAATGAAATCTTCCGTAACGTGGATGGAAAATTAGTGATTTTCTATTGTCCTCATCCAAAACTCATAAATGGAAGATATACAAATTCTAAAGTCAGACGGGTCAACATCACAACGGTAGATGATCCTGAATTTACAGGACTACCAGAGTTCAAGACAGTATTTAAATTTGTCTCAAGTGAATTAATGGGACAAAACATGAAATGTTGGTTTAGTGACGAGTTTTCAATCGTAACATTACCAGAAAGTTCCAGTTATTGTAACTGGTGTTTAATTCCAAATCGTTAGGAGGAAGTACATTATGAGTTACGAAGACTATGCAGGACTGTATGCGACAGGACACGAAAGTAAAGAACCGATTAAACCCGAAGATGAATTCTTTCATAGTGTATATATCGCTGGAGTTCAAAGAAAAAATCACGTCGGGATTGAGGAGCAAATCGGAAAATTACAAGTCCGTGGTGTCGAGTACAATAAAGGCACAGTGTGTATGATCATTACACATACCAAGCAAGTTCTCGCAAAAATTGCTAGGAACCAGCAGGGTAAAGAAACGGTAGAGTGTTTTAGTTATCAAGAAGGTGGACCGCCTTGGAAGGGTACATCTGGACGTCAATGCGGAATAAATTCTGCAGAAAGAGCGGCTGTGGATTTCTGTAATGCATGCCGCGCTCAAATGATTGTGGCTGGTATTCTCTGTGATGAGAGTGGCAAACCCGCACTCACAGAGGAAAATAAACCGACTTTCATCTTCGTCAGGGGGAAGGGGATGAAATATTCGGGAGTAGCTGAATATCTGAACGAGATGAGTAAGTTGGAATTGGAACCATTATTCGAACCACCGACAGAAGAGAGTAAGAAATTCGAAAAAGCAGTTGTGAATAACAAGCGCCATGTGACATGTATTACCGTGGGTCAGGCGAATTCCCAGTATGGGGTAAAGAATGTGTTTGAACTTGCGAAGGGAGCCGCCATTCCCAAGCAAAATGTGATGGAAATACTGAAAATAGCGAAACAGACGCTAGAGAAGTTCAACGAAAAAATGGATTGGTCAAAGGGCGCAGCCGGAAGTGGTTATGGACAGGCTGCAGCCCCTGAGGGTTCACAAATCCCTGATAACCAACCGACTGAACAAGCAAATACTGGAGGACAAAGTGAAGCTCCCACACAGGAGACGCAGGAGAAGAAGCAGGAGCCTGCTGCTCAATCCCAGGAAGCTCCGTTCTCATTTGAGGACTTGAGCTTCTAGATTACCTCCTCCCAAAGAGGGGACTTCGGTCCCCTCTTATATTTAAATACGAATATTGAATTACTAAGGGGTGAGATATGAAATGCCCATGTGATGACTGTTTAGTTACGTTACCATGTCGTGAAATGTGTGAAAACGCAAAACCATATTTTGAAAGTTTAACCACAAAGGTAGATGATTTTGACTGGACCGCATATTATGAACGAAGGAAAAGAATCCTAAAACGAATTGTAGAAAAACATACTGGTGAAGATGTAGAGACGGCACGAAAACTAGTCAGTATGGAATATTTATCCGTGGCGGACATAGAGAAAACGCCAGTAAAGAAGAAACGGAAAAAGGAGATCAAAGATGCCGAGCGAGGAAGAACAGGTACAGGAACAAAAATATTACGAAAGGTTAAACATTTCTGTTCTAAGTATTTCAAAAATCAAGGAGTTGCTTAAAGCAGATATTAAAAACACAATCAATACGTGGAAACAAGGACGAAACGTACAAAGACAATGCTTCAGAATTGTAGGACCGGCTGGTGTTGGCAAGACTGAAATAACAAATCAGATCACAAATGAATTATCTGAAGAACTGGGAGTTCATTTTCAAATGATTATGGTAAAAGCTCCTGTTCTTTCCCGAGACGATTTTATCATTCCGTTTCCAATCATCAATAATGGAGACACATCTTTTAAGATGTTGTATTCTGATTTTGTCCCTAAAGACAAAGAGAGTTATGGAATATTTGTCATTGATGAATGTTCTAGAGGCGATCATGCCCTGCAGCAGTTGCTCTGGCAGGTGCAAAACGAATATAAAGTTCATTTGTTGGATTTTCCAACTCATTGGTTTGTGATATCCATTGACAATCCAGATGATTCTGAATATCAAATGGATACAATGGAGGATGCAGCAGGTCTAAGACGTCAATTGCATCTATACGTTGAGGTAAATGCAAATGATTTCTTGAAGTATGCAATTGAGCAAAAATTCCATGAAGTTATCATTGAGTTTATTCAGACTCATCCTGATTTTCTTTATGACTGGGATTCTCAGAAACTCGGTGCCGTTTATGCAAACCCAGCGAGTTATGAGAAATTATCCGACCACCTCTGGAAATTTCAATTGAACGGTGGTATTGAGAAACATATGGCTGAAATTGAGGCATTAGCTTCTGGATTGTTAAACGTCTCTATGACTTCGAAATTTATGGAGTTTCTTAGAGAAGGTAAGGGAATTAATCCCAAAGATATCTTCTATGATTATGTCAAAGTGAGACCAAAGATTCTCGCTATGAAGAAAGAGAATGATAACGCATCTCTTGGAGAGGTGATGATGTCATTCTTAACTTTTATGACGACGTCTCGACCGGACTATACGAACAAAGAGAAGAAAAATGTTGCTCAGTTTCTGGTTGACCTGCCTATTGATACAGCGGCGATTTATGTTACCGATATTGATAGTCTGGATCGCAAAACTCCAGAATTTAAATATGTTACAAAGCTTCATTCAGCAATGTTGAAAATACCCGAATATAAGATCATGTTTTATGAAGCTATTGTCAAAACAGGTCGTGATGAAGAGGGAGAATAATAATGGATCAAAGCGAACGCCTCAAAAAACAGATAGCAAAAATGGCATTACGACATAGCTATTGGGGTTATCTATTTGGTAGGATTCGTCGCATTGCTTCAGATACTCTTCCATCTATAATGGGGGTTGGACCAGAACGAGATGGTACCATTTCCCTGATATTTAATCCAGCATTGATGAAAGAAACAGATGATTTAGTTATAGAGAAAATTCTTGAACATGAAGGAATGCATGTGTTGAATAAACATGTGTCCAGATTATTGAGAATACTCTCAAACGAGGTCTCGAAAGAAATTAAATTTGTCAAGGCTAGGATTTGGAATACTGCAGCTGATTGTGCTGTTAATCCTATCATAGAAATGCCAAGGGAAGTAACGATAGCCGGAAAACCATGGGCGGGTTGTTTTCCTGACATTTATGATATGGAAGATGGTAAGTCGACCGAGCATTATTATCATCACCTGTTAGATGAAGTCAGAGATCAAATGAAACAGATGGGTGGTGAAATGCAGTTTGGTGGTGCTGGTGAAGACTATGATGCGGTGGACGATCATGGGTCTTGGGGGAAAGCAATCTCTCAGGTTGCTGATGTGAGCTCCTTATCACGAAAGATTGACGGTTATGTCGAAGAAATCATCAAAGATTCTTTGAAGAATTTTCGAAAGAAGCGAGGTGAGCTACCGGGATTTGTCAAGGAACTGATAGATAAGGCGCTCACTCCCCCAAAAGTTCCATATTATCAAGTAATTAGAAAACTGGTGAGAGGTTCAAGATTAAGTAAATTCAAGAGATCTTTTACCAGGATTAATCGTAAACGGACTTACGTGTTTGCAATCGGAGAACAAAATCTCCCTCAGATCTCGCCGTTTCCAGGTCGGACTCGAGACTTCTCATTCAACATTGTGGTCTTGATTGATACCTCAGGTAGTATGTCGCCTGACGATATTAAAGAAGGTTTAAAAGGAATCAAGAACATAATTGAAAATGATCGTCATTGTAAGACGACGGTTATTGAGAATGACACAAAGATTCAAAAAGAATACGAGTGTAAGAAGGTTCGGGATATTGATTTTGAGGTTAAAGGTCGAGGCGGAACAACTTTGTTTCCGGGTCTTGAGCGAGCACGTGAGTTAAAACCGGATGTTGTGTTAGCATTCACAGATGGTGGTTGTGATAATATTAACGGAATTTCGAGACAATTGCTTCCTAAGAAAATTATATGGGTCATTCAGAAAGAAGGTGTTATTGACCAAGTAAATAAGACCGGCTACATTGTGAGGATATAACTATGGTAAAAAGATATACAGCAAAAGATGTGCAGGTGTTGGATGAGATTACCCATATCCAGTTAAACGCCGGAATGTATGTTGGAGGCACTGAAACACCTGCACATCTTGTAGAGGAATGTCTTGATAATGCATTGGATGAGGCTCAAGGTGGTCATGGGTCAATTATAGCAGTAAATATTGATACTAAGACTGGTGTTTGCGCCGTATTGGATAATGGTCGTGGGATTCCGCTAAGTGATAATACTCCAGTTAGAATATCCTCAAAACTATTCTCAGGAGCAAAATTTCAGGACAGAAAAACAGCATATGAAATTGCAAGTGGATTGCACGGTGTTGGTTTGTGTGCTGTCTCTGCTCTGAGTGATCATTACTTGGTGGAAGTTTACAGAAACAATAAACACGGAGTCTTCAGATTTGCAAATGGAAAACTCAAAAGCAAATCTATTAAACCTTATACAGATAAAAAACCCTTCTCAACCAAAATTGAATTCAAGCCTTCCAAGAAAATCTTTGAGAATCTCATACCCGATGTTCGACGGATTAAGAGACGTCTGAGCACTGCTTCAGCTGAACTCAGCAAAGACATTACATTTATTCTCAATGTCGACGACAAAAGAGAACTTTTTAAACTGACGTTGGATGAGCATTTTATGGATCATATCATGCATGACGGAGAACAACACGTCGGTCTAATGAAGTTTTCTGCTTTGGAAAGACCTGAAGCTTTCCATGTCATGATGACATATGCGATGAATGGTAGTGTATCACCGAGAGTATTATCCTCAGTCAATCTCTTACCTGTCGACAGCGGGGGAACTCACGTTAACGCCCTCTATGAGATTCTCAGAGATTTCTTCGTCGCCAAAGGCAAGAAATTAGGGTTTAACTTTATGCCAGCCGATTGTCTTATGGGTCTAAGAGCATATTTAATGCTCAGTTTAAAGGAGCCAAAATTCTCCGGACAGACCAAAGATAAGCTGACAAATAGAAAGGCGACATTGGGTAAGTTTGTGACACAGCTCAAAGCAAAAATTGAAGCTCATTTCGCGGCGAACCCTGAACAATTAACCGAGTTGCTTGAGAGATTTGCGGAATACCGAGCAAGACTCAATGCTAGAAAAGTTAAGGCAAAAACTAACGGTAAACGAGCATCAACCAAGTTTACCAAACTCAGAGATTGCACATCATCTCATGGTGAATTATTTATCGTGGAAGGGGATTCCGCAGGTGGTGGATTTGTGGAATGTCGAGATCCAAAGAAGCATGCTATATTACCATTACGTGGTAAAATTCCCAATGCGGTTAATGCAAAGGATATCATAAAGAATAAAGAGGTTTCGGAGATGATTATGGCTCTTGGAACCGGCGTGGGTCCTGACTTTGATATATCTGGTTTGAAGTATGACAAAATTATATGTGCAACTGATGCCGATGAGGATGGCGCTCATATCTTTTGTCTGGTGACGTTAATTCTCGCCACATTGGTGCCAGATGTTATTAGAAATGGACATTACTATCTTGTTGAGACTCCATTGTATGCAATCAATGAGAAAAAGAACTTTGTTCCGTTATGGACGGATGACGAAATACAAAAAGCGAAAAAAGAGAATAAACCAATAGTGCGCCTGAAGGGTTTGGGTGAATTAAATCCAGATCAACTTGGGGAAGTTGCAATTAATGAAAAGAAAAGAAAGTTAGTGCCAATTAAGATGACGTCTAATATTACAAAGATGTCAAAACTGTTCTCTGGAGCAGACCAAAAGCGCAAACTCCTGGAAGGTACGTGGGAGATTTAAGATGTACGAGAAACTTCAAGAATGGTTTAACAAAAACAAACCAGACGAAAATCTGATCTACAAAGGAGGTCTGTGGCCTCAAGTTAAGATGTTTCGGGATACCATTCCAAGCATTCTTGCTAGATCACAAGAAGAATTTAGAGGTATTCGAGATGGTGTTATGGTTATTAGCACCCATACGTCCAAATCAGTAACTCTTCCGGTATTTGAGTTGACATGGAATGATTTTCGATTCATTGCACGATATAATTTCTATGATTGGAAATTGTCTGTTCGTGCTCCAGTTGGAGTCGAATTGAGTATTGACTTTCTTGGATTATTTAAAGACAAGAAAATCAACTCAGTATATTGTGAAGGATTTCGTGACGAGTGGGTTTATTGGTCGTATGAGGATAATCAGAGGCAATTCACGATTGAATTATATGATAACTACCAATTATACACATTCTTTTGGATTCTAAGATATCATGTGCACGGAGGAACGCATGTCAAAAAGACCAGGACGGAACAGCAAGAAGCCAGCATCACAGAAGTACCAACAAGAAAAGAGACGGGAGACCAACAAGCTGCGTAAGCAGGAAAAACATAAAAAGCGAATGGAGAAGAAAACCAGACGCTTAAAAGAAAAACAGAAATAGGGAGAACCGGATGGACCAGATAATACCAAGGAAGTATAAAAGCTACGGTGACTATATTAACGCTTTCAGATCATTTCCTTTAGATCTGGATGGGTTAAAACCAGTCGAGCGTAGGGTATTGTTATCTGCGTATCTGGTCGCAAGAGAGAAATTTGCAAAGTGTCCAAGGGTGGATGGAACTTGTATTGCTCGGTTCCATCCACACAGCACTACATATGGAACGATAGTCCAAATGGCTAATCAAGGTTTTCTAGAAAAACAAGGAAATTTTGGAAGCTCCATTGGAGTAGATCCATCTCCACCTGCGGCTATGAGATACACGGAATGTAAATTGAGTTCGAGAACTTATTCTTTAATGTTTAAGTATATCAAACACGTGCCTTGGGTTGAGAGCGAGTCAAAAGATGATAAAGAACCGCTTTTTCTTCCAACTATGTTTCCTGTATGTCTTATTGGAAAGGATTATAGTCAAGGTATTGGTTTTGGTTATCGGACTGTCATACCAACCTATTTAATTTCTGATCTCCATAAGCGACTCATGTGGTTGCTTGGGATCAGGAAAACCAAACCCACCATATCTCCAAGGTCGGATTGTCAAATTATAGCTGATGCAAAAACTTTGGAGAAATTACTCACCACGGGAAAAGCAGCAATACCAATGAAAGGTGTTATTAAAACCAACGCTGCTCTTTGCAAAGTCATCGTGAAATCTTGGCCGCCTGGTCGGAGATTTGAATCCATTCTCAATAAAGCAGCCATAAAGAAGATGTTAGATAACCAGGATATTGGATATATTGACTCTTCAAGTAAAAAGGTCGGAACTGAGATTGTCTTCAGTGTCTTAAAGCAAAGAAACCGAGATAAGATTTATAAAGCTTGTCTCAAAGCTATTCAAGAAGCCACGACAGGATCGGTAACATTTGAAATAACAATGACAGATACCAATAATCAGACTCGAGTTGTGCCTGTTGATGAAATGTTATTGAATACTTATAAAATGTTCACTGGTGTTAATATCAAAATGTTGAATCATGAAATAGATAAGACCAACGAGTCAATCAAAGAATTGACTGCTTTGTCCATGTTGCGGGGTCCTTTATCTAAATTAATGACTGACAAAAAATTTAGACAAGCACCGCTGAGTGAAAAAGTAATGGAGTTGTCAAATCAATCGAGTGTTGGATCGAACGTGGTTAAGGAAATTCTTTCCAAGTATCCAATTCAAAAATTATTAACTGTTGATACGGATACAGCTAAACTCCAAGAAAAAGTGAAGGAATTAAAAGATAACTTAACGAATATCGAAAAATACGTCTTGGACCAATATAGTAAGGCGGGAAAGGAATTGTTATGAAATCACAGAAAGGATTTACGTTGTTCGAGTTGTTGATCGCTATTGTGATTATTGGTGCAATAGCTGGTCTTGTTCTTGATTACGTCAAGGATAATAAGGAAGAATTAAAAGAAGGCGTCGCCAACATCAAGGAGATTGCTGGAGTTGTTTCTGAGAACTCACCGGTAAAAATTACCGTAACAACTAGTACTGACAAAGAACAAAAGATTGAAACGGTGCAGGGCACACCAACCATAGATTGTCAGTTGGTTGATGATGAGGGCAGAGCAATTGTCTATATCAACAAGACAAAGTTCTTTTATGGTGAAAAAGATAGTTATGGAGATATTCAAATGTTTCCATGTTATCAACTTCAAGGTAAAATTGAAACTGGGTGTGAGAATGGTGAAAGCACTCTGTTTATTGGTAATAGAAAATTCTTTTTGGGGAAAGACGACGGTTGGAGAAGTCTTAACCCAATACCATGTCAAGGAGGGTAACGGATGGCTATATGGCGTGTTAGAAAAATCTTTAAAGTGCCTGTGGGTCACAGGTTGAGTAAACACAAAGGTCTTTGTAAAAATATTCACGGTCACAACTTAAAACTTGAGGTACAAATTTCGTCGTTTGTGTTGAATGACAATGACATGGTTATTGACTTTAAAGATATTAAGACAATTGTAGAACCAATGTTGGATCAGTTCGACCATGCTATTTTAGTAAATAATTCTGACACTACAGTGAAAGAATTTTCAACCAAGGCTGGGTTTAAAACAAGAGTTTTGTATGATGAAGATGTTGACCCGACTGCGGAGGTCTTTGCGGAATACTTATTCTTGAAGATACAAAATTACGTCAATAAAATAGATTCTCGGCTGGTCCTAGATTGGATTCGTGTTTGGGAAAATGATGGAAGTATGACGGAATATTCGGAGTAACAAATGATTGAACTGACGAGAAGATCTGGGATTACAATTCCTGAGAAGTATAAAAATGAGACGTTCTATCACAAGATCAGAGCGCACTTATTCAGGAGACAAAAGCAATACAATACTCCAGATTACGTCATACAAAAATTCTTTATAGAAACACCAAATTATCTGACCATTCCAAGGTTCTTTCCTATTCATGAATATGTCGATTGTAAAATACGTGACGTATCACATGAAGGGAAAGATATCAAAATTAGTCATAATATTACTCCACGGAATGAAGCCCAAGAAAATGCTATAAAATATATGCTCGAGAACGACAGTGGTATTATTGAGCTACAACCTGGAATGGGTAAAACTGTGATCAGTATTTATACGATTGCGACAAGAAAGAAGAAGTCTTTGATTCTTGTTCACCGTGATTCATTGGTCGAGCAGTGGAAGAATAGATTTCTTACATTTACGAATTTGAAGGAGGATGATATTGCTAGACTTTCCTCAACTAAATTTGAGGAAGATTTACAAAAACCGGTGATTATCACCACAAACCAAACTCTATTGTCAATCTTAAATCGAAAACGAATGCAGTTCTTAGTTGAGCTTGATAAAGCTAGAGTGGGAATCTTTATTGGAGATGAAGTTCATACTACAATAGGAGCACCCACATTTTCTGAGGCGTCTATTCATATTCCATCTAGAGTGGTATTTGGGTTGAGCGCAACACCATATCGATGGGATGGTAATACAGATATTATTGAGTATCACCTTGGAGATACATATAAGGATGAAGATACATCAGATACACTACCAGCAAGAGTAACGGTCCTGTTATTTGATTTCGGAGTTGATATTCCAAAGAGATTTAAATATCTCAGATGGGAAGGTCAATTCCAAAGGAGTAGATATCTTAATCTCATAAAGAATTCAGAAATGGTGTTGGGTGTGAGCAAAGCTTTACTTGAGAAATTTCGAAGTCGTCATGTATTGTATATTGCTGAAAGATTAAAAGTCTTGGATGCTGTCTTTGACGATATAGAACATAATAGTAAAGCAATGTTTACGGCTGGATGCCCATTGGAAGCTTTAGAAGAAAGAATGACGTTCTCAACTCCAGGTAAATGCCGTGATGGTGTAGATGCTCAATGGAAAGATGTCTGTATTATGACTTCACCAATCAAAAATATACATCAAATGGTTGGTCGAATAAACAGAGCTTATCCAGACAAACAAGAACCAATCGTTATCGACATGGTTGACATCGGGTGTCCAGAAATCTCAAGCAGTTATTATGGACGTAAACAATATTATGAGTCGAAGGGATGGTTTGTACAACATATTGTTGTCGACCAAGCTCGTAATTTGCACCCAGTAGATGAAAAAACTGCTATGAAAATTCTTAGAGGCAAATTATGATAAACCCTTATGAAGTCGGTGAAGTTCCGGTATTATGTCCATGTGATGAATGTATTGTAGGCGTGACATGTTCCTCTTATTGTAAGTCATATCAACTGTGGAGACGTCACAACATGGAGAAACCAGAACAAGAGATACGAGTTAGAGGCAAAAAAAGAACAATTTCAGTGAGGACGTATGAAATTTCGAGCAAGTGAGGTAACGAATAGTTCCTCAACCTCGTTTATGGTGTTTATTCCAGAGAAATTAGAAATACAAAAGTTCCTACATCTAATACCAGAGCAATCCAAAAAAGATTATAAAGAGTGGATTACAAATGAGGATCCGGAGGCTGAATCTCTTGAAGACATGGTTGTATCTCAGTTCGGACTGATAGCAAGCGATGTGATGACATATTGTGAGGATGGTGTTGAATACATTGCATATTGGGCGGTTCTGGACATTCTTGAAGAGCTTGAGCTAGTAATAAGAAAATGGGATTCATCTATGGGTTGTGGAGCAATTTTCAATATCAGTAATAAAGAAATACAAGACAAAATTGATCAAATAGTAGATGGTCAATGGGGTATTCGTCACGGTGGTTGGGGTTCGAAAGACGGAGAAACGATATGAAATTTATTGGTATAGCAGATTTACATCTCTCAATGTATTCTCAAGATCCTATAATCAAAGGGATGCCTGAGAGATTGTATTATCTTAACTTCGTATTACGAGACATTGCAGAATATGCGATTGCTCATTCTATTGAGAATATTGTTATTGCGGGTGACACATTCCATACAAAGAGCATTATACATTCTCTGGCTCAATCTGTATTATTAGATTGGATACGAGATTATAATCCTAAGCTTACCTTTTGGATTATAGATGGAAACCATGATATGTCTTCGAAGTCTGGTGAAGGAGTATCTGCTCTCAAATGTGTGGATAATGAACCAAACGTGGTAATGATGCACGAGCCGAAGCAAGTCGAGGAAATATTGTTTGTTCCATGGCATGCAAAAACGATGGTCAAGACAATAAAGGAGAATACCTCACCCTTTCTAGTGTCGCATTTAGGGTTAAATGAGGCGCAATTAAATAGCGGTATATCTATTATATCTGACATCAAGATCGGCGACCTGCGACGGTATGGGCGGTGTATATTCGGACATTATCATGCTCCGCAAGAGATAGGCAATGTAATTATCCCAGGTTCTATTATACAATTGGACTGGGGTGAGAAACACGAGGAAAAACGTTTTTTGGTGGTTGATACTGAAGCCGACAGTGTGCAATCTGTCCCAACAACAGGTTACAAGAAACATTATGTTATTGAAATCACGTCGGAGAATAAAGAAGAACAAGTCCTCGAAGCGAAGAAATTACAAGAAGAAGGTCATATTGTAAATCTTCATAGAATTTCGGGTGATGTGAATGTTGAGGATTTACGAGAAGATTTTCGAATTATTGATAAGGTCGAGAAAGATATTACGAATAGAGGAATTGACTCGAGTATGTCCACTGTAGATAAGCTGAAGCGGTATATGGAAATTCAGGAAGTTCCTGCTGAAGAACAGGAAGCTTATCTAAGATGTGCATTGGATATCATTCGAGCTACGACAGGGGAGGAAATAGAATGTACATCTTACTCATCATCGTCTGGCTTGGTGTCGGTATAGTAACTTCGGTCACGGTCGGTATTAATGACTATCGAAAAGGGAAAGAACTCAAACCGGATTACTATTTTCTGTTAATCCTGATGGGTCCAGCATATCATATCAGCGGAGCCATCGAGTGGTACTTCAGAGAGAGGAAACAATAATGGGACGTAATGTTGACCTTGGTCAGGATGTCAATAAAGGCACGCCAAAGACCGCTGAGGAATTACAAAAACAAAAGATGATCTATATGAATATTCCAACTGTAACAATGTTGATGATAGACATAAAAGATTATCCAAATTGTAGAAGATATGTCAAAGCATTTGTGCAATCTATTCGAAACTCTATGTCCAAAAGAGAACTTCGGAAAGAATTGTTCAAAACTTTCGGGGTCAAGACCTTGAAGAAAATGCAGAGATTAAAACCAAAAGAGCTCGAGCTCTTAAAGGAGATTTACGGCGACGATATCTGGGGAGAATAATATGAAGCAAGTGAAATTTCGACATCTTGGGATGAAGAATTTCTGCAACCATATCGAACCAGTTGAAATAAATTTTGTGGATGGACAATTAATATTGGTCACTGGACCAAATGGTTCTGGAAAAACATCAATGTTCCAAGCATTACCCTATGTTTTATACGGGGTTTGTGAAAAGGGAAGAGGTGAAGATGTCCTAAATGACAAAACGAAGAAAAATTGTCATGTGTGGGTTGAATTTACAGTGGGGGATGATGTTTATCGAGTAGACCGTTATGTGAAATTTACTCGATTAGGTAATACAGTCACACTCAAAAAGAATGATGTTGTGACCCATAAAGGACATAAAGAGGTTCTGCCAGAAATTGAGAAACTCTTGGTTCCGTATAAGTTATTTACAAATACCCTTCTCTTTGGTCAAAAAGTGAAGACTTTCTTTACTGACCTAAAAGATTCTGAGCAAAAAGAGATCTTTAGAAAGATACTGAAGCTCGGTGATTATGTTATGTTTCATCAACAGGCTGGTAGGCAAGTAAAAGATGTCGAGAATGATATTCAAGTGCTTGTCAATGATATTTCTGTTTCAACGAGTCTGATAACACAAACGGCGTCTGATATTGAGAGACAAAAGGAATTGCAAAAAGAATTCGAGCAACATAAGGACGAAGCTCTCAACAATCTCAAAACCATCAAATCTTTGCTCATAACCAAAATTCATGACCTTGAAGACAAAATAAAGGAGTCTGATGGGTTTGACACAAAGATGCAAGATGTGCTTGAGCAACTAGCTGTTGTCAATAATGAGTTAGATTCTATCGAGTCAGAAAAGAAGGCTGAACGAGATAAGATTGAAACTCGAGCGCAGGCAACTCTCGCAGGTATGGAGAAGGACGCACAAGAAGCAAAAACATTGGTTTTAGAAGAGTTCCAGTTAAAACGAGATGAAATCTCAGAGCATTACAACGCACAATTAAAGGATGTGGACGAAGAAGTCAAACTTCTAGATGCTGATCAAACAGAACTGCTGGCGACGATTGCATCTCAGGAAAGTGAGATAAAAGGTCTTGAGGATCGATCAAATGATCTAGGAATTGATTCTGAATTGTCTGTTTGCCCAACTTGTCTTCAAGAAATTACAAAGGAATGTATTGGGCATATCAATGACAAAATAGCTGGATTTGATAAGCAAATTGACGCCCTTCAAACATGTCTTACAACAAACCAAAAGGCACTACGAGAAAATCAACATAGAAAGAACGAGTGTCAAATTAAGTCTGACGACATTAAAAAGAAAAGAAACGAAGAGTTTCTTATATTAAAGGAGGAAGAGGACCAAAAAACAGCAGGTGTGCAAGAGCGACTTACTGCAGCAATAACAAAGTTGGACGCAATGGTTGTAGAGACCAAACTAGAATGGACAAAAGCCATTGAGGGTAAGAAACTCACATTGGAGAAACAGAAAGATGTGCTAAGTACGTCCAAACAAGAACTCCAAAAAGTTTTGGATCAGAGGGTTTCATTCCAACAAGAGCTGCAGAGCACGCAAGTTGACTACGCCGGTAATAAAGAAGCTCTTGAACGAGAAGAGGAAAGTGAATTTGACAAATCAATGTTTCGTTCTTTGATTGTAAAGTTAGAAGAACTTAGGAGTAAAACTGAGGAGTATCAAACAAACAAAGAAACTCTAGAACGTGAATTGAAGATGGTTCAATTTTGGAGAATAGGATTTTCTCCATCGGGTATTCAGTCTATGCTTATTGATGAAGCAATTCCATTTATGAATGAGAAAATTGCTGAATATATGTATAAACTGTCCAACGGGAGATATTCTGTTACATTCGATACTCTCAAAGCTACAAAGGCTGGGGAGTTTCGAGATAAGATCTCAGTTGAGGTTTTTGATAACACCACACATGCTGACGCGCGAGTGAAATTGTCAGGTGGTCAAGAACGAATAGTTGATATTGGGACAATTTTAACTTTATGTGATTTACAGAGTATGATTCAAGATGTGGAATTTAATCTCTTACTCTTTGATGAGATATTTGATGCTCTTGACGACGAAAACATCGGCTTTGTAGCAAATCTCATAAAGATGGTGTCAAAGGATAAGTGGGTTGGAGTTATTTCACATCGTCATATTGACCAAATCGAATCTGACGAAGTTCTCAGCTTCAGGGGGTAATTATGTTATTCAAAGCTAAATACCCGTGTGATAGACCCGTGGTTGGTATTGCAAATGGAGTAATTTTCTCAATTCCATGTTGGTTATTGATTCTTTGGATAATTTTGTGAAGAGAGGTTTTTATGCGTGAGAATTTAATTAAGGAAGTATTCGAAGGGAAAAGAACGAAATGTTTGAATTGCAGGAAAGGTATAAAAACCGGACAAACAACTGTAAAGTCTTGTTGGGTCGATCATCAAGGTAAAGAAAGATTTGCAAGATTTTGCACAGAAGAATGCGCTGATGAATTTTACCTAGATTGTTTATCTAGGAAGTCAGGTGTATATTTCTAGAGAAGGAGGCCGAATGGACAAAATCCAGATTGTGAGTTGGTTGCTCACCAGGAGATGTAATTTACGATGTGAATATTGTGCTCTGGTGAGGAACTATAAAGGAAAACCGGATAAATATCCGGACATGAAACATTACCACCAACATGAAATGTCAACGGAATACATTCTGGAAGTTCTCGCAAAAATTAAAGAACACAATCCGAATGCATTCCACATCCTTTATGGCGGCGAACCCTTATTGCGGAAGGATCTCGCCCAAATTGTTAATTTCTGTAATGAGAATGATATTCATTACACCATCATCTCAAATAACTCAAAAGAAATAATGCCTATGTTTGAAGATTTGATGGTTGAGGTCGACCATATCAATGGTTATACTGCCTCTGTGGATCCAGTTATTGTAATGGATCCGGATAAGGTAGATCCGCATAGACTTGATAAGAGTTTATCTGGATATGCAAAACTTCTGGCGTTAAAGAACTTGTATGGTAAAGAATTGATTAAAGACCCTGTGGCAGAAATCACAGTCGATAATGAATCCGTTCCTTATCTACACAAGTTGGTATCTATGTTGTCAGAAGCGGGAATCAGCAGTGATATCACATTTGTGGATATTGCAAAAAGTCCATATTACGATTTCTCAAATGTATTCGATGAGAGTCAGTTGGTGGAACAATCTGATGAATTGAGCATTCAATTTGATAAAATCATCGATGACAAATTGGATGTTCATATGGCTGATAAACTATTGCCAGCTATTTGGAAGATTCTGCCAGCGGATATGGATTGTGGTATTGAGCACAATGTTCATAATATGACAATTGATGCTGATGGAACTGTAAGGTTGTGTTTGAGAATTCGCGGATTGTCGACTCCAATGGTAAAAGCAATTGATGCCTTTGGGCGAGGTGGAAAACTAAATCCATTTCTTAAACAACAGCTCAAGAAAGACAAAGTCAAATACTGTAGAGGTTGTAACTGGACATGTATGCTTATGAGCCAGATAATTACAAAACAATCACATCTGTATCGTGACTTAGTGCACACCGAGAGGAGAGAATGAAATTTCGAGCAAGTGAAGTAACGAACTCATCTTCAACGTCGTTTTTGATGGCATTTAAAGGAGATATCTACAATCTATACGAATTACTGGTGAAGTATAAAGAACATTTTAAGCTTCACTATGAATTATTTAATGAAGAGGTTTATGATATCCATGTATGGGATGTCATCAGGGCGTTGGATCAAGTAGTTAAGAGCAATTCAGAACAATTATGGATTAGACCCGAAATTAGGAAAATTGACGAAGGTATTCAAGAACTTAAATCTGATCTTGATTCTTGGAAAAATGATGTATCATTTAGAGAGGATGGTTGGGTCAAAAGAATTGTTACGGGAATCCAAGAAAAGATTGCTCTTCTTGAGAGTGCAAAAGAGAAAGGATTGACATCATTTCTAAAAATTGGTTTTGGAGACAACGACGGTGAAATATCAGGTGGTCGTGTTGGAACCACAATGGACTATGAGGGTCGAAAAATTCGAATTGATGAACCAGACTTTGTAATAGTTACGGAGCAAAATAGGTAACGGAGGAAAGAACAAATGGCAACTCCAGATGATGTAATAACGAGCGCAACAGCGTTCTTTCAAAAAGTAAAGGAGGAAGACAAGGTAACCATTAAATTTGTGAAAAAAGATGGGACTGAGAGGACAATGAAATGCACTCTCAATTTTCAGTATGTCCCGTTAGCGAGGAAACCGAAAGATGTGAATGTGGCTAAAATTCTCGAGCGATTGCACAAACACGGAATTATCAATGTCTATGATCTTGAAAAACAAGATTGGCGTAGCGTTCCGTTCAAACAAGTGCAGTGGTTGGAGACAGGCGAAGAAGACCAACCAGACAGAAGGAGATTTAGAATACAACCACCGAGGTAAACAATGAAGTTTTTCACAGCAGATTATCATTTAGGACACCATGGAATTATAGAAAGTTGTGATCGTCCTTTTAGACAGACTCGACATATGGATAGTGTTATTATTAAAAATCATAACCGTGTGGTTGATGATAATGATGACGTTTATATCTTGGGAGATTTTACAATGATGACGAAAAGTCATCGAGGACAAATCGAACAATATGTGAGGAAATTAAAAGGTCGATTACATTTGATTATGGGGAACCATGATGTGAAAGATCCGTGGTTTTGGACAGAATTGGGGTTTTGGTCTGTTCATGCTCCATATTTTGAAGTTGAAGAATTCATATGTGTCCATGATCCGGCTCTTTCTCAGGTATGGGTGGATAAGTGGTTTCTTTGCGGGCATATACACACTCTATTTTATATGCAGAGAAACTGTCTGAATGTTGGAGTGGACATGCATAATTTTACACCATTATCCATCAAACAGGTGAGAGAGCAAGTTTTGGATTATAGGAACGGTACAAGATACACAGCTAGAAAGTGGTTACAAAATATGAGAAGAGAACGAGAAAGGAGTGCTTTGAATGGTTAGAAAAGATCTCGCCATCGCATCCTTAGAAGTAGATCCAGAAAATGGGAAAGTTTGGTTGAATACAGACAAATGTATCTTGAGAATAACAGGTCTTGAATTCACGACCAAATCGGACGACTTTACTATGTTAGACGTGTTCGGTAAAAAAGCTCAAATGGTTGAGAGTCAGACTAAACCTCAGGATGACGATCTTTTGACGTTTTTGATGAATTCAGCCAACTTTCTAAAGTCGGAAATGGATCATAATCCGACCATCGTCGACAAAGGCGCATTTTTGGAGCGGATGCTGGCAACTATGAGACAAATGGTTGACAGAGATTATCGTGTTGAAGGAGGTAATGATGCCAATTCTAGACACACTGTTGTCTGAGATCGAAAGTAGTGATGTTGACGAACAGGTCAAACAACTTTGTGATCAGATAATGGATGAAGAAAGGGGAGAAGAAAAACAACCATATCGTGGACCCGATGGACCAAATGTCTTCTTAACACTGGAGATTGGAAAGGATCAAAAAGAAATATTCTTTCTGACATTAGAAAGGGAGGAACCAGAGAAATACATTGTGGCTCATTATGCGAAGAAACGTGGCTTGCTCGTAGGTCGAGGAATGAATCCTGAGGACAGACAACCGCCTTTGAAAAGGATAAAGGCATGGGAAGTGAAACAAAGCAAAGCTGCAAAAATCGTAACTGAGTTTGCGAAGAAACTCAAGTATCTTAGAGGTGAGTGATTTGCAAAAGGAGATCAAATATGATGGAAGAGATTGTGTTAAACCGTGAATACGCAAGTTTGGTAGTCAGTAGTGAAGACATACCTGACGACGAAACATTTACTCCGTTTCGACGTAAAAGGTTGGTACCAACTGCAGATTTTTATCAACGACTTGGATCCAAATCAAATCTAGAACTCGGAACGTTCCTTCCTCAGAACACCAGATTTGTACAACAAGTTGGTGTCGACAGTGCACTAGTCATTATTGAGGAAGAACCTCGACTCAGGAATGTTACAGTTGACATGGACTTAGAAGGAACAATCGAGAAATTCAAAATTACAGGCAAGTTGGAAGAATATGGTTATGACGAGTGGTTGAAACACAATCGTAAACCATATCGGATGCAGCTAGCCTTTCCTTACATTATCTATATTATCCTTCTGACAAAAGGTGGTGTGTCGTGCGCCAAACCGTACTATCGATTACAGCCGATAGTTTGTATGGAGGATTATCTCCTCAGACCAAATCTCCCAAATATTGGCGGAGATGGTTCATTATGTTTGGGAGATTTTGAAAACAAAACACCGAAGCGAGGCATCTTTGATCAAGCAAGCGGTGTTATTGAAAGATTCTGGGTCAACTCCTTTAATAAAGATCTTTCGGAGCGCTATGAATCTTACTCAAAAGTGCCTGAAGTCTCTGACTTTCTTACTTGGCAGTATAACTCCATGAAAGACCCTATGTTTATCTATGGGGTTAAATGGAAGAAGGAGGATTATACACTTGGAGGTGCTGTTGAACATACATTGAAACATTATGCGGTATCAGGTATGGGTAATTCTATGTTTTGTTTTGACTCTCTTAAAGGGGTCTTCACAAACAGAAGAAAAATCAGAGAAAATTCAAGACTCTTGATCAATGTGACGGAATCAACTGCTTTGGATGGTGGTGCTGTTCTGGCTGTTGGTGACGAAGTGACATACAAGAAAAAGAATCATTATGTCAAAACCTTTATTGGAAATCGGTTTGAATCTCCAACTTCTGTAGTGCTAGAACCGGAAGAGGGTGGAGAAGATGTTGAAGTTGAGTTGACACCATCAAGACAGAAATCTTTTTCAAAACAGATGCTTGGAGACAAGTTGCTTAAATCTGTAGAGATTAATGGGTTGACAGTTGCCGTTGGAGATATCATCATTTTAACGTATCCTGAAAATTCGTATCGTAAGATCACAAAATTGAGGAAAGCGAGAGATGGAAAAATTGAAGCTCAGTGTAATCGAGCTGATTATTATCTTTTGGAAAACCTCAAATTCAAAATCTTTGATGAGAATAAGGTAACTATCGGTGATGTAGAAGTTGGGAAAAATGACGAAGTGTATCTACTAAGCAGGTCGAGTGGAAGGCGTGAAAGACCATTCTGTTATGGTAATAAAGCCGTCTTTGTTGGTTTTGATGATAAACGTGGAACTCTGGTGGCTAAGTTTCAAGATGTTGATACAGGACACTCAGATACGCATCGAGTTTCTCTCACAGGAGATAGTCATACAATAGCTCCTGTTAAGGATATGTTTGTCCCGCCAGCATACAGGATCTTCTGTAAGTTACACTCAAATCTAAAGACAGACAAACCTCAATATCCGTTAATACGAGGAAAGGGAATTATGGTTCCTTCTGGCGGTGTCAGCAATCGGCGTTATGATTCTGAAGTTGTCAAGAAGTCTATCTTGTCCGAAGATCGAAAAGAAATCAATATTCCCAGTTTTGACATTGATATTAACTTTAAGGTCGGTGATGAAGTAGTTGTAGCCGATTGGGATGACCCAGTTGAAATGCTGAAGATTCGAACCATCAAGCAATTCTTAGTTTCCGACAATAAAATCACTGTCAAAACAGTTGATGGTCAAGGAAACGAAAGAAGAGATGAGTATATTGACTTTGCTGATGGTTTTATCTGGACAGGTAAAATTCGACATATCATGCGAGAATTTGCAGGCATTAAATCTGGTGATAAAATCAGGGCAAAGACTGCTGGTATTTACATGTTCCCAAAGAAAGATGTTAACACAGTTATTGGGTTCTTGCCTGATTGTGGTGAAGGACATTATCCATTGATGCTCTGCTCGAATCTATGCACACAGTGGGCGAGTCCGAGCTCATTGGTAAACTTCGATGTGTATAAAATAACAGATCCGAAGTGGCACAAACTTAAGAATGCTCCAATTCAGCTGAGCAAACTCAAACCCCAATGTGGTGATACTTATATCCAAGATAGAGATCATAAACGGATATTTGTTGCGATCTATCGACGATATCATTACAATAAACTTGCTTTAACGAATGTGGTCAACCGGTGGGGATATGGTTATTCCAATAATATGGAACCATACTACATGGACAGCATGAAGAGGTTTGGTTTTCTCTCACCTCGATATACCCTCGCTAGAATTGACATGATGCGAGGTTATAAGAAGTGGGGATTTTCAAATCTTCAAAACGGGTTTACAGAACATTCATCAGCAGAATTCAATTACAGGGAGGATTGGGATTATGTTCAGTGTCTGGATTAATGACGGGCAGACAGAGATGCCGCCAGATGATATCTTGTATATTATCTCAAAAGAAGGCATTTTTCTGAAAAAGAAGATGGGTATGTTCGAAAGTATGGCGAAAGTTGATGGTATAGGAATACTCAATGAGATGGACGCATACGCGAGCATGGATATTAAAAAGATTCCGGCGAAACTGTTTGCTGAGGTGCAGAGATTTTTCACGGCTGTTTACAATCAACATCATGGAGAAGCGAATGTCATTATTCATTATAACCAGAAAAGAAAGACGTATCGCATCGAAGTGCCAAAACAGGAAGTTTCAGCGGCTGGAACAGAATATGAAAGTGAGGTGAGTTATAAAGACTTTGTAAGGCTTGGAACCATCCATAGTCATTGTAATTTCTCAGCATTTCATTCTGGGACTGATCAAAATGACGAAGCAACATGGGATGGTCTCCATATCACAATCGGTGACAATCTTAAACCAAGATTCTCGGTTGCTGCATCTATCGTAGCAAATGGGACTCGTTTTCCAGTAAATCCAACAGATTATGTAGAGGGTTTGGAGTTGGATTCATACGAGCAACAGCTTGGTGAAGTTCATATCAACCAACTTCAAGCACAGGGAAAAGCGATACCAAAACCGAAAGAGGTCCTTGGATATAAAATTACATCCAACACTAGCGGATTCCCCTCTAAATGGATGGACGGAATAACGAAAAAGGTATACGAAGGGGTTGTCGTTCATGGCTCCGGAGTGCCTGTTCGTGGTTCTAGAAGATGGGGTCGACATTACGGTCATTGGGGTCAACGATTTCATCAACGAGATACACAACAACCTGGTCTATTTGACGGGGTTGGAAATTCGTTTTACCCACCAGACCCTTCAATGATGATTCCAGAACCTGGAAAAGGTGATTCATATACCGACATTCTCTATCGTCAATTTGGAAATGACGATGAATGGAATCCATGTGAACAATGTCCATATAAGGATTACAAGGTTGACATGCTTATGGAAGAAGTGATTGACGCCTTGGATCTTGATGACGACCAACTTGAATCTCTTGGTTATGAGTTTGTGGAAGAGGATGGGGCGTCTGTGGATGTCGCAGGTGACCTCACTGTCACAGGTGAGGAATCAATTCACAATTACGTTCCCGAGCACCTGGACCAAGAAGGATTTGGAGAAGGGAGGCACGGATGAATATCAAGGTTATTGGCCTGGGTGGGGTCGGCACTTACCTCTGTGAAGCGCTTTGTAGGTTTCTAAATTACTCGTCAGTAGAAACGCCTCAACTTACATTGGTTGATGGGGATGCTTACGAGCACAAGAATTTGCAAAGACAAGTGTTCACTGATTTTGGTAATAAGGCGAAAATCAAATCTGAGGATTTGAAAGAGAATTATCATAAGATCTATATTGAAGATGTAGACTCTTATGTCAATGCAGAAAATGTCGCCCAAATTGTCAAAAATGGTGATGTTGTATTTGTATGTGTCGATAACCACAAAACAAGGAAAGTGATATCTGACCACGCCGAAGGGTTAGATGATGTCACAATCATTTCGGGCGGTAATGAATTTACCGACGGTAATGTCCAAATTTATGTGAGAAAGGGAGGTGTGAATTTATCACCATCACTGACGGACTACCACCCGGAAATAGCAACCCCAGGTGACCGGTCACCTGAGGATATGGGCTGTGAAGAATTGGCAGAGGCTGAGCCGCAGCTTCTGTTTACCAACCTTTCGGTAGCTACAATCATGTGTTGGGCGTTCTACACAGTAGTTTTAAATGGCAAAGAGCCAACTAGTTGTGCTGAGATCTATTTTGACATTCAAACAATGAGTGTTAGATCTCAAACCCGAAAACCCTTAGTAAAAGGAGATCGATCGAATGACGAGAGCAATATTGAAAGAGAAGACAGTAGCCGAACTGCGCCAAATGTGTCGAGACCAGAGCATACCTGGAATGAGCAAGAAGCGCAAGGACATTATCATTGATGCCATTCTGAAGGCCAACAAGGTCACTGCCAGAGCAAAGTCCACAGGTCACATGGCGAAACTGAGAAAGACTGCCGGTGTGGAAAAAGTCACAAAGGCTGACTTCAAAATGTCCAGCGTCATGACCAATCCCGAAAAGAAATTTGGGGATAGGTGTACGACAGCCATCAGTGTCTCTTGCGGAGCCAATTCTGGTAAGTTTCCGGTTGCAGGAAAGACTGTTGGTGCCGTTGGTGAATTCTTGAGGGAGGTTCTCAATGTAGGCCGCCTCGATGAAGGTATTGTGAACGGCGACAAGGTTGACGGAAGCTACGTCCTCAAAGAAGGGGATGATTTGGAGTTCTTGAAACCAGCAGGCCGTAAAGGCTAGTATCTGAGCGAAGGAGTAGCTCGGGTACTAGTAGTCGGGCTACTCCTTCAAACAAGGAGGATGTCATGCCAATATATCAAGGCGATATGGTTAAAGCCGTGGAAGAACATCCCGACTACTATGTACTTGAAAATCAAGAAGGTGAGAAAGTAAAAGCCTACAAAATTAATCTTGACGAAGTAAACAAATTACATGAAGAAAGCGTTCGTAAGGTCGCAGAAAGATTGAATAAGGATGATATATTTCAAATCCTTGCAGTTCTTACAGATATTCTAAACGACATTCCAGATGTGATATCTTACGAAGTGGTTGCTACGAAACTAGCATGCAACCTACAATTACTTTACGACAAAGTCGGAAGTCCCAATCTGTTTCATCACCCAATTAAGAATATCTCCCTTGAGGTTTATGGGAGAGCAGAAAGTTTTGTTAGAGAGGTAGTACAATTATACGAGACAATCATTGAGATTGCTGAAATGATGAAAGAAATGGGAAAGTTGTCAGAAGTACAGACAGCGCAAATACCCTATAGAAAATATACAGTTCAAATAAATACTGAAGACCAGGCTTCGTTTCATAACGAAATATTAGAATTGGTTGAAAAGTACAGACGTAGTGGGAAAACTGTTAAATTAAGGCGAGAAAAGATTCACAGAACATTTTCAGAAATCGCTTGATTTGTGAAACAAATTCATTTATAAAGAACAAATAACAAACCTTATAGGTCGAGAGAGAAACAATGGAGGATACCCGTGGAGAAAGTTGCAATAGTAGGCTGTGGTAGTCTGGGTAGTCATTTAGCACAAAGTCTCTCTGAACTTGATGAAATCAAGGATTTAGTGCTTATTGATCATGATAAGGTTGAGAAAAAGAACCTTAGAAACTCCTGTTTTCGAACGGGAGATATAGGTCAGCAAAAGACTGAAGCTCTTTGCTGCTCGATTGGGCAGCGAAGAGAAGATGTTATACTGACAGCAATAAATGAGAAATTTATCGAAGGTAAAACACCAATACCCGAATGTGATTTGGTGATTGATTGCAGAGATTATGTATATGATCGAAAGGGTAGTATTCATGTTCGAATGTATATGTCATCTCGTTATTTAATCGTAGATGGAAGACATGATGTTGAATATGCGTCAAACCATCAGGGTCGATATCTACATCGTTTATCGAAAACGGATTTGCGAGTAGCAGCCTTTAGCGCAGCAGTATTGGTACAAAAGGGATTGCTACAAGAAATCATAGACAAACAACTCATACATAAAATCGAGTTGGATTATCTAAATAGAGACATTGCGGAGTCCATGGCGTTGGTTAGAAGGAAACCAGACGAAATATTGGAGCCGCATGAGGGAGAAAGGAAATTAACAAACCTATACGAAAACCTACCAAAAATAAGGGATATGAACCAAAATCATCCAGTATTCATCTTCGTTGGAAGTAGAGAATATCCAATTGTCAAAAGAAAAATACCAGCAGGCTCAATTCGAGATTCTAACGATGCGATAGCCTGTCTAATTTCCTCACTAGACTTACCCTTTGTATTCAATAGTTATATCGTGTCACCTGGTTGTCATAACGGGTGTCACTTCGTAGAGTTAATTGCCGAGACAGGTGCGGCGTAGGAAAGGTAGGAGGAGAACACGAAATGATAAGGGTCCCCGTTAAGATGGAAATAGTTCCGACGAAACTTATCTTTAAAGGAGAAGTGAGACCCATTACAGACATAGTAGATAAATTTGTATTTCATGGGTTCACTTTACACTTTACAGATAGTGATTTGCTTAAGAGGGTTGTTATTAATGGGGTACATCCAAACTGTCATCCAACGTCTGGAGAACTTTGTCTTCCAAAAGATCTAAAGTTCAAAAAATCGGATGAAACCATAATACCAACTGTAGCGAATCTATTACAAACTTTTAACCTCGATGACAGTTACTTTCAACCCTGGCACGAATTCACCTATGAATAGGAGGGTTATGCATGGATATTAAGAAATCCAGCAAAGAAGCTTGTGAAAAAATCGGTAAAGGGTTGGCTCCTGTTGCTCTTGAACTTCTAGAAAAAGTTGAAGAACCTTTAAAAGAGAGTGGGGTCAAAGCAGTAAATGTGTTAATTGAAGTAGCAAAAAATGGCTTGACTACAGCCTGGAAAGATAAGAAAGAAAAAATTGTAGACAAGTTGTCAAAGGAGAAATCGAATGACCAAAAAGAGCAAGGAGAAGACTCCTGAAGAACAATATCCGGCAATATTTGAATTGCTCGGTGGTCTTGAGGCTTTAGAAAAACAAGCCACTGAATTCATAGAAAAGATAGTCAAGAAAAAGAAGATGGAGTTGACCAAGAAGGACATCAAGGCTATTGCAGCCGAAGTGATTCCGGATTTGGACGAGCTTATTTCAAGAAAAGTAAAGGAACATCTGTTGTTCCTAGCTGACAGTATCAACAAGACATTTAAAGAGGAGGATTAGCTTATGCCAGGTCTTCTGGACTACGCACGATTTTGTGAGGAATTACCCGAAGTCAAATCCTCAAAAATCATGGATAAGAAACACTTCCATGAATATGGACTGTTCTCGGAGCAGATCTTTGGACCCTTAAAGAACTATACCTGTCAATGCGGAACGTATTTTGGAATTTCAAAAGCTGGTGGCACATGTGGAGACTGCGGTGTTGACATTGTTAATAGTGATGAAAGACGAAGAAGGTTTGCAAAAATTGTTTTACCCATTCAAGTCATGAATCCAGTATTTTATGATCTCCTGATAGATGTGGGTGGTAAGGACATCAAGGGCGCTGTCGACACGCTTCTGAAAAAAGAAGATGCAGTAATGTATATGGACGGCGATGAATATGTTGTGACCACCGAAGACCATTTACCAGAAAATGTTTCGGACAAATGGGAAAGATTGGAAGCCATTCAAGAGTTAGTCGAAGGGTTGGCTGATAAACTTGCTGATGAAATGGATGAGTGGCGAAAAATACAAGATAATGTCCACAAGATGTTCTTGCGTGAAATTATCGTGCTGCCTCCAGATCTCAGACCAGCGGCAAAGGGCGTTGAGAGGAATAGTCAGGTTGTAGATAAGATTAATCGTTTCTATAACCAGATTCTCAACAAGAAAGAAACTATGGAAGAGACGATGGTTGATATTCTTAGAAACAAAGAACTCTTCTATAGTTACTTTAAACAACTACAAAAGGATGTCAACGATTTGTATAGTCACATCGTTGAAAAGATGTCAAAGAAAGAAGGGTTGATTCGAGGTAATATACTCGGTAAGAGAATTGATTTTTCTGGACGTGCAGTGATTATTCCTGATCCAACTATTAACTTGGAAGAATGTGTACTTCCATATTTAATGGTTCTTGAGTTATTCAAACTCAAAATTGCAAAGAAACTTATTGAAGTTGGTAAGTTTAAAACCCTAAATCAAGGGATTGACTTTGTCGACAATTGCATCGAATATCAAATACCAATATTGTTTAGTCTCTGTGAAAATTTGGTTAAAGGAGAGGTCTGTCTATTAAACAGACAACCATCCTTACACCGATTAAGTATGTTGGGATTTAAAGTTAAGGTGTCTCTTGATAATGTTATCAAGATTCACCCGTTAGCCTGTCCCCCATTTAACGCAGATTTTGATGGGGATCAAATGGCAGTGTATATCCCAATCTCAAGAAAGACGAAAGACGAAGTGCTTGACAAGTTCCTTATTACCAGAAATTTCACAAATCCAGCAAATGAAAGTCTTACAACAACACCGAGTCAAGATATTATTCTTGGACTCTACATGCTTACAAAAGACCAATTTCCAGAATTATTAGAGCAACAAGAATACAAGGGTGAAACCCTTACGAAGGGAAGAATAATGTTTAATGAATGTCTTCCCGAAACTTATCCTGTTGTAAATACTGTTGTCGGCAAAAAGCAGCTTGGGGCAATACTCAATCAAATCAAACGCGAGTATCCCTATGAAGTTATGACTGTAACTCTGGATGCAATTAAAAGATTAGGGTTTAAATACAGTACGTTATATGGAGCTTCTATGTCATTGAAAGCTTCTCGGGTTGTAGGAGCCAATGAATTACAAGGTTCTCTATATGGTGAGGATGAAGATATCAGGGAGCAGTTAAATAATGTTTCTAGTAGAGAAACAGAACGTTTCTTGGAAGACAACTTCTCTTACTCATATATGATTGAATCTGGAGCAAGGGGTTCTTGGGATCAGGTAAGACAAATAGTGTTAACTCGAGGATTTATCTCGAACTTCAAGGGTCAAATTATTCCACACCCGATAAAACATAGTTTTCTCAACGGGTTGACACAAAAGGAGTTCTTTGATTCAACATATGGAAGTAGAAAAGGGCTTCTGGACGTTGCTCTTAATACAGGGTCATCAGGTTATCTTTCTAGAAAGTTAATCTTTGCTTGTGCTAATTTGATTCTTGACACATCTGTTGATGATTGTGGCACGGAAGACTTTCTCGACGTGTTTGTATCTGACAGGAAGAAAGCAAAGATGTTAGTCGGTAAATGGATGAAAGATAAGAATGGTTTGAAACTTATCACCGAGAAAAATTATGGAGAGATTGAGGGTGAAACAATCCAGGTAAGAAGTCCTATATTCTGTAATAATCCTGGAGTCTGTTGTAAATGTTATGGTGAATTATACAAGTCGATTGACAGTAGATTTGTGGGTGTTATTGCAGCTCAATCTATGGGAGAAACAAATACACAGTTGGTATTGAGAACCTTCCACACGAGTGGGGTTGCTGTTATCAAGGATATGCACCAAGATGACGATATGAAGCAAATGGATATTGTTAATGATTTATCTGTAGCTTCTAAACTTCTTCATCAATTTAGGGGTGAGACGTATATTACTCTTGTCCATAAGCTATATGAAGTTTACAATAATAGCAGATCCATACACCATGTTCATTTTGAATGTGTGGTTGCCCAGTTGATGTGGTTTGGTTATACCAAATGGCGTCTTCACCACAATCGAGACAGATACACACCTGAATTCCATTCTGTTCAAACAGTCCCATCATATGAAAGTTGGTTATTGGCGTTGGCATTCTCAAACCCAAAGAGAAGTATTCTTAAAGGCATCTTGTATAGTGGTCATTATACAGGTGTTATGGATACGATACTAAAAGGGGAGAGAATACAATGATACACGACACAACAGAACTACAAGTGGCGTTAGACCATTTGGAACAGATACGAAAAGATCGACTGCGAGTAAGAAAGGCAATCTGTGTATTTATGCGCAAGAATCAAGACGTATGCACTGATCGCCGGGTTCTGAGGAAAATTAGTGGTGGGTATTTGGGTGATTTAAGAGATCAAGCTTTGATAAGCGCCGCTAAGAAAATTGGTGAGGGTGTAGATAGGAGGTTTCATGAGACCTAAATTACGACCCGGTTATAATATCTGGAGCGAAGAAGATTATGGCGACACATGGTGGAGTTGGGCGTGGATCGCTCGAAATGGAACCATGATGGCAAAATGTGGTTCGAGATTATCATCGAAACGTGCAATACAAAAGTCATTACAAGGGTTCTTACACCAAGTAAGGACAAACGTACATCAACCGATTTATTTCCACAACTAGGGAAGGAGGACAAAAACGTTGAAATTTGTCAATCCTATGTTCAAGGTTGATGAAGAAAGTAATATCTTTCAGATTCGACAAACTGAGTATGGACAGTTAGAAAAGACAATTAACGAAATTCTTCAACCAGTTACAGAAATTGGTTTTGAGATTTCAGATTTTGGAATTAAAGATTCTAAGATGGCATCCGGGGAGTTACATCAAACTCTCCGGAGAAATCTTGTAATTAAACTGACAAGAGGAACGTCAAACATAGACCTCTCAATGCAAATTCCAAAGCTCATTGATGATAACTATTTGGTTATTAATGGCAGAAAGAAGATTCCTCTGTTTCAGCTATTTGATATTCCAGTTGTGACTAGAGGTAAAGCTATCAAGATACGGACAAATGTTGCCACAATGATGTTGTTCGAAAATAAAGAACCACCGTATGTGTATCTGAGTGTATTGGGCAAAAGAGTTCCATTCTGTATGATTATGTTTGCAAAGTATGGACCTGAAGCCCTAAACGAGAGATTTGATTTTGATACTCTTAATCCAGACAAGGATACAATTTACGGTAAAATGTTGTATGATTTAAAAGAGATGTATGATGCAACAGATGAGGACTTTAGCGAAAACGATATCCTGCGAGAAATTGGAAGGATTTACTCTAAGTATAATTTCAAAGCGAAGGGTGAATCGTTGATGTATGCTCTTGACCTTATGTTGAAAGTAGATCCATTATCTGCTAAATTCTTTAAGACGGATTCGGTTATTGAAGAGTTTGTGGATGTGATGCAAGATCCAAATTATGATGATACAGATTTTCAAAATAAGAGAGTTAGATGTTTTGAATATATCATCACATCGAAAGTCTCCAAGGCTGTATTTGATCTATGCCTTGCGCATAGAACAACAAGAAACGCCAAATTCAATGTGAATTCGACAAAAATCTTGACAGAGTGTAATGTTTCTGACATTGTGCAATTTGACTTTTCGATTAACCCGATTGAAGAGTTAACCAAGCTGTCAAGAACCAGTTTGGTTGGTCCTGGTGGATTTAAAAGAGAGAATGTTCCAGAGCATCTTAGGGATCTAAGCGACACAATGTTTGGTCGTATGTGTCCTGTTGATACACCTGACCGAGATAATTGTGGAGTTTTGCAGAATATGTTAGTCAACACAAAACTCGATGAGAATCTCAGATTTACAGATGAGGCATTAGAAAAATCTCCAATATCTATTCCGGTATCAATGGTTCCATTTCTGGAGCACGATGACCAAACTCGACTCCAAATGGCATCATCTCAGATGCGTCAGGCTATCTTGTTGAAGAAGTTTGATACACCAATGATTGGATCTGGTTGTGAAGGTTTATACACAGATCATACCCAGTTTGTAAAACGAGCCAAGAAAAATGGCGAAGTTGTATTCATTGATGACAAGTATCTGATTGTTGCATATGTTGATAATACAGTCGATGTATTTAACATTGGATATCGAAAAATCTATGTTGAAAATATGGATTTAATTAATGTATATGTCAAACAGGGTGATAAAGTTAAGGCAGGGGATATCTTAGCAGAAAGTAATTATTGCACCCAAGGTAATATCAATATTGGGAAGAATTTGCTAACTGCTGTGATGGTCTACTACGGTTATAACTATGAGGATGGTATTGTTATTTCTGACAGACTTGTGAATGAAGGATTGTTTACCTCAGTCCATTATCGGGACTTCTCCTTTACACTAACACCGGATAAAGTCTTGCTCAGTCTTGAGGAAAATAACTACAAGCCTCTTCCAGATGTATTTGACAAAATTGCAGTTGGTGAACCATATGCAATTATGAAGAAGGTCCCAGGTGGACCGACTGATTTCTGCTCTATATTTGAAGAACCCATCCCGCTGACGACAAAGAAGTCTGTTGTAATTAGCGAAGTAAATATTTATGCGAACCAATGGAATGAGGATATTCCAGAATTTAAAGATTGGGTTGAAGCAAAAATAGAATCTCAAGTCCAACGAGAAAAAGAGTTACAGGGAATTATTAAAGAGCATCTGTCGAAAGAAGATGCCACCCGGTTCATTCGTGATAACGGACTCGATAAGAGTAGTTACACGAGAAAATACAAAGCGAAGAAAGAAAAGATCAATGGTATCCAAGTCGAGATGTTTGGTTTATACACTCGCAAAATACAAGTTGGAGATAAGGTCGGAAATCGTCATGGGAATAAGGGAGTTATCTCAACCATCGTTCCACATGAAATGATGCCTCAACTTGAGGATGGACGACACGTAGATATATGTATAAATCCATTGGGAATTATTAGCAGGATGAATATCGGGCAGTTGTTTGAATTACATCTTAGTCTAGCGCTTGAAGACCTTAAAAAGAATTTGTTGGAGATGATTGCTAACAAGAAAGGACAGGCTCAACTCAAAAGATATCTTGCAGGTTTCTTTGAATTGGTTGATAATACCGAGACAAAATGGTATACATATCAGTTCTTTGAACAACTCCCTGATATAATTGATGAAAAGTTCATAAACGAACTTACATTAATACAGCCACCTTTCTCATCTGTAACGGCGACAATTCTTGAAAAAGTCTTGGAGTATACAAATACAAAATTTGAGCAGAAAGTGTTTGATCCTGTCTCTGGTCAGCATTTGGTCAATCCAATTGCGGTTGGTTATATGTACTTCTTCAGAATGGTCCATATTGCTGAATCCAGATTAGCAGCAAGAGGTATTGGTTCATATGCAAGAAGAACATTGCAACCATTAGCGGGAAGAAAAAATAAGGGCGGTCAAAGACTTGGAGAAATGGAAACAGCTTGTCTTATTGGACATGATGCTCCATACAACATCTCTGAATTCTTGACAACCAAATCAGATTGTATAGATCTGAAAAATAAGTTCCTTCGTAATACAATTGAGACAGACTTGGTTAAGGAAGATGGTAATGATGAGTCGATGGTTGCAGAATCTGTGAAATTACTAGAAGCATATTTACTTACAATAGGAGTGAATCCAAATGAACGAAACATACCCTCATCCACAGATAGCGATATATCCAGGTAGTTTTGATCCACCAACTGAAGGTCATCTTTGGATGATCTCTCAGGGGTCTAAATTATTTGAAAAACTCATCGTTGCTATTGGAACAAACCCATCAAAAACACCATATTTCAACAACATTGAACGGTTGAGAATGGTAACGGAAATTACAAGCATATTCCCAAATGTGACCACGATGTTACTTGGGAATGAATATCTTATTCACTTCGCACAAGCACAAAAAGCGAATTATCTTCTGAGAGGAATCAGGTCTATAAAAGATTATAATTACGAATCAACAATGCGTCAGATAAATGGCGGGATGAATCCGGGTATCACTACTGTGTTTCTCATCCCGCCACATTCTCTGATTGACATTAGTTCAAGTACAGTAAAAGACTTGGTTGGTCCGAATGGTTGGGAAGATATGGTTAAAAAGTTTGTCCCTGAAAATGTGTTTGATGCGATTATACAAAAACACAAGGAGAATTTAGATGTCAGAAAGAAACTCCGACCAATCAAAGGCGGACAACCGCTCTTCTTCAAACCTTCCGGACATTCAGATGACAAAACCGAGGATAAGGAGACTGATTAGACAAGTTGGTGTTGAGAACGTTATGGTTCCATTTTCATTAGAGTCAAAATATGGAGGATTTAAACCAATGACTGCTAATGTATCAATGAGAACCAATCTCGACGCTGATACAAAGGGAATCTCAATGTCCCGGCTTCTGAGGACATTAAAGAAATACTTGGATTTACCTTTGAAGAAAGAGTTAATACGGGGTATCCTTTTGGACCTGATGGAGCGAGTTGGTTCAACAGAGAGTTATATGCGGTTCGATTTTAAACTTCCGATAAATAGACCGTCTGCGCTGTCGGATAATGAATTCCCCATCTTCCATGATAGCAGATTTGAAGGACAGCTTATTAAGTATCCAGGCAAACTTGGCGACCTTCTTGAATTTCGATTCTTTCAAGGTGTTATAGTTCAATATGCCAGCTACTGTCCTTGTTCTGCCGAACTCTGTAAAGATTTGGATAAGAAAGGGAGCAATGGGTTTCCGCATGCGCAGCGGTCTTTCGCCCATATCATTACTGAAAAAGATATGGAGGAAGAGAATCATTATGTGTGGTTAGAGGATCTTGTAGAATGTGTTGAGAGAGCAATCAAGACCATTCCATATCCAATAATCAAAAGGGAAGATGAACAAGAGATTGCTCGTATCGCTGGAGAAAATCCAATATTTGTCGAGGATGCAATTCGAGGTATAAGCGATCAATTAGACGCCCTACCTGGTGTTCGTGATTGGGTAGTTAAGAGTATTCATGAGGAAAGTATTCACACCTCAGAAGCAATAGCGGTCAATTACAAGGGTGTTGAGGGCGGCTTTGATTACCATTACTTTCTATAAGGAGAAAAACATGATCGTTGAAAAAAGAGAATATACAATTGACAATCGTGGTAAGTTGACAATTTTAATTGTAGAGTCAGCAGGGACAGTAGCAGTCTTGAGAGATGGTATTGAAGGATTGAAACCAGGTGATAGATTCTTTATTGAAGACGAATATCAACTCTGTCCTATCGGCGGTGTTGAAAATGTGTGCTTTAAAGCCACGACGGCGCCTCAACACAATCCTGATCCTGCAGGAGAATACACAAGTATAGGAGTAGAGACAACCGTAGGACCTGAATTGGTTCCTTAGGAGTATTCCTATGAATAAAACAATGCGACTCGGTATTGTATTTCTATTTCTAGGTCTAATGTTTCTTTTATTTGGACTGCATGGTCATGGTGGTTGGTTCTTTATCATTGGAGGTTTCTTTGGTGGTATGGGAGCATCTAAACTATATCATGGAAATGAATCAAGAAAAATCGAGTGGAAGAAATTTTGGAGAAAGTGGGGGTGGTGATGGCGTTAACACCCGGAACAATAAAAGTTTGGTTTGAGAGTGGTCAAGCAATGGGCAAAGATTATATGATCATTGTGTGTGATACATTCAGCTATGAAGATTATCCTGTCTATGCCCACGGAAATGGTGACTTTTTAGAAAAATATTCCAGATACAATGGAAAAAATATGCAAAGAATCATGGAAGTGTACGACCTTAACATGGATATGGAAACTCAGTTAGATGAAACTAGAGCTTTCCATGGTCCCGAAGGATTTGTGTTCTAATGTCAAAATTTAAATTTGGAAAAGGTAGATCAAGAGGACAGGCTTTATTATATCAATCTGAACTAGTCTTATGTTTTAAACAAGGCGAGATGGTGGTTTACAAAAGCCGGTATACACATCCAGATGATGGCCTGACATTAATGGACGCAATAAAAACATTCGCTATAATGTTGAGAGGCAATACTGGTATTGATGTATTTGATGATTTTGTGAAGGAAGAAATTGAAGAGGCAGTTACGAAAATACTATACCGTCATTCAATAGGAGGCGGCCATGCAAGTAAGTTACAACGGGTTCATGGAACTGATCACGGACTACCAAATGATAGTGGGGTTTAATCGAGGGTCTGCAGCAATTCTCGTAATGCCTTGGAATAACCCAAATGCAGACTCTGTAGAGGAACTCACAGAAGACGAAAGAATTTGGACATTAATTTATCTCTTGAGACCCCATTTACATATGGAGCATTTTGATGCGGCTGCTGTTGATGAACTCAGAGATACAATCAAGGAGGTCTTAGACAAACACAGACCAGGAGGGTTGGTCGATGAGGCAAGACATTCTAAGATTAGAGAATTATGGGATCCCCGTGGGTGAGACAATTTATGATTACTCAACCCCGTATGGTAATTATGGGAAACCTCGTATTCCCTATGAATACAATTTTCAGTATCAATTTATAGATCCAAACCAAAAAGGTTTAAGTCTTGAAAGGGGGGATGTATTTAAATTTGGCCCACAAGTCCGACCAAAGCATGCCAGAAATCAAATGGGTGTGGTTATTGATCGGTATAAAAAAGTGAAAAATAAGTATGTGATATTCAATGACTATTGTTTAGTCGTGATGGTTATTACCGGACCGACGAAAGGTAGGACATTCAGAATGTCGATGAATTTTGTAAGTCATTTGCTAAAGACAATAGGAGGAACGAGAGATGACTGAAAGGAAGCATGTAGCGAAAACGCTAAAGAGTTTATTGGATCACCCGGTTATGACAACTGTTCTCGACAAAAGCGCCAACATCATGGAAGCCGTTGAGCAAGCGCAGAAGTGGTGGGGTTTCGATCTCTATAGTCGGAAACCCGGTGCAGCACTCCAAGATGGGGTATTTGTTGGAACCGATTTGGATCTCGCCTGCTTTCTCACAGCAATTGCTGACAGAGGGGCTGTGATTAATATCCCGACATATAAATCCATGCGCCCGAAAACCATCAAAGAGGGTGAGAGAACAGTATCTGAGTTCAACAGGCACGGACCAGTTCTAAACCTGTTAGCCAACAAAGATGTATTCTCATTCTCTATTCGGATCAAAGACGCCAACGTGGTCACCAGTGAATCTGTCGGTGATTATCGAACATATTCCCTGACAGATCCTTCTGGTGAATGGTATAGTGGTTGGAACACAATTCAGTGGGACCCGAGTGCCAAAGAGAACAAATTTCTGATGGAAAACAAACTCTGGACAGGCAACCGGGTTATCTTCAAGAACTTTGTGCATCCAAACCGGTGGACCAGTTTTTATGGGAAGCATTATTTCATAACCAAAGCTCTTATCGAGCGGCTGAATGATGAGGCACAATATTACAACCTCGTTATCAATGCTCTGCTTAAGGGCGGCATTCAATATCCCGAAACCGGAGAGGGCGCCAAAAAGCAATGGCCGAAGTCTTCACGAGAGAAGGGTAAATCAGTGAAGTTCACATCCCTTCAAGTCGAAGTGGACTTGCCTGAATATATTAACGATTATCCCGAATTTGAAGCCAATCAGGAAACTCTGGTCTCTCTGACTCAGAAACGTCGGGATATCATCACCAGAATTATTCCCAACCTGCGTTTTGCCACGAGATGTACCGAGCTCGCATTCTTCAAAAATGCCATGACAGATGAGTCCTACAGAATGCCGGCCTGGTTGTCCGGTGGCACCAAGTGGGAGAAGGATTATGTTCCTAAGGGGAAGAGAACCAAATGGCAACGTCTTGTTCTTTTCCAACCAGGTGTTGGGGAGAGAGCTGTCGCTATTCGGATGCGGACCAAAACCAAATCTGAAACCATGGCGATGAGTTATCGTGGAGGAATTTAGGATGGATAAACAAACACTCATTGACCTTTACGTCAAAGAGCGTCAGTACCAAAAAACAGTATTCGGGGACTACCGAAATGACCCGGATCTTAACCTCGCCAGCTTCTTAGCCTTTATCGAGCGTTATGTTGAAAAAGCTAAGCAAAGTTATGTCGAGAAATGGGATAGAGATTTACCGCCTTGGTTGATCGGGTGTAAAGAATCAACTGGCGGTAAACCAGGACCTGTCGGAGCATACGAAGAACTGATTAAAGTGTTTGCTCTGGCAGGTGCCGCATTGGAAGCCTATCTATCCGTCGACCCAAGTCGCTGGCGGGAAGAGGGTATCAACCCTAAATGGTTAGAACAGGAGGAAAAACAGTAATGACTGAAGAAGAAAAAACTACCACTGAAGAACCAGAAGTGGTAAAGCTAAAAGATGCGCCTCAAGAGGTGCAAGATCTTGCTGTATCAAAAGCAAGAGAGGTTTTTCATAAACTCCCTGTTACAGCGAAAGGCGATCTGACCGTTTCCAAAACACCACCTGCTGAGTTTGACAAGAAAACTGGACTCCCGCAAGTTGGTACACGGTTCATGATCGAGGGAAACTCTTTCAAAGTTGTATATGTGAACGAGGGGAAGAAACGTTTCTCGGCATCACCTGTTGATGGTCAATATTAGAAACTTTCCGACTTTTCGTGAACATATTAAAGAATAGAAACCTTTATGAAAGGAGATCGAGTTTATGAATGACAATCTCACTTCAATGATCGACCAGACTGAGCATCCTGGTTCGCTTCCAACCGGCACAGAACTGCCACAGGAACCTGAACAAGAAACTGTTGCTCAACCTGCTGGTGAAAGATTCGACATTGGAGTCGCTGCATTTCCGGATTGGTTTGATGAAAACCATTCTAGGTTTGAGCATATTGGTCATGTTCGTGTATCGATCTCAGACGTAGATCCTCGTCAGGATTTAATCTTCAAGATTCCAGATCCAAGGGGAGAAAAGTTTGAGGATGGAAGACCAAAAAAGCGGCTCCGATTATTCGAAGACGCGGACAAGATTCCGGTGTTGAATCTCCCCGGTTCGGATATGACTGTCTACAAAAACAACAGTTTCCGAATCATTTATGATCTTGGGGACGGTAAGTTTATCAAGAGTTATGGTGTAAAGACTGGGTTAATCAATGTATTCTGTGTTGACATAAACGGAGTATTGGTTCCCTATGCAAAAGAGAAAATGAAGAGGAAAAATGAAGGTATTAACAACATTGATCCAAATCTAACTCAGATAAACGCCAAACTTGCGGAGCAGGTGGACACAGAAGCACTCCAGCTCCAGTATAAACAGATCACCAAGAGTATTTCAGAAATCACAACTGCTTCGTCTGCGGTTGCTTGGTTTGCTACAAAGATTCCGGACGTCCAAGACGTCAATCATCTTCTTCAAATAGACGATGTGATAATCTTTCTAGTAAGCTAGGATGGATACTGGAGGGCGTTCTTCCCATGCGCCCTCCAGTTTTTCCGTAGGAGGACAATATGGGTATACCAGAGGAATGGTTAGAAGCGCTGAAATCGGAAGAAAATAAACGATTTTATTATATCGTTGGTGTTCGAATGAGAATGAACGAAAATATGGAACCACAGTATAATTGTGATTTCGTCATTCCCTATACCTCGGACGATGTTGAAAACACTTTGTTGGCTAAAGTCATGAAGGATAACAAATTGGCGCCGACTCCAGCTAACGAGGCAATAGAAGCTGTTGGTTTGAGTGAATTAAACTCCACATTAACTGCGGTTGGTTTTAGAGTTAGAGCTAATCCTGATATCACGGTTCATAAATTCAATTCAGAATTTGAAATCAAGACTAAGTGGTTTGACGATTACATAAAATCGGCAAGCGTATGTCAAGACGTAAGACAGAAACTCATAGAATCACGAATAAGATTGTAAGGAGGAGAAAATGAAGCATCTGGTTGCTAGTATGGTGATACTGATTATCGCGCTTGCATTAGCTATGCTTGCCGGTTGTGACACATACAAAGAAACGGATATGGAAGCAAATAAAACTTGGCCTCTAATGACGGTACAAGAGAAGCAATATTATGATTCCGTTGAGAAGGTTTGGGGTCAAAGTTATCTAGTGAATCTGCGCGAGGCAATTCGAAACAGAACAGATAAACCAATGGAAACTGCAACTCCCTTTCAGGATCTTGGACACATCATTAAATCTACAGAAGAGATTGTAATGGTCACAGGAGATGATTGGAAGTCAGAAAACATCAAGAAAGCTAACCAGGCTCGATTTAGTCGAATAGACCCAGAATGGTATCGACAAATCACCAAATCAGAGCCACCTGATTATCCAGATCCTGTAGAAGAGAAAGAAGAGGCAACGGAGAAGGTGGTTGAAGATGGTGTCCAAAAGGGTATGGTAGCAATGGTCAGAGAAGCGAATTCTCAACCATGGAACAAACCTAAAAGAGGTCAAGTGATGTCACAGTTGATTTCTGTTGACGATTACGACGATCTCAAATACTCAATACGAGGGTGTGAAGCAGCAGAAAACCGATTTAACGAAATCGTTACGTCTGAGCATCGACCACTAACAATGGTGGATTACGAAGAGCTTGTAAATTATGTTCTTCTGTGTAAAGCTCAGGCAATAAATGAATCACTGAAGGAATAAGGAATGGAGATAAACAAATCGTGTCGACTTCTCCTGCGTGATGTACATCTCTATGATATCGTTGCTTGTCACTATGAGATAATCAAGCGATTGGGCTTCGATCTATCTCATATTGACGAGAACGATAAACTCAAGAGAAATACGCAGATTGGAATTATGATGCGGGACGACCCTCGTTTAACAAGCATTATTCGTGGCATTACCAACTCTACAATTAGTGAATATCTGGCGAAAAACGAAATAACTGAAGATGAATTGATTATTCGCCAATATGACGGTGTTATTGTAACAAGACATTTGCGAGAGACCAACCTAAATATTCCCCTCGATTATCGAGCATCTTTTGACGCAATGCTCATTTCCTCAGATAGAAAAACTTACATAGCTATTCATAAATCGACTGTCAATATTAAAGGTATCCCATATAGGTATCCTGCTATGGATCAGCTATTTGAGAAAATGATAAAGGTCTGTAATTCCAATAAATATAAGATCTTTACAACATTGCAAGAAATCAGAGATGAAATTATTATGTCAGAGGATCCGAGTTTGTATGCCATCCCAGTTACGGATGATAAATGTAATATCTTTTTAAAACATTTTGGACAAACTCAAATTTCAAGAAGTATGGTAAGAGTTATGGATCCTGTTGATATTGATCGTGAACGATATTACGATTTTTATATTAAACCTTTCGCAGAGAGTCTAGTCCTAGAATTTGCATAAGGAGGCTTAAAGTGAAATTTAAGATGACGGAAGTAACTAATTCCTCAAGCACCAGCTTTGTCGTGTGGGGAATTGAAATGGACATGGACGAACTTAGAGATAAGTATGGTGAAGGCCTTGCTGAACTGAGGGAAGATGGCGGTTCTGTAGAAGACTTCTTAGAAGACAGTGACTTTTTCTGGAGTGCTGAGACAATCATGTCGAAAGCTGGCTTGGAAGCATCAAAACAATTTTATGACGACCGTGTCATGATTGGAGTTTCTCCGTTTAAAATGAAAGATGATGAAACTCTCCAACAATTCAAAGAAAGAATTTGTAAAATGTTTGAGCAATCAAACATGTCTGTCGAACCAGGAGAGTTATACCATATTGAAGAATGTTGGGAGGACAGATAATGGCTTGTGAATGTGGAAGTGAAAGAATAGCAATGGTGAACGCCAAGTGTTCCGACCTCTGCCAGTTTGTGATCGACGATTACGAAAAAGTCGGTTACGTGCAAAGCGATGTTGGAATTGGTGATGGAGATTATATTGAATTTGATTACTGCTTGGATTGTGGGAGAATCCAAGGTAAATTTCCAGTAGAAACACCCAAGAAGGAGGAAGATGGATGGTAACAATTTTGAACTTGGCAGCTGGTAAACTTCAATATCCATTGGAACATGAACTGGACTCGGACATTTTCGTAGTTAATCTTGATACGATGTATTACAAAGCCAGCGCACCCGAGGATGTTGAAAGCGCTCACAGACATTGGGAAAATCATTTTCATCCTTTCAATCAGGAGCAAAATCGCCGGCATTTTCGAAAGGTGAATTCGGACGCTTTTGAGTTTATGGAACGGACGTCAATCACATTTGACAAAATTGTATGCTACAGATTCTTGGAGCATATTAAATTTACAGACGTCCTGTATTTCATATACTTGATGTCAACATGTTTAAAGGGAAGCGGTGAAGTTGACATCATCGTTCCAGATTACGAAAATTTAGCAAAAAGAATTCTCGCAGAGGACCCAGCGAGTAAGGAATTCGAAGCTGAAAATATCATAACAACAACTGAGCTTCTCAACGAGCCAGGTTGCCCGCATGCTTCTATTTGGACAATGAAGAGGTTCGAACATTTCTTTGGAATGGAAAAGAGATTTGAGACAATAGATATCGAGCCGAACTTCGAATTTGACGGTCGTGATATTTACCTACGTTATAAAGGAAGGAGAGTTTCTTAGTGCCAAAAAGACGGGTTGGAAAAAACGTGATCGAAGTTCTAGAATTCTGTCGCAACTGTGGAAAAAAGAATCCGCCAAACAGACCCGTGTTTTGCTCAAGACAATGCTCAAAGGAGTATTATCTAAAACCCGAAGCGCGGAAAAAATATCAAGGCGGAGATGATGATGGATTTAGAAAACGTTCAGTTGAATGTATCTGTCCGAGATGTGGAACCACCCATAAGAAGTGGATGTTGTGGACCGGGAGAGGGAAACCGAGAAAGTTTTGTTGGGATTGTTACGAGTTAGCAAATAGCATTGATGCAGAAGCTGCTTAAGTTTTGGGGTCCTTCGGGTTGGTCATTTACCCAAGGTTGTGCAGGCGTTTTCATGCGCTCGTCTGCCGCCATGCGAGAAAAAGTTCTTTGTAGTCCTGCGCGTAAAATTCTGTTACTACAAGAACGTCCTTTGAGGAAAGAAGCCGGGGGTCTAATCCTGTTTAAACAATGGCGGCTACCCCCACCCTTTCAGGAGGAAACAATGAAATGGTTAAAAAAATGGTTTAAGAAAAAACCATCAATATACGACCCGCCAATAACATGTCCGAATTGTGGTTGCATTATGTTAATGATTGCAGATCCGGATGTCCATTGGAGATGTACAAGGTGTCGGAAAGGATGGTGATATGACGCAGTATATCAGTAAGGAAACTGGAGAGGCAGTTGTAATCAATGAAGATTTGCATATGATTGCACTGGTTGTTGGTGATGATTCTCATGACGGGCATGGGTTGACAGACAAAATCTTTATCTTTTCTTCATTAACATTCAAAGAACTCAAAGAGGCTTATAAGGAAGCAGTTAAAATCATTGGTTTTGATTTCTCCCGAAAAGTCTGTAATGACAGTGAAGAGAATATGATCAAAAAGAAATATAGAGACAAACTTGCTGAATTCGGAATCACATTCAAAGAAGAACAATATATGGAAGAGAACGAACTTACACCACACATCTTTGCTCAGTTATGGTTGGAAATTGTTAGACTTGCAAAACCAGATATGGTATCAATTGCATTCAGACCTTCTGAGCTTGATATTGGTGGTTATGGTGTCTTCATCTTTTAGGAGGGCAGGTTGATAATGGGAGGGCATGAAACTGCTGAAAGCTATCTAGAAAATTGGCAAGAGAAGGGTGTTTCCTTACATGTAGCAACTGCTATCAAAATTGCGGCTGTTGCTCATGAACGTCAGTTGGACAAATCAGGGAAACCTTATATATTTCATCCTTTAACTGTAATGTCTCACTTTGACGATCCGTATGATCAAATGGCTGCAGTACTTCATGACGTTTTGGAAGATACCCCGACGACGAAAGAGCAGCTACTTGGTTATGGAATACCTTTTGAAGTCATCAATACAGTAGATGCTCTTACGAGAAGAGAAGGAGAAACAGTTAAGGAGTATTATATTAGAATAAAGAAAGATGAAAGAGCCGTTAGAATCAAAATGAAAGATCTGGAACACAATATGGATATTTCAAGATTTAAAGACCGGAAACTCAGAAAGGAGGATATCAACCGGTTAAAGATGTACCACGAAAAGTATCTAGAATTATGGAGGACTATTCATGAAGTTTCGAATGAGTGAAGTAACCAACTCATCTAGCACCTCATTTATAATTGGCTCTACAGGTGATCAGAGTCTTATTACTGAAATCACAATGAAGGTCGATTTGAGTAGGTATTCGGAAAATACTATTAAGTCGTTGGAGGATCTCGACAGATGGTTGGATGACTGGTACGGTTATACACCAGATGACGTCGAGGGATCTGAGAAGGAGCAGTACGAGGCAGCAAAGACTATCATAGAGGAAGGAGGTGTAGTACACGTTTTGCATGTTAGCGATGAGAGTGATGACCCAATGGAAGTAATGTTAACCCATCAAGGTCTCAATGACCTTGACTTGCCTGAAAACGTCAAAATCATAAGAGGTGAAGGAGGATACTAAAAATGGCAGGAGAAAATTGGAAACAAGAAGGGAAAAGTCAAATGAGTGAATATGAACGCCAGTTGTTGGCAAAGAAAAAGATCATCAAGAAGTTTGTTGGTTTGGGTGTTTTGGTTGTGATCGGTCTTATCGGTCTGATACTCTCACCCAAGATCTTTGACACCGTGGAAAAGGGCACCTATCAGATCAAACAGGCGGCCGTAACAGGTAAAATGTCCGCAAAGATGGATCCGGGTCTCTGGGTGCAGGGTTTCGGTGACATTACCGTGTGGCCTACCGCTGAGACTTTCTTCTTCACCAAGGATGTGGATGAGGGTGAAGCCAAGGATGAGTCCATTGAGGTCCGATTCAATGACGGTTCTCTTTGTGATATCTCTGGAACGCTCCGTAATATCATGCCCACATCTGAGAGTGATGCCATTTCGTTGGTAACTGAGCGAGGTCATAAGACATATAATGATGTTCAAAATAAACTGATTCTCCCTCATGTGAGAAACTCCTTGCGCCTTACAGCAAACTTGATGTCTGCCAGGGAATCTTATGCTGAGAAAAGAACCGATTTTCTGTACTGGGCTGCAGACCAGATCCAGAATGGTATTTACCAAACTGAGGAAGAAACCAAGAAGGTCAAGGATCCAATCTCTGGTGAGGAAGTCACGAGAACCGTTAAGAAGATTAAAGAAGATCCGAATACCAAACTGCCCATGCGTCAGATGAATCCTCTAGAAGGAACTGGTATCAAACTGGTGAACTTTGAAATCAAAGCCTTTGAATATGCCGAGAAGGTCAAAGAGCAGATTGCGACCCAGCAGGAAGCTCTCATGGCTGTCGCTACCTCTCGAGCAAGAGCTCAAGAAGCCGAGCAGGACAAGCTGACCATCGAGGCTCAGGGTGAGGCAAAGGTCGCCAAGGCGAGATATCTGGAGCTGGAAAAGAAAGCCACCGCAGTGGTTCAGGCCGAGAGAGACAAGGAAGTTGCTGAGACTCATGCCGCAAAGAAACTCGAGGTTGCAAAACTGGAGAAGAAAGCTGCTGAGCAAGAGAAACAGAGAGACATCCTACTCGGTCAAGGTAAAGCCGAGAAGAAACGTCTGATCATGCAGGCTGACGGTGCCCTGAAACAGAAACTGGAAGCAGTGGTTGCGATTCACAAGAACTACGCCGATGCCTATAGCACAAGGAAGGTTCCGAATGTTTATATGGCAGGTGGTGGTGAAAGCGGAACCCAGAATCCGGATGACGAATTCCAGCGTTTCATGAACATGATGAACATCAGTGTTGCGAAACAGCTGCAACTTGACATGTCTGTCAAGGGTGTTAAATAGAAACACATAGTGGGGACTCTACGGGGTCCCCACATCTTCGGAGGTGACAATGTTCGCACAATTCTTAATCTATATCATTCTCTTTCTACTCTTTGTATTCGTCGCGTGGAAAATTATAGGCAAACGTTTGACTGCAAAAGTTGAGGAAGAATTGATGGAACCAAGGTCGCCTGAAGAAGAAGCTGCGCAATTGAAACTCAAAATCGCAGCACTTAAGAAGGCGAAAGAAAACCTGGAGCTAGTCCAGGAAGAAGTTGAAGTAACTAAAGATCTGACAAAAATCAAGACACAGCTCTTCAAGGCGGAGAATAGACTCAAAACCCTTGATGATAAACTTGATAATATCGGTATCCAAACCGCAGGTCAAGATGAAAAGATTCAAACCGAGACTGGTCCTGATGGATCGGTCGAAGAAGCAAAATAGAAAAAACGATCGAAAGGAGATCAAAAGATGGAAGATTTGCAAGAAATGGTCGACCAAGACACACAGGAAGGTTCTGTTGAGGAAACTGTAGAGACCAGTGGAGACCTCGACAACAACACGGACCCAAACGACGAGACCAACGAAGAGACGGATCCGAACGACGTGAGTTCGCCCGACGATGGTACCGACACCGCCACGGAAGAAGCCACACCTTCAAGACAGGGTTTTGATGAACGCGCAGAAGTGATGGGTCTTACCCCAGTAGGGGAAGAAGGTGCCTATCATTACTCCGACGAATTCTCCGAGGTCCTGTATCGTCTGCTACAAACAGGCAGCGGCGCCGGTGAAAACCTGATGGACGATATGATCGTTCCTCCCGTTGGCCTCTTCACCAAACCGGCCGGTATCGACGGAACTTTTGGATGGGTTGGGATCATTTCCCCATATTATAAGTTTGAGGGAAATGAAGTCCTGATCAACCGGATTCGTGAGTCCATCAGTGCCGTTGGAAATCCCATTATGTCAGAGAATACTGTCATGGCTCCCAACCTCGCAAGCATCCGCCACGAGATTGTGATCCAGAGTGCGACCAACGTTCCTACAGTTGGAGACATCTATCCACAGTTGATTGTCACCAACAGTTATGATGGAACCCGCGCTGCGCATATCGCCTTCGGACTCGCCTTCAACGATGGTCAACAAGATGTCCGGTTCTGCGCGCCGAACAAACTCGGCTCCCTTCGTCAGATTCACCTTGAGGGATCCCAGACGACCATGCAGGCCGAGGTTGGCGGGTACGTGACAGCATTTGCCGGAAATATCGGAGACATGATCCAGGCCAACTTCAATGAGCATGTCACAGAAGAAGACATGATGAAGATTCTGGATCTGATCGAGAAACAATCCGGCAAAACCCGACGCGAAGCCATCTCCGCCGTGATCACGGAAGAGAATCCCACTGAAGGTGTGGAGTCTTGGACGATGACGAGTTGGCAACTGTTCCATGCCATTACCCGATTCAGCACCCTTGAAACGAATCTCAATGCCAAGAAGATTCTTGAGAGTGTTGCTGAACGTGTCCTGGTCGTGCCGGCTCAGATGATGGAAGCCGTCGCCGCTCTTAGCGCTACCTCCTAGTCGTTAAGAGTATCTAACAAAAATAGGGTGTCCATTACGGGCGCCCTATTTTTTTGTTGAAAGCCTTCGCTTTCGTTTTCGAGTCCCGAAGATTTGGCGGTATTGGTCATGTAGGATCATTGGAATGAATGTGAAAAGATAGGCGATTGCACATACCCACATTTTGACTTTACGAAGTATCTTCATCGTCCTCTGTATCCAAGTATGAGTAATCATAATCTAAACCAATCTTTTCTTTAATACTGTTATATCCAAATAACGGCATCCAAAATCCAAGTATCGCATATCCAAATACGACCAGCCAAATTTGAAACCATATTGAATCTTCCATTACATACCACCCCCTTATAATGCCCAAGCGATGGATACAATTGTTACTGCGACGCCTGTGAGTAAGATTATAAAAGCATATCTCCTAGCTTTTGCTACACAGACTTCACACTCAATTTCATCTATCGCTAATAGAGGGCGTCCACATTTACACTTCTCGAGTTCCATGACACACCTCCTTGTAAACAATTTATATTCTTAGTTATTAATATATTTAGAACAGTCGTTTCTACGGACCAACTCTAAAAGTAATTTATTACTTAGTTTATATATATAGTTGTAAATTTCCCGAACAAAAAATAAAGACAAGGGAGTTTACGTAATGCCTGATAGACCATTTGCACCATCAAGGAGTTATTCTTTCGAGTTGACAATCAAAGGAATAGACTACACATCCGACCTCTATCATGTCCGCATTGCTTCCTCAATTACTGCCCCATATCAAGTAGTTGTATTAGACGTTTTTGTTGACGTCAATGATGTTATTTTAGAAGGGTTGTGGGGTCAAGATCATTGTATGTTGAATGTCATTTTGCTTGGTCAAACTGGTGTTCAAACTGATCAAATAAAAATGGACTTGATGGTTGTTGAAATGAACTTAGATGTGTCTGCTAAAGACCAGATGTCCGAAGGAAAACAAAAAGATAGAACACCTATTACAATTACTACAGTTGTTCGAGATGCATTTAAAACAATAACAACAACTGGTAATGATGTTTATGAGAATGTGACAGTAAGAGATGTCTTATCTGATTTAGTTTCTAAAGCAGGTTCAACTCTGAAAATGGACTCCTTTAATGAGAATACAGAATCTCTTCCACAGGTTGTTGTTCCGCCTACCACTCTTTATCGAACAGTATCTTATTTAGATGATACCTTCGGTTTATTTGATGGTGTTCCTGTTGCTTTTTGTGATTATGAAAATAACTTTCATGTGTTAAATCTATCTGAAAGAATGAAAAGAAGTCAAGTTTTCACCGTTACACAATTAGCAAGTGGTATGGATGCAGAAGATGTTATTGAGGATTCATCATCTGGTAAAGAATTTTATACATATACAGTTGTTAATACTTGGTATAAGGGAAATGCTGCTTATTCAGTATTAGCAAATAACATGACATTCATTTCAAAACCTGAGGATAGTTTATATTATCCTGTTGAACTAGCTCTTGACGACATTTGTGCAGACAACGGTTTAATATCTCAAAACAAAAAAATTCCTACTGATACTAATATCGCTCATAGGCAGACTTATTATATTAGTCAAACTGGTTATGAATATTCAGAAACATTTGCTAGATCTGCAATTGCAAAAAAGATAGCATCATTGTCAACAATCTCTATTACTATTGAAAAGAACTTACCAATATGGAGTTTGATCTCAGTCGGTGAACCAGTCAAATTTGTTCCTCGCACTGTTGAATTTGTTGATTTGTCCGGAAAATATATTCTCAAATCTAGTGATTTAGAATTTCAAAGAGAAGGTGAATGGCAGGCAACCGCAAGAATTTATTTAATTAGAACCAACAGAACTATATAAAAAATATACAAAAACTTTTAGGACTAGAGCCAGCGGCCCTAGTCAAAACCGAAGGTTCGAACCGAGATACGATCCTTGAACAATCAAATAATTTTGGGGCCGGCTTCTTCCAGCAGTTTCGGGGGGTCTCAAAATCATTTGAGTAGAACATGTCGTTGACTAGACGACGGATCGTATCTCAAAGTCGGAGAAGGTTCCTGTTCGGGGTGAACCTTCTTGCTTTTCCTTCATGCATCAAAGGAAAAAACTGACTGAAGTCAGATAGTATAGGATACGTAGGCGAGTCATTAAAAAGACAATGACTCCTCTCAGTAAGTAATATATATAATTGTTTAGAAATAACCAAAAACATTACGTTATTTAGAACAAACTATAAAGGAGATTCTTCCATCGATTTTACGTTGTTAATAAAGGAGGACAGATGGGTAGACCAGCTAAATCTGCTAAAACACAAGCAGAGAAATACGTACAAGAATATCTTAAATGTAAGAAATCTTTTGCGTATTTTACACCGAGATATATCCTTCTTGAACTAACAGGTGGTGATCAACACTTTACTCCTTACCAAAAACAAGTTGAGCTTACAGATTTAATTCTCACAAATAAATTTGTATTGGTTCTAAAGAGTCGTCAGATTGGTATATCCACCGTAATGAAAGCTTTTATTGTGTGGCTTACAATATTTCATGATAATGTGCATGTTGGAATCATCTCGAAAGATGCTCCAGAAGCTACCGATTTTACCAGAGATATCATTTCAATGATTGAAAAACTTCCATTGTGGTTAAGACCAAAATTTCAAAAGAATACAGAAAGGACCTTTATTCTTGACAACGGATCTAAATGTTATGCATCACCAGTAGTACCAAACGCTCCAGAAAAAACCCTTCGAGGTAAATCCATAACATTCTTGGTCATTGACGAGGCTGCCTTTATTCATCATATTGACACAGCATGGACTTCCATCATTCCAGCTTTATCCACAAACCAAATGCAAGCCAGAAAAGCTGGTGTTCCTTATGGGACTGTTTTATTGTCTACACCGAACAGAGCAGTGGGTGTAGGTGCTTGGTTTTTTAAGAAATATTCAGATGCGGTGTCCGGAGAAAGTAAAGCTTTAACACCATTTGTAATTCATTGGAAGGATATTCCAGAATTAGCAGACGACCCTCATTGGTATCAGGGTATTTGTGACTTGTTTGATAATGATCCAAGAAAAATTGAACAGGAGATGGAGCTTAAGTTTCTTAGTACAGAGGGATCATTCTTTAGTGAAGAGACTAGTGCCAGACTTCAAGAAGTTGTTACAAAACCTATTGAGAGATTTCATATTTTTGGTGGAGAAATTTGGACATTTCAAGAACCAGTTCATAAGAATTACTATTTGATTGGAGTCGATACAGCACCTGAACATGGTAATGATAAATCCGCCATTGTTGTTTTTGATTACGAAACAATGGAGCAAGTTTGGGAATACCAAACTAAATGCGCTGTTACAGATTTTATTAAAGTTGTAATGTTGGCTTGCACAAAATATCCTGGTCAAGTAATTATTGAATCAAATTCATATGGAAATCATGTTGTTGAAGCTGTTTATCGTTCAGAATTTGCTCCAATGGTTTACAAAGAAAAACGAGGATTAAATACTGTAGTACCAGGTCTTAGCACTAATGCTAAAACTCGACCTCTAATGATCGATTCTTTATATTCATATGTAACTGAATTTCCAGAAGTGGTTAAATCACAAAGACTGTCTCTCGAACTTATAGGATTAATTACTAAACCAAATGGTAAAGTTGAAGCCGATATTGGTTGTAGAGACGATATCGCAGTAGCTACAGCTTTGTGCACATATGTTAGAAAGTATGATCCGCCTCTATTGATTCATAAGGGTTTCACCCATAACATCCAAGGTGAATTCAAAGATATTATAAGCACAAATACTGACGCCTATCTTGATGAAATGACAAGCTCAAAAGTCATACGACACGTCAAGGATCATAACATAAGCGGTATAGTCGACGTGATGAGTTTTTATCAACAAACAGGAGCCTCTGCTGATGAACAAGAGCAAGAAGACAAACAAACCGGAGCTTAATGAATTTTACGCTCTTCCTATACCATTTATGACAAAAGTGGTAGCAGTCGTTGATGGTGAAGAGCTACGCGGTTCAAATAAATTAAATAAAAAATTCTTAGAAGCTATGTCGAAAACAAGCAGAGCGAAAAGACTTGTTCCGACACTTTCTAAATTAATAGATTCAAAAGGATTTATTCCGGCGTTTGGAGATAAAAGTATCTTCAAGCTTATGAGAAAAAAGCAATATCCTTCTGATAAGCATCCAAGCACAGTAGCATTTTATTCACCAAGATTCCGAACAATTGTTCTTTGTTTTGATGCAAACATTAAAGCGGGTTATGCTAGTAATGATTATCTTGCTCGATTAGTGACACATGAAGGAATGCATAAACTAGCGACAGAAAACCCATCAGCTTTTTTCTCTATATTCAAAAATGATTTGAAGAAATATTATACGGCTGTGTTCACACAACTTCTATCTCTAAAACAAGAACCAAAGGAAATGGACGAGATAGTTAAATTTATCTTTTATAAAGTTGAACATAACCAACCATGGAGAAATACAACACTTTCGAATTATCATAAGATGTTACTCACGAAACTAAGTAAATATACAACATTAAATGAGAAGCAGTTTGAAGGGATGATTCGAGATTTTATTGTTACATGGAAAGTTTACACCAAAAGTCCTGCGGTTTTATATAGAAACCTCAGACAGTTTATACATACAATTAGACCTCTGATCTATGGGTATCAACAAGTTTACAACAAATACGTAGGCAGAAATTTTTATGCTCAAGAAATTGGGTTGCCTTCAGAAGTTATTGCAATGAGATCAGAAATTTTGCCTGACGCATTAACTGTCAAGGCTTTTTCCAAACTAGCATAGAGGTAATCTAGTATGGCTAATGACAATGATGACATCTTAAAAGCGGCTGATCGAGAAGCCAAAGAACGCTTGCGACACATTGATATGGTTACATCTAATGTAGCCAAGTTGCGCGCTGAAATGAACCAAAAGATTGCTGCAGTTGAAAGACAATCTGCTAAAATGTCCGCAATGACGGATAGAAATCTGAGTAAGCTTAGCACAGACGTTACATCAATTAAAGGCGGGATGGCTAAACAAAATCAAGCCATCAAAACTGTCGCAAATCAGAAAGGTGTTAAAGAAGTCCAATCATCTGTAAATTCTATGTTACAGATGATGACAAAGTCTGTTGATCATCTAGCGAGAGGTGTGAAGTCTACGTCTTCGGAGACGATGCGTGTTACCAAGGACGCAATATCACAATATGGAAAAGCGATTAGTGAAGATATTAGCATCAATAAACAAAATGCTGTCGCAATGGCGATGGCACAAGCTACTCCACTTTTCGGTTATTTTGTTGGAAAGTTTATGGATACCGAAATATATGGAGATTTTACAAATAAGATTAAACAGAAGTTTAGTGATGCCTTTAAAGCAATTGCTCCAATGTTTACTGGAATCTTCAGACAGCTTGGGGAGAAAATGTCCAACCTCAGATACTTATTTGGGAGAGGACCGAAAGTTGATTATTCTGAAGAATCATTAGTAGCAATGGGCAGTACGGCAGCAAACGTACGAAGAGCTGGGAAGAAGGCTGAAGAGTTAAGAACACGCCAAATACAGAAAAAGAAAGTTCCAAAGCTTCAAGAGGGTGGCGTAGTTAGGAAAACAGGACTTGCAAAGGTCCACCGTGGTGAAGTTGTAATGCCTATTGAGGAACTTTTGAAAGAGATTGATCAGCGAATGGAAAGTGGTGGTGATACAGCTCTTTCAAGAACATTCATCGGCGGTTTGACTGTCATGTCGCAAGAGATGGCGCAAATAGAAAAATATGTTGCTCAAGCACAGAAGGATAAACCAAAAGAACAAAGAGGTCTTGTCGGAACATTTGTAGACGCTTTCAAGAAAGCTAAAGACCCTGATACAAAGTGGCAGGACCGACTCTTACGTGCTATTCTTGAATTGAAAACTGAGTTAGTTGGAACGACTGACCGTTGGAGATTAGCATGGCAGGAAACTCTTATCCAACATCCCACCTTCCGTAACCTTTTAACATTAACTAAAGGGTTTCATGATGCTATCTCATTTCCACTAAGATACTTGTTCACAGCGCGTGGCGGGTATATGGGAGAATGGAGGCGAGCAACACGTAGTAAAAATGTCTTTCATAATATAGTGGGTGGTCTTGGTTTAATGTATACTAACTGGTCGCCAAAATTTGATCTCATGGCGAAAAGTATGAGTCAATTATCTGACGAAGCATATGAAGAAGCGACCAAAGACAAAACATATACAAAATTTGAACAGTTAAAAGCATGGGTTGAAGGAAAAGAAAAACCTGGCGGACCGAAAAAATCATTCGGCGAGACCCTGTTTAGTGCATATACTGGCTTTATGGGTCTAGACCGAGATGCTCTAGAAAGTGCTGGTATTACAACATTCGCTGATATGACTCCAACCAACATCATGAAAAAGGCTGGAGTATCATCAGATCTTCTAAAACAAAGGTGGCGAGAAGGACTTACCGGAGTAAGATCTGAAGTAAGTGCTGTTGGTGGAGCGGCAAGGAGAAAAACAGAAGCATTTTCAGGACTTATAAAAGATACCATTCAATCCATGGTATTTGATGCTATAGTTAAAGGTCGTGGGGCAGCTAGAAGAACTGCCCATAGATGGAGAGGAGTAGACAAAAAACAATTAGCTGTTAAGTCTGCTCTATTTGCAGCATCTGGTGGTTGGACCACTGGAATGGGTATGGTTGGTGAAGGCGGCAGGTTCGACAGAGAAGCTTGGGAACGTAAAAAACAATCAGTTCGAGACCTTCCAGAAACAATGCGCGGGATGCCAGGCGAATTTAGAAGAGACCCGAGAGGGATGGCGAAAAAAGCAGGTGGGATGGCATTTAATTATGGTCTTCCTGCTTATATGCTTGGAAGCAGATTGGTTCCAAAACTTCAAGCTGGTGGTTTTATCAAAAAGACTGGTCAGATTCTTGCACATAAGGGTGAACTCATTTTACCGGTTAGAAAAGTATTTGAACTTATTCATACATTTGCCGTCTCTACACATGAGATAGTTCAAAAACTAGAACCTCTCACAAAACTTAAAGGGATCTTTCAAGATTTAAGTAAAAATATTCAAGAGTTGGCTCCAAGGTTAGCAAGTGCAACTATCGGTGGTATTAGAGCTGCTGCCGCTGGAGTTGGTGCAGCAGGACAAAGAGCAGCCGGAGCTTTCGCTGAATTTGATCCTCTTGGAAGATTAGTAAGTGGCGGTCGTGCTGCTATAACTGGAGCAAAACAAAGAGCATCTGCTGCATTTGAGGGAGCTTTTGAGAGAGCTAAAGGATCCAAAGAATTAGTAAAATCCAAAACTCCTTTTACATTTGCAAAAGCTTTAGCTGAGAAGACCAAGTTTGGTCTTTCAATAATGGGGTTTTATGAAAAAGCTCTGCAGCTAAAACACGACATGTATCAAAAACGTGTTGCTAATCGTGATCAAAAGATTCGTCAGAAGATGGATCAACGAATTGAGATGTATGATCTAAAAACTAAAGAGAGATTAGCAAAACATGGAGAAAGAACAGAGAAATTCTTTGAAAAAGCAAATGAGCGTGATCTTTTATTCTTAGAAAGAACGGTCAAGAATCGTGAAAAAGGTTTTGAGGATCAAAAGAAACGAGAGTCAAGATGGGCGACATTCAAAGAAAAATTAGAACTGAAATTTAGTAAACGAATGGCTCGATTCAGAGAATGGAATGCTTTCCGTTCTGTTCGAGATCAAAATAAAATATTTAGAAGTTTTCAAAAGAAGATGTTGAAAGATCGTATCAATGCAACAAAAGAGGTTGCACAGATACACGAAGACGCTCGTAAGAAATCTCTTGACGAAGCGAAAGCTGCTGATAAACGTCATCGTAAAGTTCTTAAGTTTTATCAACGTCTTCATAGTTGGTCTGCTAGACGTGAAGAGAGACGACAAAAACGAATTTTAAAAGCGCAAGATAAGATGGCTAAAAAACGTGAAAAATTGCGCTCGAAAGTTGAAAAAATAAGAGAAAAAATTGAAAAAGAAAAATTACGTTATGAAAGAAAACTGGAGGCACAAAAAGCTAGATCACAGTCAAGAGCTGAACGCAAACTCCAGAAAATGAAATTGAGAGTAGAAATTGCGAAAGCTAAACAACAAGCAAGGCGAGATAGAAGAAAAAATAAGATTGAACTAAAACTAGAAAAAGAAAAAATGAAAAAAGAGCGAATCGCGGCTAGAATAAAAGCGAAAGCTGATATTGCTCGTATGAAGATCGAAACGAAAAAACTAAAAGAACAAATGAAAGCCGAAAGAAAACAGATGAGGAAAGACATCTGGCAGGCTAGATTTGAGAGACTTAAAGCTAGAAAAGAAATGTGGGCAGGCCGTTGGAAACGACTTCTTGACTTTCCTTCCAAAGTTGTTGAAATTGAAAAAAGTGCGAAAGAAAGAACAAGAAAACACATGTCAATTGCGAAGCGTCAACTTGATAGACTTACAACAATTGGACAATTCCAGAAAAAGATTGCAAAATCATTTCCAGGCATTGCAAAACTTCTTACTGGTATGAAAAAAGGTTTAAAACGATTAGGAAACAACTTTGTCAAATATTTATTATTAGGTCTGCAATTCCTCGGTAAAATGTTTGGTCCTATTATTGGTTCACTTGGTGCAGTTCTCACGACACTTGGTGGCGGTGCCCTTGCTATGATTAAGGGCGTACCAGGAGCAATTGGTTCTGGTCTTGGTGCCATTGGGGGCGCAGCTAAAGGTTTAGCTGGTGGGAGTATGCTTGGAGCTGCTGGAGTTCTTGGTGGCGCAGGTGGTCTTGCTTGGGGCGCTTTAGATGCATGGAAGGGCACAAAGAAAGCAAAAGATTGGGGAACTTCAAAAACTGGAGCAGGTATTGGTGGTTTTCTTGGCGGAACAGGTGAAAACTTCACTGCTGGTGGAGCATTAAAAGGTGCTGGTAAAGGCGCACTCATCGGAGCAGGAATTGGTTCTATTGTTCCAGGATTTGGTACAGCAATTGGTGGAGCTATCGGAGCAATTGCTGGCGGAATTCTTGGATTTATCGGCGGTCAAAATATTGCTAAAGCAATGGACTGGATCGGTGGTAAAATCAAGGCTCTAATTAAGGGTATTGTTGGTTTTATTCTATTCCCGTATACAATGACTTGGAAGATTATTAAATGGGCAAAGGGTAAAATCGTTGGCATGCTTTCAAAGATCCCATTTGTAGGAAAACATATAAAGAAATGGGCAGAGGGCAGTTCCACTGAAGAAAAGGCAATGGCGGCCGCAGAAGATGCTCAAAAGGGTGGAGCATTAAAAGAGAGTCTACAACGTGGTGGTATTATTCGACATGCGGTCAATGCTGATCTCCATCCAGGAGAAGCAGTTGTTCCTCTACCACCTGGAGTTGCTGAATCAATGGCGAGGTCAGTTATGAGTCCTGCTGACTTAGCTAAACGTCAAGCTGGAATGGATATTGCAAGGACTCGAGCTGGAGTTAACCCGTTGCTAGCAGATGGAGTAGCAACAAGAAACGCAATGGGTCAAGGAAATGGAGCAGTCGTCACAAGCGTGAATAATGTTGTAAATGCAGTTGCCTCTAATAACAGAACCGCAGCTACTAATGTTGCTGGTGGAGGAATGTCTGGAAGATCTGCTGGAAGTGGCGGTATTGATTATGCAGCGCAAGTTGTTATGGGAGATATAGGATAATGGCTTCACAAAAATTTAATCCAACGTCACCGGCGAATCAGAAATATTCTATTGATTTTGGAGATATTGGTTCTATTGACATCTCTATTCAAAAAGAGCAAAGAAAAAGGCGAGATCGATTGTCGTCAAAAGAAGCGAAAAGAAATAAAAATGCTACCAGTCCGGCAACCAAACTTGAACCAATTCTTGGACTTCCGCCTGGTGACCATACAACTGAAGATGTGATTAAACAATCAATGCCCATTGCTAGAATTATTCCTTGTGAACCAGAATTTCAACCGGGGTTTACACTTTTTAGACTCGCTCCGAAGCAGAATTTATATCTTGACCTCCTAAATTCGCATGGTTTCACAACAGAGATGCCCTTACAAGTTGCATTTCTAGCTGACAATTTTCCAACTGACACATTTGCTAACGAATACGGTGAAAGTTTCTTACAGAGAGCTACGGATGTTGGGTCTGCCGCCGCTGGAGAGATAAACCAGATAATGGGGACAAAGCGAGCTACAGACGCGTTGAAGAAGATCTCAGGCGCATTAAAGGGTGCTGAAACTGAGAGCAGCGCAGTTAACATGGGAATGAAAGCAATTGGTTCTGGTATTGAGGGAGTCCAGAGTGCTGCTACAGCTCTTGGAAATATGCTTGCTGATAGCTCTGGTGGTGCAGGTAATATGATGAGGGGCGGTGCAGATATTGTCAATAAAATGCTTGCAGGTGCAAGAGTTGATTTTCCTCAAGTTTGGAAGAATAGCGGTTTTGCTCCATCATATACAATGACAATTAGACTGTATAATCCAAATCCAGCAAGTGTTCAATCTACAAGGAAACACATTATTGGTCCGTTGTGTGCTTTGATGCTCCTTGGCGTACCAAGAACTTTAGATGGAAATACTTACAGTTGGCCGTTCTTACATAAAATTAGAGCTCCTGGTATCTATAATCTTGATCCAGCTTTTATTTCTAACATCACAATTATTAAGGGTGGTGACCAACAATCTATTGCGTGGAACCAAAGACTTGGAATGGTTGATGTAAGGATTGATTTTGGAAGCTTGTACAACAGTATGATTGCTGGGTTTAATTATGAATCAAAAGCCAGACCAACTGTACAGAATTATCTTGACGCAATGGAAGATGAAACAAAAGTAAATCAGGGTATTATGTATAAGGATGATACTGGTAGTTATTACAACGAAGGTATACAAACAAACATGGCAGACAAAAACATGGCGAAAAATTTATCTAAACAAGATCCTGATCCTGAAACGGAACCAGCTTCAAGGGTTTCTAGCACCAATTTAGCATTAGAGTCTAGACTACAATCAAGATTTATTTCAGTTTAAACATTTTTTTCAATTTGTCAGCAGTGAGACCACACAGGTCGTTTCTGAGGATCATGGTAAGATAAAGAGCAAGGTAGGAATTGATTGAAAATTTTGTTTGATTAGTAAGGCTTTCATATTTTTGACTGTATTTAATATCTTTTAATACTCGCATCAACAATTCATGGACTTGTTGTTTGAAGTAAATTTGTTCTCTCGTTCTTTTTATTCCCATCAATTTCTTGATGTAAATGTAGTAACCTTTTCCGCAAATAGAACGTACTCCTTTTAAATCTTTCAAAAACAACTGCAAACACATTCGAACATTGTCTGTATATTTTACGTCGCAGAGTTTAGAGGCTATTTGTGTAGCTAAAGCAACACTAATTTTTGTTAACTTTTTAGCATCCATCAAAGCTTTCTTGTCAATTTCTTTATAGACAGTAACTTTCTTAACAATATCATCAACGACTCTTGTAAACCTCTCTTGAGATTGGATTTGATATTGATTTTCATCATCAGTTGGTTCTGGTTCTGTCTTTATTCCCGCCCCTTCTTTTGCAGCTTTATAATAAATTGCTGCGAAACTCTTCACGCTCTGACTAATTCTTGTTCTATATTCAGTAATGAACTTGGAGATTTTATCTTTATTAAGAGTTTCCAAACCAACTGTGTGTCTTTTAATCATTTCTTTTGATAAGAAGTAAATTCCATTACCAATAGTTTTCTCTCTTGAAAATAAATGCGTCTTTGCAAGATTTTCTAAAGCATATCTGAAATATTCTTCGTTGCAATGAGGAATTTGTCTGTACATTAAGTTCGCATATTCTCTAATACCAAATAAAAGCATCATGGTTGGATAACTACCACGATATGCCTTATTTTGTAATAATGTATAAAGGGCAAATACATAAAACATACGAATTCTATCAGTAGGGAGAAGACGAGTTGCCTCAGGCATTCCTTTCCAAAAACGCCTTGGAAAAACCTTTAAGTCTGCGTCGGTAAGACCATATGTTTGTAGAAACTCATGATAATGTTTGTGGTGGGCTGGATAATAACATGGTTCACTGAGTCGCATTAATTCCGTACCGGCTGTTTTATGTAGATATCTTTTTAACTTTGGGTAATTTATTTTTGCTTTCTCAAGTAGTATATCCATATTTATTCATCCACTGATGATAGAACTCTCACGACAATATTGTCTGTTGTAAAGTATACATACTCAGGACCATACTCTAATAATTGTTCTTGAGAAAATTCCTCAAGTTGGAAGTTAAAGAAAATATTTGAAGTTGGTTGAATTAATCTACAATGACTCACACCATCAACACTCTGAACCACATCAATTATTTCTGATCTAAAAATAGATGCTTGAGGACCAAATCTATCTGAGAATGTTGAATATAATTCTGACTTGACGTCCTCTACGATTCTAGCTTCTGTAGCATCACTTTCCGTGTCTCGCATTACTTCAACTTCAATAGTCAGTGGTATTTCATAAGTTGGAACAACCCAACCCTTCTGTGTATAGATATATTTTGATCCCTTTGCTGTAACTGTTAAAATATCGTTTGTGTTTGGTGTATTAAATGTCCATGATTGAGCTGTTGAATCTATGCATAAAGCAATATCATCTTTGTGACCATCCCATACACCACCCTCATGACCACTTACAATATATCGATCACCAACACTTCCTATTGGGACCGTACAATCTCCTATATCAATAACAGCTTGTTTTGTAGGTGTATTCAATAACATGTTTTCCATAGTTCCTGTGGTATTACAAAACTTGACATTTACAAAGTCAGTCAACATTCTGTAATTTACAAAATCCATGGATTGTAAAGTAGCTTGCATCACTTGAAGCTCAAAATCTCTTTGATCAATACCATCATAATAATCTTTCTTAACAACCGGAATATCATAAACGATTGTGCTAGTGCCATCCATCACAGCATTGGAGAGCATAAACTCATCAAGATTTTGTCGAAATACTAACGATGTAGAGTATTCCGAGATAAGTCCTGTTGGATTGCTTATCCTAAAATAATATGTATTGTTCCCATCTGGTACATCAGTATATGGATTAAAAGTGTATTCAAAATATCCACCATTTGCACCGGGAACATTTGTCATTGTATAAGCAGTTTCATTTTCCACAATCGACATTTGACAAGAACACAAATTATAATCTGACTCAGTAGAATAATAACTTAATCGATATCTAGCAGTGTTTCCACTTTTTACAACTTCAAGGTTATTAACATATAAAGAATATGGATTGCTAGCAAAACTCTGGACAAGCACAGGGACAATATCGATAGCAGACATAATATAATGATAGTATGCTACAGAATTCATTATCTCTGTTGTCATATCAAATAACGTATAATAATCTACTCCATTGATTGAAATAACTGTATCTCTTGGAATGTAAGATGAACCAAGAAGCTCATACAAAGCATTTCTCATCGGGACTAAGGAATTCGAGAATTCAAGAGAAGTGAATAATTGTATTTCATTAACAACTAAATCAGACCGTTTCAAAACAGGAACAGAGTTCTGAGCTAATGGTGACCCTGTTATAATTGTATCTGCATTTTCGAAGTCACTTTGTGTTACTAATCTGTTAAGAGCCGTCAGTGAAGCGATGGCGTTTTGTCTTGTTGCCTCCAGATCTTCTTCGTCTGCTCCCCCGCTTGCTGGAGATGGATTTATAACTGAATAATTAACAGTCTGTGTTACAGGTGGTGAACCCTGTTGGGTGTAAATTCTCTCTCCTTGAGTGATAGATCCAGCGATAACATTCCCATCAGCTCCTTCAGTCTCAAGAATATTTACAATTACTGTAGAACCTGGGGTTGGTTGAACACCAATTAAACCATTTCCAAAGAAAACGGACACACCATCGTCCGTCCTTCTATACACATACCCATGATCAGATGATGACATAAGATAAAGACTATCAAATTGGTCATAAAGTAGTCCGCTGTCGCTCGGATCTGATCCAGGTTCTTTTACACGAACTTCAATAGTAGAAATTTTTCCATCAAAAGGTACGTTGATATTTGTAAACTGATAAATTTGAAGATCTGAATCGATCTGGAATTCTTGTTGTGTTGTTTTATATTGTCTGACAGGCATTAAAAAAGTGAACTGCATGTCAGATGTTGTATCTACTTCAACAGGTAGAGGATAAATTCGCCCATCCTCATTGACTGTAATAGAAACGGACGCGTTATTTGTTACAACAATTTCAGTATCATAATACGGTTGGAATAACACGTTGTCTGCTTTGAATTCAAACCCTTCATCAATTGAAAATGTTACTGTTGGATCTGAAAAACCAAAAGGAATAGTAACAAGTAAATTAGCACTTGCATAAGATGCTGCAGCTGGTCGGTATCCAAGGAATGCAGCCAAATTTAATACTGATTCTTGGAGTTGAGCTCTTGTTAGAAAGAATTCTCGATAAACGGAAGTTTGGTAGAAGAGGAGATTTGATGTTAGAGTAGCGATAGTGTCTATCAAGAATGAGAGAAATGAAGATTTTGTCAGATCCACATTTTCAAGCTCGAGATAGCTCTTCATGAATTCGATAATCTGATCTCTTGTTTGGTCTCGAGATAGATAAATTTGCGTTGAAATATCTGTCATAACAATCCTCTAAATTTGGTAAAATCCTGAGTTTGGGTCCCACAGAGCTGTTAATCTATCTCTCAATTTATCATTTCTTGAGAGAAGTCTTGCAAGGGACAAACCATCTTCTAAAGTATGAACTTTCTTGTCATAATCAAAGAACACATAAGTATTAGAAACTTGAAGATCAGCCTCATGTGTATCTGAACTATGATGAGGTCGAATTGTTAATTTCCAAAATCTCTTGTCAGTATTTGGGTGGATCTCTCGGCCTTCTACTGTGAAAAGTGGATATGTGTTATTAGTTGGTCTCATATATGCTTGTTCTAACTTGACTAGATCACCAGCATAGGGAGTTATACCATAAGAACTGGGGAATACAAATGTTGAGGTTTGCTCCTTATTGAGACCTATTTCTTGACCATCAAAACCTGTATTGATTTCGTCAAAAAAGTAGACAGGTAAGAGAAGATATTTGTTGAACTTAAGACCAGTGAGATTTCCTAACCATTCGTAGGGTCCTCCCATGAGGTCTTCATCTTCCCATACTGTATCGGTTCGGTCAATATTGTAATAATTGATTAAGAATGCTACTCCGGTTTTGGAGTAGTAATCGTAGACTAATTGTTGGTAGTCATGTATGTAACTATACAATCTCTCCCAATTTTGCATGACAACCATCTCCTAATATATGTTTAATACTAACACCCAGTAGGGACGCGCTCCTTTGTCCTTAGAGGACGTTTTGCGCCTTTCTGGCTCTTTCTTTTGCTTTATGTGTTGCAATACGGACTCGACCTTCCGCCTTTGTGAGTTTCGTTCTTTGAGATGCTATTAACTTATAAAGTTTCTTTTCACACTTTTTATGTTTCTTTGGGTCATCCATCTTTTTACATTTATGAAACTCTCTTGTTAACACTCTGATTGAGTCCGCGATGGCTCGGTATTTACAATGAGCATAAGCCAGATTTTTATTTGGAACCTCAGAAGTCTCAACACGCTGAATGCATTTATACCTTGCCACATCAACAAGATAATTGATCGCTAAAGATAAACCCGGCATAGGAACTACAAGAGATGCAGCCATCAACCCCATCTTTAGAGTTTTCTCAGCTCTTGCATCAACTTTAACAGGTGGTGGCATTTCTGCTTCACCGAGCTTGTTATTTAATTTTAGAAGTGTAGCATCAGGCATATGTTTGATGCCATGATATAATTTAACATGATCTTCAAACGGTAATTCCTTTCGAATAGTATCACTCTTCGCTATTGCTTGTAATAACTTATCACGAATTGGATCAACGGTTGGATTATCCATTATCCTTCCTCAGGCGCTGCTGCGGGTCGTTTGCTAGCAATGAGATTTGCTCTTGCATTCTGTAATTTAACTAATTGTTTCTCTAATTTTTTCGACCATTTTACAAGAAGTTTGTTTAATTTCTTCTCACATTTGATTGGATTACGACTGTCACCGCAGCGATTCATTTCTCCTCGAATATCTCTTATGATATTCTTGGCAGCTTTAACTTGACACTCATATCTACATACTTTTCTTTCTTTAGATTGACCAAACCTCTTGAGACATACTTGCCAGCACGGATCGGTCATTTTTCTAAACAAATAGTATGCGAACATGGCTACTGCTGGACCCTTAACCATTCTACCAAGGGGTCCTTTAGCAAGCACACCACCAGCAATTGCCGCAAGACCGTATTTTATAAATGCTTTGAATTTAGATTCAAATTGACGAATACCAATTTCATTAAGAGGTTCACTATTGTAAAACACAGCAGAGACAGATTCTTCATAAGTCATTGCACCAATCCACTCGACCATTTTTACTTGCTCTTCAAATGATAATTTTTCATGGATGGTTTTACTTTGGGTAACTGCGTCATATAGAGCTCTCTTACAGCTCCATTCAACTAATTGTCTGTCAAACTGCATGGGTCATCTCCTACTCAAGTAGATTTAAATTATTTGGGTCAATCGTTGCGCTGAGTTCACCAACTTCACCTTGATACCTAGCTTGAATATCAACAACAACACCTTTACGGTTATGAAGAAATGAGATGTCTACGCTAACGATTGTGGCTCTGTCATCATATAAGGGAAGTCTGAACAACACTTCTTCTCTTATCGCCTCAACAGTATCTTGGTCGGCTGGAGCAAAGACATATTTATAAACGTCGCTGCCATAATCAGGATCAAAACTAGCGGATCGTAAGGGAGTCATCAAAATATTTCTCCAAGAATTCAATATAACATTTAAATCTGTTATACGATTGAAGTCGCCGGATGCTGCTATTGATGACGTATAATCTGCAATACGACCTTTAGATCCAACTATGTGTTTTTGAAACCTTTCTAATATACCAGCCATTATTTATTTGCTTCCTCTTCCATCATCTTTTGTTTTTCTTCCTCTAAATCTGACTTCCATTTGAGATATGCATGGAATTTACCGATCGGCATAATCATAACCTCAGGATATGATTGTCGACTCATCTCCATACAAGTATAGATATTTGCATCTAAATTTTTCTTAAACTGCTCTATACCATCATACGCTATACAGTATGCGAAAAAAGGCAGACACCAAGTCGATGTCTATCACCTCCTCCGCCCCGCAGTGAGTACAAAAACTGCGCATTTTCAACTCAATACCATACTGACCAAACGTGTCCATGTATTTCTTATAAATAGCTCGTTTGTCCATAGCAGGAAGAGTCAAATAGGCGTCAAGGATATCAGATCTATCATCATAGACCTTTGGTTCCTTTTGTGCTTCAATATCTTGTTCGAACCTTGCAATAATTAATGTCTCTGTTACAACTTCCGGAGTAGCGTTTGGTCGACTCCCTAACGACTTCATAGAATTTGATTCATCTGCAAGTGTTGGTTGTTTAATAACAGCCGTAACACCTTTTGAGATTGGGAGTTTAACTTTTTCAGTTTTAGAGAGAACGGTTTTACCTGGATAATGTTTAAAAGAAAATGTGTCGGACGCCTGGACCGAAACAGCATAATCTTTTCTACATGAAGAACAAGTAACATCATAATCTCGTATTTCACCATACGAAATATGATAGAGTCCATAAAGAAGAGCATCTCTATCCTTCAGTGTTGTACCCTGCATAAAACTATTGAAGTCTTTGATCGATGTTGGCTTCTTAACCATTGCCTCAAACAAACACTTGTTGAGATGATCAGTCACCTTTTGTGGTGTAACGAGACTTCCTTTAAGACGTTCTTCTTCTTGTACGTTTAATGAGCGCACTGTGAAAGACTGTTTTGTCTGCGGAGTAATAACTTCATACTCCGGATACGTTAGATTAAATCCTTGGAATGGCATTGTAGAACTCCTTTCATTCTGATCTATTTATGTTATTCGCAAAAAGACCCGCTTAAACTCAATGTCTAAGCGGGTCTTTTCTCATGTATTTGGTTAACCTATTTGTTTTTTGAGCGTTGTAACTTGTTTGTTGATAGCTGTATTACAACGACCATCTTTATCAGCGCCAGCCAGACAACAGTGGCACATTTCTAAACATGCCTGCATGGTGGCGATTTGAGCCTTGATGCCCTCTTCTTTACTCTCCTGAGTTCTATATGCTTTAATGCCAGCATATTTTGCTGTAGCAATTACAAGAGCAGGAGTGATGGTTTTTGCATCTTCCTTGGAGATTTCAATTTTATTCTCTCCAAGCTTGATCTGAGCCATATCGAATTGATGCATCAAAAATTCAAGAGTTGAAACAGAAGACGTTAATCCACATGAAGAGATGGGACCAACTTCATAAAATAGATCCATTGTTTCTTGCTTTCCAATAGCTTCAGCAAATAGATCTGCATTTGTGTGGACAATCTTCCTGAATGCGCCGAATTGATCTGACTCAGCAACATCGTCGTATTTCTTTTCAGGAATGTTACCCTCAACTACCATTGTAATAATCTGGTAGTCAGAGGCTTCATTCATGATGAAGTTTTTTAGATGTGTCCTAGCTTCAATTTCCATGTCCTCGGTGAGGTCGATAACATCTCGCAATGCGACTCTACAACACCCAAGGAAGATAATTGATTCGGACAATTTTTGATCCTTCATCTCTCTCATTTCCTCCTAGTATTTACGCTGTAGGTTTATAGTCGTTCACATGTTGTTTCGCAGACATGTACATTCCATCAGCGAATCCTTGACATTTTTCAAGGACCCATGGTTCATGCCACGCATAATCGACATTGAATTCAATTTCAATGTCGAGTCGTCCAACGGTCTCGACATCACTTGTGAACAAGTCTTGCGGGTCTTTAGCAGGGAACATGCCGTCATAACAGGCGTAATATTCCACAGTCTTTGCATCTGGAGCTGTAGTCCAGTAATACATTAGACCGGAGTAGGTTTTCTTTGTGTAACCATCACCTTGCTCGCCGTCTTCAAGAATATCCGTAATACCAGTTCTATAGTCACGAATAAGTTTTACCCATCCGTGCATAATCTCGAGGATAGGAAGTTTGTTCATTTCAAGGAATTTCACCGTTACGGTATTACCATAATCGATGTTTCCTGGGACTGCCCATTTTACCCCACCAAGTCCGGTGTATTCGATCTTATTCAATGTTCCACCCGGTGGTGTTACGGACAGACAAGAAGCGGCGAGGACTCTTTGAGCCTCAGGCACGCTTGAAAGACCGCTATTTTGTACGTAGCTCAAAAGAGCAGGTGGCAATTTGTCGAACCAAACAAAATGATACCCTGTTACATAAGGGTCAGCCACACCCACGCTAGTACCACCAAATTTGCGGGTTAGAATGTTGTTTTGTAGTTCAGCGAATGAATATTTCATTACTAAATCCTCCTTACGATTTGTATAACTATTGGTAGCTGCTATTCGCTGGCTTCTATGGTTTCAATAAATTTCAGTGTCTTTTCCCAGTTACCAGTAAATCTAACTCCTCTATCGTCTATATATGCGATAGCACCAAGTTTTTCTGATGTAATCATATCAAAATAAATATCATGGCGTTTCAGCCATTGTTCCATATCCGATAGCAACTGATCTGTTTGTTCTGGGCCGTTGCTTGAAGTTGAGGCTCTTGTTGTAAAAATAACTATGGTGAATCGTCTGCTCAAAGAATCAATAGCTTCCTTTGCACCAGGAATTGCTTCCTCATTTAATTTGCCATCATTCCACCCAGTGTAATTGTGTATAACCCCATCAAAATCAATCATTAATCGTTCGCGTTCCTCAGGCACGTCCGTCTGTTCTCCGTAGATGACTTTTCTTAACACCTTATGTTTCTTATGCGGCGTGTCCATCGGAAAAATGGATTCATCTGATGATTGTATTTGCTCTAAATATTTGTTTAACATTAGTTTGAACTCCGCACTAGTAAACTTTATAATTTGTTCTAAGTATATGAACAGGACGGATTAGTTTTGAATGAACAAAATACTTATATATATTACTCATTAGAAGGACTGTTTGTATGAAAAGGAGGCTGTTTCTATGTTAGATCTGGAGATTTATATTAAGAAGTTAAAGACGACGTTTATTTTTGACACAATGACAAACGTAGGAAGTTTTTTATTCGTGATGAGAGAAACGGAAATGGAGGATCCTGCGACTGGTGATAAGAGAACTGTTGCAGCTATTCAACATGCCAGGGTTGTGGCGATCGAACCAGACCAGAAAAAAGATTGGTGGATTTACACAGTTGTTTTTCCTGAGTCACCAGAAGGACCTCAGCGAGTTAAGTGGCAACTCAGACAAGAACAAGCATGTGGGTTGGAAACATTTACAATGGGCGGTAGATCAATGTGGGTGGCTCCGTTCATGGACATAATCACAGCAGAGCCAGAAGAAAGAGTAAAGAAGGAGCCTGGTAAACTCATTCCTCTTTTTGGAGATAAAAATGAAAATCATAATCCCTAAGAAACATTATGTTCCTAGTTGTGCGGATATAGATGTGTATGGAGTTTCAAAATGGTTGGCTCCATTTGACAGAAACTTGTTTGAAAAGAGCAAGTTGTTTTCGATTTCACATTTTGAATCTAATGGATGGCGTGCTCTTAGAGCTGCGGGTATTGAAAATACGCAACAAATTGAAGAAAATTGCAGATATGAATGTCCATACTCTAGACTCCGGTTCTGGTCGCTCGTGCCTATTGTTATTATGGTAAGATCTTTTAAACCATATTTACCGGACCATGTTGTAAACGATGAGACTGGTATAACTCGCAGAATATGGACAAATAGCAATGCGGTTCGGGAGTGGTACAAAATGTTCAATGATGATAAGGAATATTTACCTAGTCCACTCCGACCAGACAAAATTGATTTGTCTATGTTGGGCAACGGATATACATTTGGTATGATGGCTCATGATGGAAGTAGTCATCTTATTGATGTTTGTCTGCACCTAGACAATGGAGATCAAATTCTATGTCATTCATGGGAATGGTGTAATAAATAGAAAGGGTGGTTTATGAAGATTAAAAAAATTCCGCTAAACATCAACAAGAGTTCGTGGACAGAAGAACAACACTCGCTTTCACGGCAACTGTGGACAAAAGTGATAGTGAATTCAAAGGAAACATATGTTATTTTGTTTAACGCTATGAATGGACATGAGATTCTTGAGGGTTTAGGAGATCATACCGAGCCTTTTGGTCTTGAATTTCCTTCTCTGTTAGATATTGGTGTCATGGGACACTGTCAAAATGGCTGCGAGAACTGTTATCAGGGTCGGAAAAAAGAACCTCATATGTCTTTTGACGATTTTAAAGTAGTCATTAAACAATCTGCTCCATATATCACACAATGTGCTCTTGGCGGAAGAGGCGATCCAAATGACCATCCTGATTTTGAAAGAATGGTTGCTTTCTGTCGAAAGAATAACATTGCACCTACATTTACAACGAGCGGATTTCGTTTAACAGATGAACAGATAACTACCGCCAAAAAATACTGCCCAAGTGTTGCGGTTAGTGATTATGGTCAACCAGAAACCTACTCAGCACTGAACAGACTTATGAAGGCGAATGTTAAAACCAGCATACAACTAGTCTTGGACAAACTTTCTTTTCCTAAAGCTGTTGATATGCTACACGGAAAAGACGTTTGGGATGGTAAGATTGATTTAGACAAGTTGTTTGGGGTCACGTTCCTGTTGTATAAACCACAGGGGTGCGGTAGAAACAAACCTGAGAAGCTTTGGAGGCTTAATAACAACGAATTTAAAATATTTGCTGAAGCCATGAAACACCAAGATCTCAGAAAATTTGTAGCAGGTATGGACCCATGTCTTGGTAAGCACGTCATCACACAATACGGCGAACTGAGTTCATTTGAGAAAATTACTTTTGATTTCTGTTGCGCAGGTAGAAAATCTTGTTACATCACTCCTGACCTCAGATTAGTTCCGTGTTCAATAGGCGACCATGTCAACCATGGTATAACTCTTAAACCAGGTAAGCACTTAAGACGGACAATGAAAGACGTGTGGGCGAATAGTGAACCTTTTAATTTATTCAGAAAAATATTGAGAGAAAATAACTATTGTTGCCCGCTTGAGGTGCTCGGGGAGATCCAAAAACACGATGAAATTCCGAGTATCCGAAGTTACGAATAGTTCCTCTGCTAGTTTTATTCTTTCAATCAAGTCAAGCGAGGATTTAACAGTGGAGGAGTTCAAAACTCTTTTTAATGAGTTCTTAGAGCGACGTCGCTCTGAGTTTCCCGATCTTAGATTCTGGGATGCTTCAAATATCAAGAAAACTGGTTCACGTTTCTTTCAAATTGAGGAATGGACCAGTATGTTCAACGACCAGCGAGATATCCCTGAATATATAAGGTGGCTTCTAATCGACAGTTTCTTGAAAGGTATGCGGTTTTATTATGATCTTGGACCCGTTGGTCTTGAAGTCGTAAAATTTGAAGTAGTAGAAGATGATCCCGTCGAATGGGAATAGGGGGTAGAAGAATGCATGAATGAAGATGAAGGAAGATGGGCGGGGATTACAATCAATGGCGTTCCTGTCGCTGAACATCTACGAAAATTAGAAGATGATGAAAAAACAGAGGAAGCGAAATGTCTTCGAAGAAAAATCATTATGGAGCAGAAAAAACAAAAAACTCCACCGTGTATAAAATTTCGAAGTCACAAACCTGAATCTGAATTCCATGGACTAGTAAAAGTTTACACAAAGGACGAAATCGCAGAAGTTGAAGGAAGGAGACTTGAAAAAATGGAAAATCTTTTTACGATGTATACGCCTAAGAACAGGACAAAAGAACGGGTAGATATGGAAGCGTCTATCATATCAGTTGCCGCCAACTTTCAAAATGCTGGAATAACCCAAATTTTGAAAGATGAGGGTGTTGAAATTCCAAGAGGTGAAAGAGCTCCAATGACGCCGCCCATACTTGCAAAGGCGGTTGTTGGTCTTGGAAAGAAGCATGGGCTTGATCTCAAGTTGGCATCAACCACAACTAAATGTAGAACTGTCTTCAAAGTTCTTGAGTTGCTTGGTAATGCGCAAACCAAACAACTCGACAAGACAGTCGAGCTGAAATTTCGTGATGGTATCTTCAACAATACAGACCCGATTCAACTGGGTGCCACTGTTCGAGACAAAACCAATGAATTAGTTAGGAACAAAAAGAAAGCTACCAAAAAGAAAGATGTTTCCACAGGAAGACATCCTGACACTGTAACGGCAGAAAAAATCTTGATAGAAATCGCTATGGAATTGGACCAGTTCTGTAAACAACATTTAAATATGGAAATCACTAACCTTGACTCCATGTCGGACGGTGGGGTTGAGACTATTGGTTCCCATATTAAGAAAGTTATTGAGTGCCTTGCCGGTCAAGTTGAAGTGAAAAAACTTGTCTCGACAATGCCGGGTAACGGTCGAATACAAGAAGTTCTCGAGGTTATGAAACACCTTCCAAGGGGAAGTTCGCTCAGAGCGGAAAAGGATGGTACGATCATTATCTCAACATAGTACAACGGAAAATGTCCCACCCAGACCCCGAATATCTGGGTGGGACTCGGTCGAGGGAGGACCGGCTGTTATTAGCTTAAGGGACCCTCTTTTTTGTTATTTTGCTTTGTCGTTAGCGATTGAAAGAGCTCGAAAATCTTTGAGTTGATTTGTGATCTGCATACTGAGTTTTCTGGCTTCCAAAGCACGAGTTTTACTACCTCGTCCTTCTTTCCCGCCTTCAGCTGCTGTCTCAAAAGCTTCGAACGATTCCTTCAGTGCTTCTAACATTGAACCATATTCTGGTATCATGATTTCTCTCCTTTCATGAGTTTAGTTATTCATACTTCTCCGAATTTATATTATGTTCTATATGTAAAGCGATATTGGAAAGGCGTTTCAAACTATATATTATTTTTTGAAAGATGATTTGCACATAGTGAATTGTCTTTTGCGGAGAGCCAGGTGAGGCACTGTTCAAAAATGGACAACTGCCCGGCGTCTGATTACCCACGTCGACATGCTTTTGAGGCTAGAAAGCAGGGGTCAGTTTGCGGAGGTTCGAACCCTTCCAACTTCGTGGTAGAGAGTCCAGCTTCGGGTCATACCTGCCTCCACTAATGAGCGCGACATTTGTGGGGTATGATGTGGTTTGAATTACCACGCTCTCTACCAATTTTTGTTGTCCGCAAAATCTCCATTTCTATATATATTAATAACTAAGAAGATAATTTATTATATTCTTTAGGAGGGTATAAAATGGACATCGACATTAAATACAAAGTTACTGAAGGTGGGGTCGTTGCGGTGGTTAATAATGGTGAGGTAGTTATCAGTTTAATGTCTTCAAGAACTTTTGAAGATGATGCGGTGGTTACTATTAACGGTGAGACGTGGTTGATAGCTAGACCAAAACCAGAAGATGAAGACCCACCTATTAATGTGGGTATGATCCTAGAACAAGTACTATGGCATTATGAACACAATAAGTTGTCTTTTGAAGAGTTGAGTGAAATGTTTACCTTTACCAACCTTCAATGTGATCAAAAAATGAGTGGGGGAAATGTCAAAAAAGTTAAAGATTTACCTAAACCAGAGATAAAGAAGGGTAGAGAATACTATCCACCTTTTAGCTTCTCATAATATAACACGACGGTAAATAGACGAGGTAGTGGCCTACTACCCCGTCTATTTTTTGTTGGAAGAAAGGGAGGTGTTCCAACAATTATTATTTAATGTAGAAATTGAGTTCGATCTTTTCTACAACTCTTGTCGGTTCTAGAGTTACATTCACATGGAATGTTTTCCTCTTTATTTCATAAGATGTGGCTCCGACTTCTACTGAGTAGGAGTAGAGACCTCTCTTTTTCTTGATGTCTTCGAGGAAGTCTAGAATATCTCCTGCTACGGTATTCCAAGTAATCTGGTCATTCATCTCAAAGATGAAGTATCTGCAGTATTGCTCAAGAGCTCTCTTGATATAGAGAACCAGTCGAACGATATTAAGATCCTGCAATGCACTTGCTTTAGCTTGAGATGTGAGCTGTCCCCAAACAGTATAACCAGGATTGAATTTCACAATCGGGTTCAATTGCTTGAGATACATATTATCTCTTTGACCAATTCTTGGATTGTAGCGCAATTCCTTAATGGTGTCAATAGCTGCTCTATTAAAGCCTGCTGCTGCCCACCAAATTTCAGCCACACTATCATTTCTTGGGAGAAGATATGACATATGGAATACAGGGGACACCCAAATATCTTGTCCAGTCCATGTGTCGCTGACTTTGTTATAAGATTCATACAATGCAATAAAATAAGTATTGAATGTATTTGTGTTTGTTCTTGTGTTGATCGCTGTAGAATAATCGGAGTTGTCTCCGTTATCCATAATAGCAACACAATCACGTCTGGTCTGGACCAAGGTGCTGATGGATGTCTTTACATCTGATGGATAACCACAATCAAAGACGATAGTAAAGTAAATATTCTCCAGATCGAGAATATCTTCAACCAGTGTTGAACCATCAATTGCACTTGTTAATTGTCCGAGATATGCCTGTTGCAACAATTGTTTTGCAACTGCTGTGTCAAGGTCGCCAGACGAATCAAGAAGAGAACCTTCAGATCCTTTTCTTAATGGCACTGGATCTGCTGATGTAAATGCAGAAGCGACACTTGTGTAGGATTTCTTCACATTGTATGTGACTTCTCCTGTGTCGTCAAATGCAGTTGTGTCACCGATCCAACCTCTTGCAGCGCCAGCCAATCTTCCATCATAAATTTCGATTTCTTCATTGTCTGTTCCAGCTGCGTTACCCAACCACCCATACAATTTATTTCCTCTTGCGTCAACAGCTTCTACACAATATTCATATGTAGCTGCGGCTGTTTCCCATTCAGAGAAGTCTTGTTTGGTGTCGGTTAGTGTTGCAGATGCTGCATTTAGATCAACTGTTACATAACCAATTTCATTATCAAATATTTTGATGATTTGATCATATCCTGAAGTATAAGTTTCATCATCAATATTCATCTCACATCTCAAAACAGCAGAGAAATTCTCAAGGACACTTGCGATCCAGAGTGAGTCACCAGCATCGTCAAATGCTCTTGGATCAAATGATACAGCAAAAGATTCAATAATCACTTCACTGTCATCTGATTGTTTTTCATAGATGTCGAGATTGTATACTCCGAGGAATAGTGGGTTGGCGTGCTCTGTCAAGCGGATTCCAAGACCATTGTAGTACTGACCTCTACCGATTGGACGGAGAACACACAGTGGATAGGTGTTACCAGATTGAGCTAGTTGTGTAATAAGCTCGGATTGTGAGTTAGCATTAGTTTCGTCAATGTAGGTGATAACTACGCTTGAAGTTGCGTCAGCCGGTGCAAGACTTACATCCAATTTGAAGTTGGCGTAAGAAGCGTCGTCAGGCATTGGTCGGCAGTGATACAAGGATCCAGATTCTCCTAGATAATTGTATGCGCAATAAGGACCCTGACCATAATTTTTCCCATATGTGGAGATATTTGGTTCACCACATTCTGAGATAAACTCACTTCTTGAACCGAAAAACTTCAGAACATTGTCTTCACCTTTTTCCGTCAAGCTTGCAATCATTCCTACTGTTCCAGGCACTGCTTGAACGTATGTACTAAGGTCAATTATCTTAGTGTACACACCTGGTGAAATAGGCGTCGCCATAATGAAATTCCTCCTGAATTAATTTTTTGTCTATTTTCGATAACTCTACGAGCGACTACCTTACTCTCTAAACTCTATAAATTATTTGAATCATTAGAAATAAATATACCACATAAACATCAATTGGCGTGAAGTATCTTTAACAATTGTAGGGAACGTAACTCTGCTAAATATAAAGAAGTTACCAGAATAACCTCCAGCAGCGCTGGCTGCTGTAAATAAGCCAGCTTCATTCAAATTTTGGGTTCCAGAGCCATTTGCATCGTTAGTACCAATTGTTGTTGTAACTTTTACAATCAACCACTTATTTGAATTAGCAGCATCCTGTTGAAACTCTATTGAATCAAATGGGTGCTTGTAATAATTACCACCTCTGAGATCTCCGAGAGTGGCGCCAGTTGTGTTGATTGGTACTTCGGTATCTAAGTCTGTGTCGAGACTTGAGGGTGCTGTAGGATTTAGCGGATCTCCTACTGGAGCACCACCTTCACCAAGACCCAACCAACTAATGAATTCAGTCTCACCGGTTGGCGTATTTGTATTATTTGAATTGAAAATCCTCTCTGCAATCCATTCTCTTCCCTGATAAACAACAAGATTTTGCTTCCCTATAAGTCTTTTATCTTCGCCGTCCTTAACCTCGTATATCTCAACATACCCTTCTGGTTTTCTATCACCAGACGGTCGTTTCACCACAGCATCGTGGAGACAATGCTCCGTGTACTTATCGTTTACCACGACTTTTATTTCTTCCATCACAACATCTCCTTGTGAATTTACAAACTATGAACTTTATATTTTGTTCTGGAAATGGTGCTGAATTAGAATGGAAGTTTTTTGGTAAAAACTACTCCTTTATATATATTATTTACTAAGAAGACATATTGTTTAGCCAGTATGCATTCTTTACACCCCTGCTAGTCAGGAGTCGATCCTCCTGACTGGCACTTTCTTAGATCTCAATTTCTTGGTCGGTTGTTTTCGGAATAAATCTGAGTTCATCCACCAAGATTTGTGGCTCATCAAAGGGTGCGTCTTGGAGTCGGGGTTCCATTTCGCATAGCCTTTGTGGGTCGCCAGTAGAGCGAGACTGTGCCTAGGCGGTTGCTTATACTTAATATTAGCGCCATTGGCGTAGCTCGCTCTCAGCTGTTTTTAAGTTACACGTTTTCATATATTATTAATTGTTCCAAAAATCATGAGTGGTCGTATCAAGATACTACGCCCGCATGCGCCGGACATTTCGCGAGAGGTGACTGTTGCAGCATTTGGGGCGCCCGGCTTTGGAGCGCCTTCCTCTGCCGTCGAGTAGACTTGGTACGGCCACTCATCAGGATGTTTCCATAGGGTGCCACATATGTATATATGGGGCGTGTGTGGTATGTCCCTTTGGAAGACAGTAGAGCGAGTTTGTGCCAAGGCGGTTGCCAACTCTAAATTTGAAAGAGCGCCCTGTGTACACTCGCTCTCAGCTGACTATAATTTAAAATCCATATATTTCTTTGTTTGAATAATGTTAGTGGTCGATAGAAATGCTCTGCCCTCGTGACATATACTCCTTTCGCGAGTCGTCAACAATAGGGCGTCCGGCATGTTAACGTTTTCTGGCTGAGAACGATTGATAACGCCGTCGAGCAGTCCGTCGGCCACTCCATTACCTGTGCTTTCTCCCCCACTCGGTTTGTTCCGGTTTCGACTCGAGCTTATTCATTGGATAAGGAGATAGGGGTGGGTCAATGTCAGGGTGGACGAATATAATTCCTCACAACACTAGGCAACCCGCCCTGCACAGGTAATGGAGTGGTCGATAGAAAGACGTCGGTGGTTTAAACACATCCGCCATACCACCGACGTATATTTTTGTTATACAGTGTCGGCACCAGAGGCGTGCGACAAATAAAATAAAGGAGGGTGTGCATATGCCACCGAAAAAGAGTCAAAAGGTAAAGGATGAGGAAGCTAAAGTTAAAGCTTTACAGAAGCAGCAAAAGGATCTCGAAAAGAGTCTAAAGGCTACTGTCAAAGCTACAACCAAAGCGGAGAAGAAACTTAAGAAGGCGACGCTTGATGTTGAGAAGACAACGGAAAAGTTGGAAAAGATGAAAATCATTCCAGCCGTACCATTCGTTAACTGCCAAGAGAACCGTCCTTGGGCAGTTAAATGTCTTGCTTGTGTCTTCGGAGATTATTCTGGATCAAGAGCAGATGACATCAAAGTGTTAGTCAAGAAGCCTAGTAAGGGAGTAATTGGACTGCGAGACAAGATTACAGCAAAAGAAGTAGAGATACTCATTGAGTCAAAGGGAAAAACCGTCACCCTTGACGACTGTAATCTTGCAAGGCAAGTACTAAAAACAATGGAAGAAGAGGAGTCAGAGTACAAAGCTCCGTTGAATGTTTTTCATAGGGATCACCAGCAGGTCAAAAATGGAAAACCAATCCCGATCGTAGGTGCACATACAATATTTGCAGCATTTAGAGATACCATAAATGATGCATTTCCTATGGAATTCAAAATTTACGGTCCAGGTCATACTCATACAGGGTGGCCTTCTATCAAACATCTCAAGAATTTTGTTAAGGTGAACCCACATCACGTCAAGATGTATAAAACGATGAAGGGAAAACCTGGTAGAGGAAGTGGTTATACTCTCACTGATTTGATAACCGCTGACGACATCGTTATTGATGGTCAACAACCAGTTGGTCTGGTAGCTGGATTTCAATTCTTTGAACTGATTCGTGCTCCATTTTACTTTGAATTTACAATCACGTTTCATCCGAAGGGAAAATTTCCCATGTTGGCAGATCGTGAATTGGTAGGCGCTGTGATTGAACAAGCATTCTGTCCAGGTGCTATAGGCGCTAGGCGCGGAGCGAATTTCGGAATGTATAACTGTCCACCTGAACATATCGAGCTTGTAAATGTTAAGAGTGGGGTGATATCCAAAAAATTGAAAGCGGCTTAATATGAAGAAATATGGTATTCGTGGCTTAACGCCAGAAAGAAACAAAGCGATCTCTAGGTTGAGAAAAGCGAGACGCGGACTAAGAAAGGGAGGTTATTACAAAATGCAAAAGATTTTAGACCCTGTAGCATGTATGCTGAAGAAGACAGTGAAGGTTGACGATGACGCAATTATTCCAAGAGCAAATGCCGTCGCTTCTCTTGGAAGAGTTCATAACAACTCTCGTAAACTTGACCTGAAAGAGAAAGAAAACAAAAATCGGGAGCGTCTTCGAAAGAAGCTCGCTGCCTGCTGTTGTTAGGCTAGACGGAGCCTAGCTGGGGGTGGTTGGGTCTCCTCCCAACCATCCTGTCTTACGTCAAGTCTAAAGCGACAACGTATTACAAACAATCCAATGAAATACAATATCGTCTGGTGCGTTGCGATATTACCTCGTGATATGCAACATCCAATTCGATACGAATCGAAAAGATCCGATAAAGTCCTGTCGCAAAGCAACGAATGCTGTTGTATCTTATAACGTGTATTATTCAGTTCTATAATGTGTGAAAACGTCATATCGATTTGGAACCAATCAACTCCGTTCCATTTTGATGTTTCGTAGAATTCGAAGCGATTCGAACATTTATCTTGTCGTAGTGCGTAGTGGCGTGGAACTTTTAATAAGGTTCTTTAGAATTAGATTCTATATAACTAGGTGCGATGCTGTTTGGTACTTTTGCATCCATCTTGTAATATTATAACATCGGCTTCCGTTCCATAATGTTGGTTTCTGTTCGATAATGTTGGTTTCGTTTGAGTGTGGTGTAGTGTGATGTGGTATTATAACATGCACCTTACCATTCGATAGGGTGACATCACAACCTGTTCGATTTAATAATGTGCGATTACAAGTCGTCCACTAGTTAATCTTATCGCATGGGTCTTCAAACATTGTGACGGATTTGGGTTTATTGTGGTATTATGTTGTTCACGATACCGTGGAGTACGATAGAATTCGATACGCTTAGATGCGGTGATGTGGGATCAGATTTTGTTGACATTATTGCTCGATGAGATCCGAACCTATGATGATTTGTCAAAAAGAGAACCGTCCCGTAAAACTTCCAATAGAAATTGATAAGAACACATTGGATATGTTGGGAAACACTAACGTAGTGTTTTACACGATTCTGTGGGGTCAAATTAATCTTAGAGTTTTGTGTAATGCGTTCCTGAGCGACAGAAATTTATGGAATACTGTGGATTTACGGACGAAATGTGGGGAGTCTCAAAAGGACTCCCCACAACTCATGAAATGGATCACTGTTTATTTTTTGTTTAGATTTCTAAGTTAGTTCCACATTGAGCGCAAAATCTGGCTCGTGAACCTGACCTTGTTCCACAAGTGGGACACTGAAATTTAGTTTTGACTGTAACAGGTTTACTAACTTTTGTTCCACCTGAAGTCTGACCTCTGAGTCTTAAAATAATAACTTGAGAAGGCTCAAGTTTACCAATAGTATCATAATGAAAATCTTGTCTGGTTTGGGATCCTTGGACAGTGATTCCTTCATCGTCCAATGGAGCATCGTCAAGAGAATCTTCACAGACATTTGAATAGAAGCAATTAGATACTTCACCTTCTAAACCTCTGCCACCAGAGTTACATGTCAACGAAGAACCTACGAGCTGATCAGAAGAACCGTAGACATTCCCACTATCATCCCAACCCACTCCTTTACTATCAGAAAATAGTGGTGGGTAGTAGTCATAATTATACCAATGGGTTTTTCTATGATGGTGATGATGGTGGTGTTCATGTTTGTGATGCTCATGAAGGATAGTCTTTCTCTTGATGACTCGTTGCTCTTCAAAAGCATATTGGATACGAATTATTCCATCGTCAAGTTTATCCCCTCTATGTTGCTGAATTTGTTTGGTTTTCTGAATGAACTTAAAGCGATGACGGACTGTCATCCCATCAAGAAAACCTTTTAATTCAGTCTCAGAATTTGGGTCGATGATAAGAGAATTTCCGTACAGAACGTCCTGACCATCAATACTAACATTGACGGACGCCTTACGTGGTGAGAGATTCTTTAAAAGAAGGGAATATTCAGCACCAAATGGAAGGGTTACTACGTCACTTCTTTCACGAAGGACTTTACCATTACACTTTACTACTGCGACAAATTGACTGCTGTACACCATGTTTTCCTCCTTCAAGATCACCGACTAAGATCTTAGAATGATTTAAAGTCGGTTTAGGTTAAAACAGTGAGCCATTTATAGTTTGTTCTACTATATATATTATTAAACGAGCTCGAAACAATCTATTGTATGAAAGGAGAAATAAATATGCATGAATTAATAAGAATGGCGCAGGACGAAGTTCTGAAAATAAGAAGTATTACTAACATTGAAGAAGGTTGGAACGACTACTGTGTTCAAATAATCGACAGTGTAGTCGATGAGCTTGTTGAGTGGCAAGGAAATCAAGGAGTATATGAGTTACTGAACCCTTCTAACTGGAATCTTGAAAAATTGTATGATGAATATGGTCATCGTCGAAAACCCAAGGCGTACTTCTTTCTGTATCTTACTAGTAAGAACAACTTGGTTTTAGAATGGTCGCCCGTAGATCATTTATGTGTCTCGATTCCAGATCCTATTGATCATGATTGGCTACGTTTCAGCGGTGGTAAGTCAATGTACTCAGAACCAGATAATAGGATCTTTCGTGTAAACCATATAGACGGTATTCTTAGGAATGAAAGCACAACCTGGAGAAAGGAAGATGCTACACACTTTAACTGGTGTATAGTACATCTTATCAGTAAGCTATTACAGAACGTCTACTCATTTCTAGGAAGTTTTGTTGAGTGTATTCGGGTTACTGACCTCTACTATGAGTATGAAAGTTTGAATTTACCAAAAGCTAAGTTGACTAGCGCCAGCATCAAGAATGTTGCAGAAGTTGAAGCCGAAAGAGAGAAGATTAAGAAGATGACATGGGCAGCTCAAACTTTTGGTAAAAACGGAACTCTTGGAATTTCGATCACTGATTTCCTGAAGGTATACAAAGATACTGGAAAATATGCACCAACAGGTCGAGTATGTACTCCAGTTATCAGTGGCTCAAGGGTTAAGAAACTTTTGATAAAACTTGAGAATGATTTTCCAGAAGCATGGAAAAACTTCTTTCCACCAAAACCAGCAGAGATAATTCAACTACATCAAAAGGAGAAATAATTATGAACATTTTGGACATGTCGAGTGAAGCATGGCGAAAATATCAAGAAGGTATCCAGAAGATGTTGATAGAATATCTGGATGACTTTCGGAAAAAGTTTGAAAGTCGATTGAAGGAAAGCGGCCAACCGGTTCCTACGATTGATGATGTTATGGTAGATTTTGACGAAGTTGTACTAGAAATGATACATATTGGAGGTGAACACAATGTACCAAAGCGACCAGACAAAACCGAGTAAGGCGGTGAAAGCTCTACTACTCGCCTATGAAAAAGGATATCGAGTAGTTGGTAATGATGTGATTGGTGTTACCGGTAAAAAGTTGAGGTTAAACGCTTCCGGTAAAAACTATAACCCTAGATTCTCTGTTCGTGGACCAAACAGAGAACACTTGAAGGTCGAGGCTGGAAAGCTATCTGCGTACCAAAAGTTTGGAGACAAAATTTTCGATCCGAACTTGGTTATACGTCATCTTGATAGCAATCCAATGAATATTCGAAAGAGTAACATCGAGTTGATGACCTTCAAAGAAAGTGAACAACTTAAAGGTGAAGAGACCCACAAACGGTGCTCTAAAAATGCGGCGTCTCATCTCAAGAAGTACGACAATGATGAGGTGAGATCGTTCTATCAGAAATGTCGATCTTATGATCTTACGATGGAGAAATTCGGAATTTCCTCAAAAGGGACCTTGCATTACATCCTCAATAAACGTGTTAAACAAAAGGAAAAGGATAAATTTATCGAGAAATATTTTGGAGTTGGGGATGAGAATGCTGTAGGTGAGTTGGGTATTACAATTGCGGCGTTTCTGAATATATTCGTTACAACAGGGAGTTTTGATGATGTTGCTAAGGGTTGTAATCCTCCAATAAGTCCAGAATCCGCGAAAGAAATACTGGATAAATTTCATAAGTATTATCCACATGAATGGATACAACTTGGAATGCACAGAGCCGGAACCATCAAAACTAACCCGAACTCTAGTATTACTGAAGACGACCTCATCAACTTCTGTAACCGAGAGGGGATACCATCACCAATATGAAAACGTCACACGATGACAAAACAATGATTAGTCAATTAGCGCGAGCTCTTCAGTATGCAGACAATCATCCAAGTCATACCTCTGAAGCCGCTAAACTTTCAATAATGCAAGCAATCTTTGTGCTGGTCACCCGTGAGTTTGGGTTTGACGCAGCGCAAAGATTGCTTAAACCTTGGGGATAGGAGGTCCCCATTTTTGTTATGCAAAAACTGGCTTCTCTATTTTTGGTGAGATTACTGAATGTCTATAGTTTTTCCAGTCGTCCTCAACTTCTTCAAATACATAAAATTTAGCTTCAAAGTTTCTTAGTAAACCGTTTCTACCAAGCTCAGCTTTAATAATATAACCACCAATATTTGGGACAAGGTTTTTTCGCTGCAAGTAATTTGTTTGTCCTTCAAATGTACCGCACTGACAACCAAAAATACTCCCAAACAATGCTTGCATTTGAATATGTAAATGACCTGAAAGGATAAATCTTATGGTGGGTTTGTCTTTAACTCCTCGAACGATATTGGTGAGTTCACTATATGCGATCTGTTCTACACCCTTTTGGAGTCGATATGAGACCGAATAAGGGACGCCTCCACTTGGGTGCCACATAGATAAATCAACACCGTTGAGTATAGGAATAATTGCCTGATCGAAACCAACATAATGGCAGTCTTCTCTTTGAGATGCAATAGACAAGACTGGGTTATGTCCACCACCTCTTTTAATAAAAGCATAATCATGGTTTCCACCAAGCAGATACCACTCAAAACCTGTTGGTAAATTTGTTACAACTGATGATTCTTGTTCTTGAGCTGATAAAGCATAAACATCAAACTGTTGACCAGGATAAACATTGTAACCTGCTACTACATCTCCAGGTGAGAACATGTGTTTAACTCCCTTCTTTTTACATATCTCACAGAAGGTATTTAGAGCAGTTATTTGACAATGTTTTGATCCAAAATGTAAATCAGAAGCTACACCAAAGACAATCTCAGTCTCAGCAATTTGAGACACTGGTTCAACTGCTGCTGGTGCTGAAGTGTTGAAAAAGATAACACCGCTTTGTAGTGATAGTTCAACACCTTTTGTTCTAAAGTATTCAACATATTCAAATATTTGCTTGGGTTTGCAATCTAATTGCTCACATAATGCTAGGACCTCAACCTGTTTCTTATTCTGGACAGCAGCCAGGAATAACGCCGCATCTTCGTCAACTGGTTCTTCAGTGTGTCCATTTCCGTTGGTGTATTGGTTGGCGGGTCCTGCTGGTGGGAGTTTTTCTGTTCTCCTTACTCCTCTACAATAATGTCCAAATTGATCTTGCGAATTTTCATAACGAAACCGCCTAACTGCAGTTTCATAAATATCTCCTGGTCTTGCTCCTTCTATTAGTTTGTTCTTTACCCATTTTTTTAATCCTGGATACTTAGCAGCTGGCATATTCATACCTCTCTATGCGGGTTATTAAACACAGGATATTTAATATATGTTCTGCGCGAAGGTAGAATGTAACCCATTGATATTCGTAGAGAACGTATCTCTTATGGGATGGAAACAATTTCTAAATGATCACGATCATCCACGATTGGGGATTGTAATAGTTGATCGTAGGTATTTCCTGAATCCATCTGTGCTGGGGGTCCGTAACCCCTTGGAAAGTCTTCGAAAGTCATTGGGAACCCAACAGAGAAGTCGTCTGTAACATTGACAGTATCAAGACCATCAAAAACCTGGCCTGTGACAATATCTAAAAGATCACAGAACATTAACGCTTCATCATAAAAACCGCCTCTGTCATAACCAACGTGGGTTGTTCCAGCACAATCCATTGCTGTGACATTGTCATAGAACGAGTAGTCTAGCTGCATGTCCAAATGATCATCGTCATGGACATTTACATTGTCAATGTGGCTTTGCTCAATGTTTGTCTGTTCTAAAGCACTGTCTAACCTAATGGATTCAGTTAATGGATTCCTAATTGCATAAGCCGTATCGAGGAACGCAAGTCTTGCACGATATGGTTTAAAGAATTCTATAATCTTACTAACCTCTTCTCGGAATCCAAAACCTAAGATCGTGACGACAAGACTTGGTGTCTGTGTATCAATTCTAGTCCTAGTCCAATTGTCTAATGTCCCGATCAAATAAGAAATTAAGAAGTCCTCTTGATTCTGTACGAACCATGAGTCACACTCAGCTTTTAACGACGGATTGATTGTATTTAAAAGAGTGGCTGCAACATAGGCGCTCGAATCAAAAATGTTCGTAGACAAATCCCTTGTCCAATTTGCTTCAAATGTTGCTAATCGAGTTGTTCTATCATCTCTATTCGTTGGCGCATCAGTCACAAGATTCTCATACTCAGTAACGAGTGTGTCTAAATTTATTGGTGAAGGAGGATCGTCTGTATTGTATTCTACCGTCCCATCATAACATAAATACCGAAGGTCGCTTGTTCCTGACATTGTTCCAAACAATTTTTCAAAACAATAGATACAAGCAAGATAAACTTCCAATAATGAGGCAGACCACCCAATTCCTCTAATCTGTAAATTTTGTGCAAGCGACAGTCCGTTTACAAAATACCTCTCATATTCATCTTGAACAATTCGAGACATAATCGCCATAGCAGACTCGAGTTTTCTCATTGAGAACACAGAACTTAGTGAGAAAAACGGACTCTTTGAAGGTAGGTTGATTTTATTATTAGCAATTAAATTGTGGATTTGAGCCTCTGTCAAAAGCCAGTGAGGATCAAATTCAGTCATTGTGTCAAAGGCTACATCTTCATCTAATAGAGCTGTACTACCACTTGCGGAACGACGAACATTATGACCTCTGAATACTAGGTTTCCAAATTGATCTTTGACTAACCAGTATTCAATAATGTCTGCGTCAGAGAAACCATAATAGTCAAGAATGTCCGCCATTGCTTCTGGCGTGCCCTTCTTCTTATAAAGGTTTACCAGATCCAAAAACATATTTACTTTATTTGTGAGAGGAACAAGGTTTAAACCGTATGTAAAACCAAAACTGCGAATAAGCTCACTTACATGCTCAGAAGGCAGAGAGTAGACGTCTGTGATGGATTTTTGTGTAGACGTAATAGTCTTGTGTGAAGCATACCAATCAACTAAGAAGTCTCTCAATCTTTTGTAGTCATCAGTAAGGTGTGCAGTTTGGTCTAATGTGTTTAAGAAGAATTGTTTAGATGTTTGTTGTTCAGATTCGGCTAAAATTTTCGTGTTTGGATCTAATCGAGAATCTACGTCAGTCGGATCTTTCAGAACTCTAAAAATTCTCCAAAAATCATCTGGTGTAAACACGGTTTTATCTCCTCTCTATGGTTTAAATCCCTCTTTCTGCGACGGTTCTAAAAATGTTCTCTTGTAAGTATGATTCATACATCTGTTCCAATAAATCAGTTGATGCTGAAATCAAAGATTCATGATCATACCTCGACCAATCATTATGCAATTTAAGCTCTAAATACATATAAATCAGTTTGGACAAGGTCGAAGTTAAGGATTCATAATCAAGGCCTACAAGAGTTGCATTGTGTGGCTCCAATCGATAAACAAGAAGTCTGTCAAGCATAACAATATCATCAGATCCTAACCCATACAAATTCACATCACAAACTGCTGTACTATCATTATCACACACAAAGAATTGTGCTGAACTTGGGCGAATCATCAATCTTGTTCTAACAGGCACCGGCCACAAGTGTCTTTCAGTTTCCTCCCTGTATAGATATCTATATGAAGTCTCCGAATATTCATCATTAAATAATAACTCTATAAATGATTTTTGTTGAAAGTGTCTCCTGTCTTTTGCGGTAAAAGAAAATTCTGCCTTGTTCATTCTACTGGTTCTTACATATTCTGCGAACCAATATTGTAAATCATAAGTAGTTCTTCGTCTGCCTAAGGCAACACCAATCTCAATTGCTGCGTTAATTATAGTGCATGTACAATCACAAGTTCCAGACAGCTGCTCCAATTCATAACCAAGTGTAAGAGTTGCAGCAACATTTGAGGTTGCGTCAGCAGAACCTTCCATTGGCTCTGCGACACCTGGAATATCGATAGTTGTAGCTACAGCAGTTGAATCTATCTGACAAGTAGCTGTAAGATCTGTAATAATACCAAGAATGAGGTCCGCATCTACTGAAGAAGCACAAGACGCAGCACCTCTGCATTCAAATTCAATACCAATCGTGGCAACAACTGCAGTTGAATCACAAACAGCCGTGGCAGTAAGCTCTTCTGGAACACCAAATGTGAGATCTGGATCAACTATTTGTGTTGTGATAAAACAAGTGGCAGTAAGCTCTTCTGCTCCACCAACCACAAGCGTTGTTGCAACTGCTGTAGAATCACAAGCAACTGTACCAGTGAGATCCTCAACGGCTCCAATAGTTAAGTCTGCCGCAACATCACTATAAATAGAAGCAGAACCAATGTAACCTCTTGTTAAGTAACCAATTACAAAGCAATCAGCAATTGCAGTGGCTGTAAGTTCTGTAACAACACCGAGAATAAGTGTTGAGTCTGCTACATCAGACGATACAGATATTGTAGCAGATAATGATTCTTCAACTCCGTAAGTCGGATGTGCTTCTGCAAATGATTGTATATGACAAGTTGATGTAAGGACCTCAGCAACACCAATGTCTAGAGTTGTCGCAGTTGCAGTCGAGTATATACCCTGAGTTGCTGAAAGCCCCTCACTTACACCTAGCGTGAATGCAGCAGTAATGACAGATTGAATTCCACCAGTTCCTGAGAGGTCTTCTGGTTGTCCAAAATCGACATCTACAGGTCCTACAACTGACACGATGGACACCGTGCTAGTAATATGTTCTACAGCGCCCGCATACATATCAGCCGTTATAGTTGAGATACAATCACAAGTGGCGGATAAGTCTTCGAGTTCTCCAACAAGCAAGCCGTCATCAACAACACTCTCGATAAAACAACTACCTTCCATAACCTCGACTTGTCCGATGTCAAGGTCGATAGTGTTCGTTACAACTGACTGTAGATTAATTGTGGATTCAAGGACTCTAACAATACCAAGTTCAAGATCAGCAGTTACATTCGATTGTACATTGATTGTACTGGTCAGAACCTCAGAAACTCCAAGTGTGAGGTTGGAACTCACTATTGATTCAATGAAGTGTGTAGATTCGAGATCCTCTGTCTGTCCTATTGTCAACTCTGGTGGTGGAAAACTTGCTGGAGCAAGGATCGAGCTAGCAAGAAGTTCAAGAACACCAAGTATTAGATCACAATCAGATATATCTGATTGAACTAAAATTGTGCCTGCGAGAGTCTCTGATTCTCCTGTCCATAAATACGGCGTTGGGATATAACTTTGGACAAGGATTGTAGCAGATAATTCTGGTTCAATTTCGAGGTTGGCAACTACATTTGAAGTCACATCTGTAGATGCATACAAACCAATGTAATCTATAATTAGCTGTTCACCTGTAACATAAGATACAGCATTAGCAGAGCCTTCTAGGTCTTCTCCAACACCTGGTATGATCAATGTCGTAGCGACCGCTGTTGAGTCTACTTGACAATCCGCTGAAAGTTCTTGGACGTTTGTTAGTAAAGCACCACCAACATTTGACTGAACGTCACAAGTGGCTGAGATTAACTCGAATTCTCCAGTGAATAAGAACGCAACAGTGTTTGATTCAACATCACAAGTAGCTTCGAGTTGTTGAGGGGCACCAAACACGAATGTATCAGCTACTGCTGTAGAATCAACCACACAAGTAGCCGAACATTCAGTAATGACGCCGATTGTTAGATCTGCTGTTACTGAAGAGACTGCGTCCGCTCCAGCAGACAACGCCGGACCAACCCCTAGTAGTGGTGTAATGGTCAGAACAGCTGATACTGTGCTGCTAAGGTCAACAGCATTAATCAACACACCAGTCGTTGCGACATTTGGTGAAGGATATGCCGTTGCAGAGAGTTGCTCGACAGTTCCAATCCAGAGACCAACTGCCCATGCGTATGACTCAGATTCTGAAAGTCCTGTACCAAGATTACCAACAGTAAGGTCCAGAGTATTTAGAACTACTGATGTACAGTCAACTTGAGAACTGAGATCTAAAACTTCTCCAGTAATAAGCTGTGGTGCAGACAATGTTGAGACTGCGTTACATTTGAGCATCGATGTAAGCTCAATAACACCACCAAGACTCAGATCGGCAACAACATTTGAATAAACTGGGTTCCATGTTGAGAATAGTTCACCCTGTCCGAGAGTTAATTCAGAAGGATAGACCAACACTTTTGGGTTTGAGGAACCATTTCCCAGAAGTAGAACGAAAATGCCACAATCTGCTTCGGATGTAATAGTACAACTACCAGAGAGTTCTTCTGCATCTCCTGTTACAAGGTCGGCGATGGCATACGACTCAACATCATTAATTGCACTAACAGAAACTGGACCACCAACCACTGTGTCAGCAGGTGCAACATAAGATTGAACAAGAAGCGAGTGTGACAAGTCTTCAACAACACCAAGATTGACGAATGCATCTACTTCACATATAACATTACATGTAGCAGATAATGGTTCTGGTTCACCAAGACCTAGATCAGCAGTTGTTATTGAAGATGTTATGTTTGTTGATGCGAGAAGCTCACTTACACCCAACCATAGAGGTTCAGCAACTGCATAACTTACAACATCACAAGTTGCAGAAATTGCAGTTTCAACACCCAATGTTAGAATTGCAGTTATGCTCGCAGTAGAATCTGAGGTAGCAGATATTGGATGCTCAATACCTATAGTTAAATCAGCAGCCGTTGCGGATGATGTTATATTTGTAGAGGCGAGTATTTCAACAACACCTACTGATAACAGACCACCACAATTTGTCTGTAGATCACAATATGATTTTAAATTCTCAGTATGTCCTAATGTGAGATCAACTGTAGTAGCTGATTGAATAATAGAGTCGCCCCACATATATTCGTTGATACCAAGAGCAGCATCAGAAATAGTTGCAGATTGTACATTTATAGTTCCTGATAATGGAACATCAACACCAAGAATTAAGAAGCCACTAACACTTGACGTAACCAAATGAGTAGATTCTAACACTTCGTCGGTTCCAATAACCAGGTCAGAAACTGTAACTGAATTTGAGATTGAACTGGATGCTAGTATCTCAAGAATACCAGTAATTAGGAGACCTTGTATGTCTGATTGGATCGTCGAGGTTCCTGTAAATACCTCATCCTGACCAAGTAGTAGTGAAGCAAATGTTGATGATTGGATACTACACGTGGACGTGAGATATTCTGGCTCACCAGTTGTGAGGGTAGCAATATCAACAAGTGATTGGACTGCACAAGTTGCAGAGAGCACAACTGCAATACCAAGTGTTAATTCCCCAGTCACATTGCTTGTTCCACCTGTTGTAGCACTTAAATCCTCAGCAACACCAAGTAGCAGAGAAGCATTTGCATCTGATTGGACTAACGGAGAACTTGTAAGGTCTTCTCCCTGTCCAAGAGTTAAATCAGATGCGGATGTGGTAGATACCCATGCAGATCCTGCTGTGAGGACTTCTATAACTCCAGTGCTTATTGTTGCGTCCGCAGCAGACGAGCTAAACGACGTCCCTGACAGTTGTTCTGTAACACCCAATACCAAGACAGGGGTTTGTACGAACGACTGTATAATCGCCGTTGCGGAGAGGGAAGTCACAACTCCAAGGTCAAGACCACCAGTTACAGTACTAGAAGTGACAGCAGTTGAACCAAGTATTTCAACAACACCTACTGCCAAGAGAGCATCAGATTCACTTGTAATCACGACACCGGAGAACAGAGGTTCAGTTGTACCAAGTATTGCAATACCACTTATCTGGACTTCTGGGTCTGTTGTTGCTGATAGTTCTTCAACAATACCAAGAGTTAATTCTGCATCTGTAATGGACACCGAGATAGCAGAACCTCCAAGCAACTCTACCAGACCAATAAACAGATTAGCAGTTACAACTGATCCAGCAGCAGCTCCACCACCAATGGCCGTATCTGCACCAAGCTCCAAATCAGCATCAACAACCGAAGCCGAGATAGCAGTTGAAGCAAGAAGTTCAACGTGACCAATGGTCAAATCAGCAGTTACAGACGTTGAGGAGTCGGTAGAGGCGCTTAGAGGTTCTGTTATACCAAGAATTAAGAATGCACTAATTGAAGATTGTGCTGTAATGGTCGCAGACAATACTTCGTCAATACCAAGAGTGAGGGTAGCGTCAACTGTGGAAGAGGTGACTACAGCAGAACCGAGAACTTCAACAACACCAAGGCTTAATAAGGCTGTAGTCGTCGATACAATAACAGCAGTTGAGGAAAGAGCTTGGTCTGCGCCTAGCGTTAAGTCCGCAGATACATTAGAATTGCTACCAGAAGAGGCTGATAAAACCTCGTCAATACCCAATGTGAGACCAGCATCAATAACAGATGCAGTTGAGGATGAAGAACCGAGAACTTCAACAACACCAAGAGCAAGAGAAGCTTGAACGCTTGATTGAACTAAATGAGTTGCTTCAAGATCTGTATCAGCTCCAAGACTCAAATCAGCAGATGCGTCAGCTACAGCACCAGCGGACACAGATAATTCCTCAGTAATACCAAGGATTAACTCGCCACCAACTGCAGATGATGTGGTCGAGGACGACCCAAGAAGCTCAAATACACCGATAGTTAATAGAGCATCGGCTTCCGAAGAGGTTGCTGATGTTGTTGTCATTAACTCTGTGACGCCCAAAGTCAATTCAGATGCCACTGTTGATGCAGAAGAAGATGAAGCACCAAGGAGCTCAACAACACCAAACTCGAGACTCGCAGTTATGTTTGTTATAGCAGAAGCTGTACCAGAGAGATCGACAGCAACACCAAGAGTTATAAAACCGTCTACTTCGGACGTAAAGGATGTGGATGCAGAGAGCACTTCAACCACTCCGAGTGTTAATGTAGCATCAGTCGAGGACGCTAAAATAACACCGCCTGAGATGGGATGAATTACTCCAAGGGTGAGATTGGCGACAGCCGCAGCTACACCACTAGCTGTCGCCTCCAACACCTCTGTAGTACCAAGTGTGAGTTCCGCACCGACCGCAGTATTGACATCAGATTTTACAAGGTAAGCTCTAAAATCACGATGCCATTTTACGTTTAGTCGATTACGAAAAACTACATCATCTCTCGCCATACTATTCTACCTCTGGAGCTGGTGAAATATTTCCTCCTGAAAACCTTCCAACGTTATGTTCTACTGTCCCGTGACCTCCAGCATTTGTCAATGCAAGTGCAGTTATTTCGATTACCCCTGTTACTATTGAGGTCATGACTGTTGAACCAGCCAATATTTCTTCTGAACCTCTGTACAGCCATGCGTCAACTACTGATGCTGTTATAACAGTAGATGCAAGGAGTTCTGTAAGACCTGTGTCGAGTTCCGCTACTGTGTAAGATACAGAAATTATTGAAGAACCAAGGAGTTCTGTCACACCGAAGAACATTACAGCATCTACTGAGCATACACATTCCGCTGTTCCAGAGATATAGTAACCAACCCCAAGTGTTAATTCACCTGCTGTTGCTGCTGTTGTTATTGCTGTTGAAGCAAGCAATTCATTAACACCAATAATTAATGCGGCGTCAGTTACAACACTTATAAGACTAATTGAAGATGAGAGGACCTCTGTAGTGCCTGTTTGTAATTCACCAGAAACAACTGACACAGTCGTATTAGAAGAACCCAAGACCTCAACTATACCTGTAGCAAGGACACCAGCAGATGCAGTGGAAACTATTGTTGAAGTTCCTGTGAGTACAACATCTATTCCAAGGGTCAGTTCACCAGTTACAACTGATGAAATAACGTAACCGGCTGAGTATGCTTGAGTTGGTGGAGTAAAGTTGCTTGTCCAACCTCTATCTGTACCCTTAGAAATTCTAAGCTCATCTATGTAGCCGTCAAAATCATTTGCTGTTGATCCGCCGTTTATAGACCCGATCCAAAGATCAGCATTATAATTAGGAATAGAACCAGACCATTGATAAGTTCCTGTGTCCGTTCTTGTTCTATCTGTACCATCTACATAAATTCTAAAATCATTACCATCTCTAACCAGTGCTAAATGATACCATGTATCAGCAGATGGAGTAAAGTTGGTCCACAAGTTTATATGACGTGTCCCACCAACATATATATCAACTCCGAATTTCTGTGAATCACCATAGTATAGTTGGAAATAGTTAGTCCAACCACCAGATTCTTTCTGGGTTACGATATTACACCATGAACCACCACTTGGAACTGTGGTAAAACGAATTCTCATATCAATTACAAATTCACCAGTTCCATAAGCCCAATCATCGCTGTCACCCACTGTTAAATAATCACCAGTTCCATCAAATATTGCACTGTAGCCACCAAATACGCTATGTGCACCACTTCTATCAACTTGATTATTCTTTGTAACAGTGTGACTATATTGTGATGAGTCTGTTAAACCCGTGTCATCCATGTGGAGTAGCAATACAGTATCTTCATCTAACCCACCAGCCGCTGTATGACTAAGAGATTCAGTAATACCAAGCGTTAACTCAGCATCAACCACAGATGCAGTTATAGCAGTTGAACCAAGAACCTCAACAATACCTGTAGCAATAGAACCAGCAGTTACTGATACAACATCACAAGTTGAAGTGAGTTCTGTAGCAGCACCAAGACTCAAATCACCGGTCACAGCAGATGTAGAGGTAGTAGTTGCTGACAGTGGTTCTGTAACACCAAGTGTTAGATCCGCAACTACACTAGAAGTAATTGGACCAGTTGATGCAAGTACTTCAACAATACCAAGTGATAATAAACCAGTCACTGTTGAGGTTGTAGAGGACGAAGCAGTAACTATTTCAAATGCTCCAATGAATAGATCCCCAGCAGTCGATGAAACTGCATTCGCTCCACCAGTGAAGACAACATCAACACCAAGAGTTACATCACCAGTTGCACTAGAAGCTAGTGTTGAAGTGGCTGTAAGTGGTTCAGAAACACCGAGATTAATAAATGATACAACATTTGATGCAACAGATGTTGAACCAGATAACACTGTTGAAATACCGAGTGTTAGGGTAGCAGTTATGTTAGATACTACTTGTGCTTGACATGACAATTCTTCTGCACCACCAGTTAGTAGTGGGCCGCCATCCACAGCAGTTTGACAATTAATTGTAGATGATAACACCTCTGTAATACCAAGAGTTATGTCTGCAGCAGTTGTTGAAACCACCACACAAGTGACTGTCAAATCAGAAACAATACCCAATGTAAGGTCACTAGTGGTTACAGATACAATATTGGTTGTAGCTGTTAAGACTTCTGTAAGACCAAGAACTAAAGTTGCTTGTAATGAGCTCTGAACATTGTCTGTTGCTGACAATGATTCAGATACACCAAGTGTAAGACCTGCATTAGCAACACTTTGTACAAGAACACTAGAAGAAACAACAACGTCAGCGCCGAGAGTTATGTCACCGTTGACGACACTAACAACTCCATTTGTAGCAGATAATGGTTCTGTAATACCAAGAGTCAATACACCACTAGTAGATGATTGTGCTAGAGGTGTTGAAGTTAATTCTTCATCAATACCAATAATTAAATCAGCTTGTACAATTGAAGTGTATACAGATGTCGCAGCAAGAATTTCAACAAGACCGACTGATAACAGACCAGCTGTTGTAGATTCTGCTTGAGCACCATTTCCGTATCCTGCTGTTGAAGCAAGCAGCTCAGTTGTTCCGAGAGTTAATGTTGTATCAGCTACATTGGATACAACTGCACAGGGACCACTCACATCTACCTCTTCACCAAGATGAAGATCAGCATCAACCACAGATGCGGTCGTCGATGAAGATGCGAGAATTTCTACAACACCAAGAGCTATACTTCCAGAAATAGAAGTCCAACATACACACTCAGCAGTTAACACTTCAATAACACCAAGAGTGATATCACCAGCTACAACTGATTGTACTAACCAAGAACTTACTTGTTGCTCTTCTGAATCATCATATGGAGAGGGTGGTGCGGTAAAGCTACTTGTCCAACCTCTATCAGTTCCTTTTGAAATACGAAGTTCGTCAATATGTCCCTTCATATAATCAGAAGTTCTATATCTTCCAATTTGTAGTGGAGTAGCTAGATTGCTCATAGCGCTGAATGCCGTATATGCGGTAACTGAGAGGGCAGAACCATTTGCGAACATGTAGCAATTACTACCTGATTTTACGATAGCTATATGCACATATGAACCTGTAGTTGTAAATGATGCTTCATAATGGAATTTTGTACTGCCGTTAATTCCATACAGAACTAGAACACCAGTTGATTGTAAATAGAGACCCCATTGGTTGTTACCATCTACATACTGACCTATAATTCCTCTATGACTAGAGTAGTCGTCAAAATTTAGTTGAGCATCTATAACAAAATCTCCACCAAATAAATCCCAGTCATCACTATCAGGAACTGTCATGTAATCACCAGTCCCATCAAAGTAGAATGCTCCGTTCCATTTTGTATTTCCTGGCGCAGGCGCTGTATCACCATATAATGTAACATTGTGATTCTCACCCGAGTCATCAGCATTCATATGAAGCAAGAGTTTTGTATATGAGTCTGAAGACCATTCACTAGTTGCTGGAGTAAATGATGTTCCTGTCCAACCTCTATCAGTTCCCTTAGAAATACGGAACTCGTCCATCTGACCATCAAAGTCTGGCTCACCGTATACTCTACCAATTCTCATGGGTTGTCCGGAGATATTTGGAACACTTCCAGAGTATGTAGTTTGTCCAACTCTCGTTCCATCAATGTACATGTTCCATGTATTACCACTTCTAACAACAGCTACATGACTCCATGTATCACTAGGAACAGTTGTTCCCGTTGGATTAAAGATAAAGGTCCAACTACTACTTACTCTTATACCAAATTGGAGAGAATTATCACTCTTCAATTTCCAGTGCCATATGTCAGCACCACCTGAGATATTCTGACCAACGATTGTTCTTGTAGATCCTGAAGCAGTTTTGATCCATGCATCTATTACAAAATTACCTGAAGCAAAATCCCAGTCAGCATGATCTACAACATCGATACAAGAACTTCCATCAAAGTCATAACTACCAGAACCAAACTTCATAGTAGATGCATCAAGGACTACATTTCCATTGTTGTATATTGCGTGTCCCGTATTTCCTCTGTCAGCATCTAAGTGGAGGAGTAGTTTTGTATATGAATCATTACCACCTGTGATCACATCACTAAACAACGTATGTTCTAGAGGTTCTGTTACACCAAAACCCAAATTAGCAGTAGCAACAGCTGTACCAATAGATGTTGATGCTAAGATCTCAGCAATACCGATTGAGAGAAGACCATCACATTCTGTTGTGATATTACAAGGTCCTGCTAGATCTTCACCCTGTCCTAATTGTAGAGAACCAACTGTGACAGATGTGTTGGTTGCAGATGAAGCAAGAATCTCAACCACACCAAGCGCGATCGAGGCAGTTGTTAACACTACTGCATTTGTAGTTGCAGAGAGTTGTTCAGAAACACCCAGGTCAATAAATGCATCAACTTCTGTTGTAATTCCTGGTGTGGATGTCAAATCCTCTGTAATACCAAGAGTTAAATCTGTATCTGTCACAACCGATGTGATTGGACCTGTAGATGCTAAGATCTCAACAATACCAAGTTCAATTTCCGCATCTACTTCACTTGTTATGCCTACGGTTCCAGACAGGGGTACGTCAACACCAAGTTCTAAGTTAGCAAATGTATTCGAGATGACTGCACAAGTTGCAGACAACGGCGTTGCGATACCAATTGTTAATACAGCTGCAGTGAGATTAGACACAACGTTAATTGTAGCAGACAGAGATTCTAACAAACCTGCTGCCAGCTCTGCATCCACTTCTGAAGTTATATTAACCGTAGCTGACAATACTTCTGTAGTGCCGAGAATCATAAATGAGCTAGTTGTTGAACTAAAAGATATCGTTCCTGAAAGATCTGCAGCCTCACCAAGTTCTAGAGTGGCGTCTGCCACGTTTGATTGTACAGTTGTAGTCGTTGCAAGCAACTCAACATGACCGATTGTCAAGTCTGCAGAAACACTTGAAACCACAAAATCATTCCAAGTCAACTCATCATAAGGAGAAGTCGGAACTGTAATAGTAGAACCTGTCCAACCTCTATCGGTTCCCACTGAAATTCTAAGTTCGTCCAAATAACCTTTGAGGTGATCAGATGTTGCACTATTGTAATACAGTGCACCGACGTACATGTATTCGCTAGAATTATTATAAACTGTGCCTGTGAATGTTTGTCCAGCGTCTTGTCTCACTCCATCAATGTAACAGTACATTGTATTTCCAGATCTCACAAATGCT